CATATTCAACATGTGGTACAGGGAAGGTACTATCACATTTACACAGGGTAGCAATACTCTGGTTGGGGCAGGGACAGCCTGGAACGTAACAGCTAATGGTGTGTTGCCGGGGATGATCGTCATTGGCCCCGACAATAAGCTGTATGAGATCAAGCGCGTAACCAGTGATACGAACATTGTTCTCTCAGAACCTTATACCGGCGAAACTCAGTCTGAAGTTCCGTGCCGAATCATTACGACCTATGAAGGCGACTTAACACAGTTTAGCGCGCGCTTTACTGCGCTAATGTCGCGCATGTCGGCTGATTCCAAGTCCATGCGCAGTTGGTTGACTGCGCTGGATGAGGTGACAATCGAGCGTGAAGACGGTACAGAAGTGGCCGTTAAGCCGCTGATGCAGATCGTCAACGAGCACAACGAAAACGTTGAGTGGTATAAAAATAACACTGACGCGATTGATGCCGCTGGTGACAAAGCTCGTGAGGCGGCGGCCAGTGCTGCCGCAGCAGCAGAAAGCGCCAATACCGCTGGAGAAAAAGCCTCTCAAGCGTCTCAAAGTGCATCCGCTGCGGCATCCTCACAAAGTGCCGCAAGTGCGAGTGCAACTGCTGCGAAAAAATCTGAAACGAATGCTGCAGCGTCACAACAATCAGCAGCCACTTCTGCATCCACCGCGACCACGAAAGCGTCAGAAGCTGCCACCTCAGCCCGGGATGCGGCGGCCTCAAAAGAGGCAGCGAAATCATCAGAAACGAACGCATCCTTGAGCGCCAGTAGCGCAGCTTCCTCGGCAACGGCGGCAGGAAATTCCGCGAAGGCGGCAAAAACGTCCGAGACGAACGCCAGGTCTTCTGAGACGGCAGCGGGACAGAGCGCCTCAGCTGCGGCAGGCTCAAAAACAGCGGCTGCGTCGTCTGCCAGTGCCGCGTCAACAAGTGCCGGGCAGGCCTCAGCCAGTGCCACCGCCGCCGGAAAATCGGCAGAAAGTGCCGCATCGTCTGCTTCAACAGCCACAACGAAGGCTGGCGAAGCCACTGAACAGGCCAGCGCAGCAGCGAGGTCTGCTTCCGCAGCGAAGACATCCGAAACGAACGCGAAAGCGTCGGAAACCAGCGCAGAATCCTCAAAAACGGCTGCCGCATCGTCCGCCAGTTCGGCGGCGTCATCGGCATCATCTGCGTCTGCTTCAAAAGATGAGGCGACCAGACAGGCGTCAGCAGCGAAGGGCAGTGCCACGACGGCATCCACGAAAGCAACAGAGGCGGCAGGCAGTGCGACGGCAGCATCTCAGAGCAAAACTGCTGCTGAATCCGCTGCGACCCGTGCGGAAGCTGCTGCTGATCGTGCTGAAGAGATTGCCGGTGCAGTTGCGATGGAAGACGCAAGCCTTACAACTAAAGGTGTTGTGAAACTTAGCAGTGCTGTCGACAGCACCAGTGAATCGCTGGCCGCAACGCCAAAAGCAGTTAAAGTAGTCAATGACAATGCGAACAGCAGGGTGCCATCTAACCGAAAAATTAACGGGAAAGCACTGACTGCGGATATCACATTAACGCCGAAAGATATTGGTACTTTAAATTCAATAACAATGTCTTTTAGTGGTGGTGCCGGGTGGTTCAAACTGGCTACTGTTACAATGCCACAAGAGAGTTCCGTGGTTTACATAAGCCTGATTGGTGGCGCAGGGTTTAACGTTGGCTCCCCACATCAGGCAGGTATTTCAGAACTGGTTCTACGAGCAGGCAATGGAAACCCCAAAGGGATTACAGGTGCTTTGTGGAAGCGTACAGCTGTCGGATTAACGAATTTCGCCTGGATCAACACATCCGGCGATACATATGATATTTACGTTGAAATTGGCAATTATGCGACGAGTGTAAATATCCATTGGGATTGTACTGCAAATGCGACAGTTTCTATTTATACCTCGCCAACATATTCAGCGAGTAAGCCTTCCAGCGTTACCGATGGTGTTGTTTATACGATGTATAGCACACATCAGAAACCGACGCCGTTAGATATTGGAGCACTGCCAACAACCGGAGGAACAGTTTCAGGTCCGTTGTCTGTTACAGGTGGATTAACTGGTTCATTAAATGGTAATGCAAGTACAGCAACGAAATTGCAGACGGCAAGATCTATCGGTGGAGTTGGTTTCGACGGTTCTGCAAATATCAACCTTCCAGGTGTAAATACTACGGGTAATCAGAACACCACTGGTAATGCTGCAACTGCTACAAAACTTCAGACGGCAAGAACTATCGGCGGCGTGGCCTTCGATGGATCTGCGAACATAAATTTGCCTGGTGTAAACACGGCAGGTAATCAGAATACAACGGGCAACGCGGCTACTGCTACGAAGTTGCAAACAGCGAGAAACATCAATGGTGTTAAGTTTGATGGCTCAGGCGATATCAACATTAATACACTGGTATCTCGTGGCCGAGTTACGGCGTTAAGCGGCTCTACTCAAGGCACTGCTGGCATTCAAATGTATGAGGCGTACAACAATAGCTACCCGACCATGTATGGCAACGTATTGCACATGAAAGGTGCGAGTGCTTCTGGTGAGGGCGAGATGCTTGTTGGCTGGAGCGGAACGGATGGTGCTCATGCACCGGTTTATGTTCGTTCACGCCGTGATACTTCGACAGCGAATTGGTCTGGTTGGGCGCAGGTCTATACCACTGCTCATAAACCCACAGCGAAAGATGTTGGGGCTGCACAGACGTTTAGCGCGTCATACAGTACTGGGGCTGGCAACTGGACTACCGCTGAATTTATCGCATGGCTGAAGGAGCGTGGCGCTTTCGAAGTGCCGTACTGGATGATGAAGGGTTCCTGGTCATATGCCGACAATAAAATTATCACTGATACAGGTGTCGGCAATATCTGTCTTGCTGGTGCGGTTATCGAGGTTTTAGGTACCGAAGGCGCAATGACCATCCGAGTTACTACGCCTACAACGACGACCGGTGGTGGGATTGCCTGTGCTCAGTTCACCTATATTAATCACGGTAGCGCGTATGCCCCTGCCTGGCGCAGAGATTACAACACGACTCTCAAACCAACTGCGGCTGATGTCGGTGCGTTACCGATTTCTGGCGGAACAATGACTGGTGTGCTGACGCTGCAAAATGTGAGTCAGCCCCTCAAGACGCAAGGTGGAGGCATTCTGGCAAATGATGGAAATTTATACATTAATAAGTCGGGATTTGCAGGCTGGATTGATGCGCTATTTATGAAAAACAGCGGCGGTACGATGTCCGGACAGCTTAAGATCCGCTCTACGGATGGGTTACGCATTTACGATGCGGCATACGGGATGATTTTTCGCCGTTCCGAAAATAATTTTTACCTTATCCCGACAGCAAAAGACCAGGGAGAAAATGGTGATATAGGTTCGCTTCGTCCATTTTATGTAAATCTCACTAATGGCAGAGTAGCAATGGGCAATGGTGCTGTTGTTGACGGTGGTCTTGGGCTGGGTGTGGTCAATGGTCTTGGCGGTAATTCCATTGTTCTGGGTGACAATGACACCGGCTTTAAACAGAACGGAGATGGCATTCTGGATGTTTACGCCAATAGCGCCCATGTTTTTAGGTTCGTTAATAGCACGCTGCAAAGCCTTAAGCCGTTGAGTGTAACGGGTGACATCGCGTCAAGTGCGTGGGTTTACGCCAACCGTTTTTCCATCAACAGCGGCTCTGGCGCGTGGATAGATATGCGTAACCAGAACGTCATCTTCGGGGGGAACGCTGTAAGTACAAACTCTGCACAAGCGTTGTTGAGACAAGACCACGCGGATCGCAAATTCTTCTTGGGTGGCTTGGGAAACAGTCAGTTTGGTTTTTACATGATCAACAACTCACGTACCGCAAACGGCACTGACGCTGCCGCTTATCTCCAGAACGACGGCACTTGGGTTTGCGCAGGCAACGGTAGTTTTAATGACGTTTACATCCGTTCCGACCGCCGTAGTAAGCGCAATATTCGCAAAATTGAGCGGGCGCTCGACAAGCTGGAGCAGATCGAAGGTGTTCTCTACGAGATTCAGGTCTGTGGCCGTTATGAGCAGTCTGGCGGCCTCATCGCTCAGGACGTCCAGAATGTTCAGCCTGAACTGGTAACGGTTGACCATAACGATCAGTCAGGAGAGCCTCGTCTGCGTCTTAACTACAACGGCGTTATCGGCATGTTGGTCGAGGCTGTCAAAGAGCTGCGCGAGGAAGTGCGCGAACTGAAGGCAAAAATGTAATCAAGGTGAATGGTGAGGGGCCACCCTCACCATTCAGGATATTCACATCAAAAAGGAGATTAGATGTGCCAATTGTCGGTGTTCCCGGTTGGATTGGGTCTTCGGCTGTCAGTGTGACAGGCCAGAGATGGATGAGTGCGGCTCGAACGGCGGTGCAACTGCCAGCGGCTGGTTCAATGTCTCAAATGGCCGGGCGATCTAAAGAAGTTCAGTACAGCATCGGTGCGAATCATAACTACAACAAAGACACACTGATCAACTATTTAAAATCCCAGGGGGCGACGCCAGTCGTTGTTACCATTACAGGGGATCTGGTGTCGTCCAGTAGCGGCGTGCCATGTTTAGATTTCCCGAGTTCACTTACCAACTCTTATATCAGCCTTGTAATCAACGCAGGTGTGACTGTCTATGGACGCGGTGGCAATGGTGGTAGTAACGCTGCCGGTGCTGCTGGTGGTAACGCAATTAATAATGGCATCGGTACACGCTTGCGTATTACGAATAATGGTGCAATCGCTGGAGGTGGTGGCGGCGGTGGCGGCGGTAACAGGGGTAAACTAATATTTGGTGGTGGCGGTGGTTGCCCATTCGGTGCTGGTGGGTCTTCCTCTCATATGAGTTCCGGTGCAACTGCTGGTACTATTTCCGCTCCTGGTAAAGGATCTGTTGGTGAGGGGTCTCTTAGTGCATATACAGGCGGTTCGGGTGGTAATGTCGGTGCTGCTGGAGGAAGATGTAATACTCAAGGTAACGGTACAGAATATAACGGCGGAGCAGCTGGTAAAGCTGTTACTGGTAATGCTCCAACTTGGACTAAAGTTGGGGCAATTTACGGCGCTCATGTGTAAGTACTTACCTACCAAGTGTGGGCGTTTTATGATATAAAACCGCCATCCCGATTTGACGATTCATGGAGGAAATAATGTCGAACGAGATGGCAGGCGTAACGCCAGAGCAGGTAGAGCGCATTGCCGCTATCGTTGCGCGTGAAGTTGTCGGCAAATTAGGTAAGGAGTTGCGTGAGGAAATTGGCCAGGAGGTCAACGACCAGCTCAAAGCCTACTTTGGCGATATGACGCCTTCGCAACACAGCATTCAGCACTCCAACCTGGACAAACTACTTAATCGGCTAGACGCCATCTCCAGCGGGTTCTTTGGCGGCATTATCTCAAAGATAACGTCGTTCCTGATTACCGCGCTGCTGCTGGGTCTGGCCGCTTATGGCGTGAAGAATGGACTGCAATAACAGGAGATCAAGGATGAAAACTCCGAGAGGCATTCGTAATAACAACCCTGGCAACCTCGACAAAGGTTCGCCGTGGCAGGGGCTAATCGACAACCCTGCCGAACCGCGCTTTTGCACGTTTAAAGACCCTGTTTGGGGGATTCGTGCGCTGGCGGTGACTCTAATTACCTACCACGATAAACGTCGCGCAAAAGACGGCACAAGTATCGATACCATTCGTGAAGTTATTGAACGCTGGGCACCGCCGAATGAAAACAATACTGACGCCTACATTAATGAGGTGTCTAAAGCCGTTGGTGTAACCGCAGACATGATCATCGATCTGCATGATTACGACATCCTTCGACCTTTGGTTGAGGCAATCATTCGCCACGAGAATGGCCGAGGCCCGCTAAAAACGCTGAACACCTGGTATGCGGCAGAAGTTATTGAGGAAGGTCTGCGTCGAGCTGGCGTTGTTAAGCCGGTGAAAACCGTGAAGGCTGTCCCTGTAACTAAAGAAACCGCAGGCGCAACTGTTACAGCAGGTATTGGTCTGGCGCAGCTGGCCGATGTTATGCCGCAGGTTTCCGCTGCTATGGATAAAGCACAAGGTCATATCTCTAGCGGGGATACAGTACGCATCATCTTCGGTATTGCCACTATTGTTGTGGCAGGATTCATTGCCTGGTCGCAGGTAAGAAAACACCAGAAAGGGATGGTCTAATATGCTAGGCAGCCTGATGACAAAGCTAAAAGTTGCTTTGATTACGCTGGCTGCCGTTCTTTTCGTTCTTGTCGGCGCTTACACGATGGGCGGGAATGCGGCGCGACGAGCAATGGAAGAGAAGGCAAAACAGGAAGACAGAAAACGACTTCAAAACACAGTGAAAGTGGTGAATGAGACGAGCAGTAAAATACGTCAGAAAGATGCTTCTGCCGTTCATCGTGAGTTGTATGATAAGTGGGTGCGTCATTAAACCACAAACAGCCAGCGTGTTGTTCTGCGATGGGGCTGAGCCTATCTATATCAGCAATAATGATGTAATGACTGAAGAAACCGAACGCCAAATCCTTTTTCACAATACGATGGGAGAGAGGGTTTGTGGTTGGTGATGTCGAAGTTCCCCTCAAATGAGGGGAACACATTATTCTTCGAACAATTTTTCGATAGATTTTGTAGGATAGAACAAAGAACGCTCGTTGTTACCAACCAGCTGGATAAAGCCTAAACTTTTATAAAACGCCTTGGCTTTGTCATTTAACGCCTCAACGAAAAGTCCATGAATGCCTACAGCAAGAGATGCATTGTACACAACGCGCATTGCATGTGTTACAAGCATTGAGCCAAATCCTTGACCTTGAAGGGACTTGTCCAAAGCCAGCCTACCCAAAGTAACACTTGGAACATTCCGATAAGGAACCTTCTTTTGTTTGCTTCTTGAAGGTAAGGACTCCTTTTCAAAACAACTACCTGACAAAGTGTAATATCCTAACACTTTTGGCCTTTCTTCTTGAGTGCAAAGCACATAAGCACGAAGAATTTTTCCCTCATGCTGCCTTTTTAAGTGGTTGGCTAAAAAGGCGTTTAGTGACTCTTCGCCGCAATCAAAACCGTTTAGATCATAATCTTTCTCTCCAGAGAAAATCTCTATCGTTGTATTGCTCACGAGTAAACTACTCCATGCTTTTCAGACGATCAGCAGCTCGTTTCAGCTTGTCGTTCGGTGCCGGAGGATTGCTTATAGCGTCCATAACCAGATTCCAGGATTCTTCATTCAGAACTAGTCTACGGTGTTGCTCTATAACTTTCACGGCACGTTCAGATGCACTGCTAACCATAAACTGAGTAATGCTCTGGTTAGACATTGCGGCAGCTTCCTCGATGATGCTTTTATCGTCATCGGTTAATCTCAAATCGATGCGCTGCTTTTTTAGTGCTGACATGTATTCCTCCTGATGGCCGTGATGTAGGAAGGCCATCAATCTCCTCTGTTCAAACTGAGTTTTCGACTCAAAAATTACTTTAAAAGGCTATAGCCCATTACGTGTGCATTATCAAATTGTGTACGGCATATCACCGTACTTGTAATATAGAGGTCATTGTTACTTTTTTCAACAGACAAATACAAGCTATGATTGCCAATTGTTAATCACAACCTACCATTTAACCTTTACACCGCAGCCGTAGGCATTTAGGCTATATCACATATAAGAAAACAAGTTGTTTCAGACGATAATTATATACGCAAAGGGAACTCTCCAATGACCAAGATCTTTGTGGTTGGCGGCACAAAGGGCGGGCCTGGCAAATCCACCGTTGCCCAGCAAATTGCCGTTTGCCTGAAAGTCAAAAAGAAGAAGAAGGTTTATATTACCGATATAGATATTCAGCGCACGACAACGAGCTGGTGTGAAGACCGTCGACAGAACGAAGACCTTGAGCTGATTCCTTTTGCATACGTTCAGGATGACATCATTAAGCACCTAAAATCGCTTCAGGGTAGAGCTGAGTTTGTAGTGGTAGATGCTGGTGGCTTCGACTCCGAAATTCAGCGACAAGCGATGCTGATGGCTGACGTTATCATTATCCCGCTGCGTCCTAAGCGTCGTGATTTGAAATCTTTACGTGACATCGATCCTATTATCGACAATGTTCGCAATGTAAACGATAAAGTGAAGGTCCGCGCGGTCATGAACCAGTGCCCGGCTTTGCCATCACAAGTGTCTCGCATTCTGGCGGCTAAAGAGATTGTTGAGACGTTTGGAATCGAGTCTGCGCCAGTCAATCTGTATAACCGCAACGTCTATGATGATGCGGAAGAGTCTGGTCGTTCTATCTTTGAAATGACCGGTAGCGAGCGCGACAAAAAGGCGGAAGCCGAGTTTGAAGAATTTGTAGATTATCTGTTGAGTCTGGAGGAAGAAGAATAATGTCCATGAAAATGGGTGACCTAGCAAAGCGCAAAGAGCCTGATGCACCGGCTAAGAACACAACTCCTTTGCGCCAACCAGTCAGACCACAGGGACGCCCGACTCGTGGCAAAGAGAAAATTAAAAGCCGCACAATGTCACTGGAGGACGAATACTTCGAACTGCTGGAGATGATGAAGTTCATCCCTCGCTTCGAGAAGTTCACTCGTTCTGACGTGATTCGAGCAGCCATTTTCCATCTGGCAGAGAAGTCACCGCAGGAAATCGAGGACATCGTGAAATTGAATGAGGCGATCACCGCTGCCGATGTCACGATGCGTACCGATGAAATCAAACGAGAGTTGATGAAGAAAGGTTAAAAATCATGCATTGGCGCGTACATTGCGCCAATGCATAACTACAGTGTCAGCTTTATGCCGCGCTAACACTATGTTCAGTCCTAACCACCCCAACCTTCACAAAAGGGCTACCGTAGCTTGGTGGCTTCTTGATTAATTTGCCTACATACAGTTTTCTAATATGCTCATCGGCTATTCTGCCAACAAATTCATAACGTTTTGTGTCGGGGCCAAGAGCTATATCCCTTGTAAAGTACTGCTGAGAACCGGCTTTGACCCAGCATTCAATCTGATAAACTTCCATTATCAGCCCACCATATGTAGCGTAGGCATATTTGAGATTCTCGTCTCTTGGAACCTTTGCCCATACGCCACGCGTAGCTTCATATAATGCCAGAGCGGACATTCCTGACTTGTAGGTGCTGTTTAGCAGGAAGGCAAGACCGGCGTGCTCAGGAGCAATTTCAGTTTCCTCTTGCAGCACTAAGTGATGGTAGGCGTCCAGTGATATTCTGCCCATCATGGAACCACTTCCTCGTACCTTATTCGTAAGCTCTCCGACCCCCATAAGGTCGATGCATGTCGCCTCAACAAGTTTGGCTGTGGTTTCATCCATACCATGACGAAGTATATCTATGCCTAATTTTTTATTAGCCAAAAGTTCTTTGATCCGCATGGATTTGGGAGAGTCATCGGGATACTTGATGTGATCGAGACAACGAGTCGATTTGCCTTTTCCTATGTAAAACGGTCTTTTCATCTTGTCTTCTGTATCATAGAGACAGTAAACATAGTATTTAGCCTTATCCAATGATCTCGCGTATACCGATAAATCGTCCATTATTGCATCTCTTTGCTACTGACTAATGCGTTCTATTTTACACATAAGTTTTTAATCAATTTAACAGGCTCAAAGTGTAGAGCTTCTGGGCGTCTAAGACGACAAGTTATGCCTGCTTCTGTATATATAAATAATAAGTAACTTATTAAATATATACGGAAGCAGGTCTTTTAAAAGACACCACCAGAACAACTCCCTTCCGTTTCCACTTCCAAAAACTGCCACCAGTCGCTATCATCCGCCCATTGTGATAAGTAAGTAACTACCTACCAGGTGAGCCACATGAGCCAAATCTTTTTCGATACCATCGACAACGACCAGTACGACTTCATGACAGAGTGGAATACCGCTGTTATGGACAAGTGGGTCGCTGAAAACATTGGTTTGTCGCGCTGTAAAGACGAGGCTGAACTCTTCGAGACGAAGTGGTTTGATTACCGCGACATGCACCCGCTTATGGCCACATGCCTTTTCACTGAGGCATACAAGCGCCAGTACTCATACATCATGCTGTCGCATGGTCGTGAACACTATGAGACGGCTCCATTCACAACCGGTCTGAAGCGTGTGCCATATCAGGAGTTGTCGACTGCCAATAAAACGTCTCTATGGAAAGCACGCCAGTTTGCTGACCGCTATTGCTGCTCATACGACTACTTTATCTCCACCGTTCTTTCCGCAGCTGCACGACGGCTGTGGGACAAATTACCGCGCCCCCAGCATCTCTGGCAGCCCGAGTTGATCGAGATATTCGAAGAGAAGTTAGCCAAACGCGCTGTAACCCGTCTGGATGACTCTCTGGTGAGTTTTAAGCATCTTGGAGACATGCAGTGTGACCCGATTCAGGAACGCTATTTTGAGTGGATTCTGGAGCGTCTGCGTGGCATTACCCGAGATAAACGCATCCGCATCATCTTCTCCGCAGTCTGGTTGATGGAAATCGTACCTGAGCGTGTAATTTATGCGCATTTCCCGGAAGAACTGGAAGAAGCACGGCGATTCTGTTGATCCCCTATCTGGCTTTTTTAGTATTAGAAAACAAATTGTTTAAGCACCAAAGGAAAGCACATGACCGAACTTTGCCACACAGGACGAGGGTTGTCTGAAGAGTTCGACGACGACTTCCAGAATCGACTCGCAGCCTACTTCTGTCGCGACCATGAATTTCTGACTCGCGCCGGTGATCTGGTTGCGCCAAACCAGTTCTCTAATGCGGCTAACTCCATTCTGGTTAACATGGTGTCGGGCTACTACAGAATGTATAAGAGCGCACCATCATCATCAGCCATCCTCGACATGCTCAAACGCGCCAAACGCGATAAGACGATCCGCGAAGAGCTGTTCCCTGACGTTGTTGAGGCGTTTAAGCGCATTCTCGCTGAGAAGCTGTCAGATACGGCGTACATGGTCGACCAGGTCGCGACATTTGCTAAAAGCGTAGCGTTCGACGATGCGCTAATTAAAGCGGCTGAGATGAAAGAGAAGGGCGATTTCCAGGGCGCGATGGCAATCATGGCTAAGGTCCAGCAAATTGGCTCTAACGAAGCGACCGGCATTTACGATTACTTCGCAGAATCAGCGGAGCGTTACAAGGCCCGTGAGTACGAAGCGTCCGACGATTACGTGCCAAACAGCATCACTACCGGCCTCCCGCTGCTCGACAAACTGCTTTACCAGAAAGGCTGGGCAAAGCGTGAAATGGTGCTGTTTATGGGCTTCGCTAAGTCTGGTAAATCGACGGCGATGGGGGAGTTTTCCATCAACGCCACGCTTGCCGGTTACAACGTCCTGTATCTGTCGCTGGAAGTTCACACCTCCATTCTGTCAGATCGCTTTGATGCCCGTCTGTCTGAGACCGAAATGTCCAGGCTGGTGGAACGTCGCGATGACGTCCATCGCAAACTGGCAGAGCTGGGTGCGACGAAAGGCGTGGGAAGTTTGTGGATTGTTGAACGACCGTCCGGAAGCATGTCGCCCGCAGATCTGGACCGTATGTTGGGCAGCATGAAAGCCAACGGTATGGTCCCCGATATGGTTGTGGTCGACTACGCTGACCTGATGCGTGCCAGCTACGACCTCCGCGACGACCGCGCTAACATTCGCAGCATCTACACTGACCTGCGTGCGCTGTACGACAAACACAACGTTGCCGGCATCACGGCATCGCAGACTAACAGAGAAGGTGGCACTTCTGAGGTGGCTACAATGATGCACGCAGCGGACAACATCGAGAAGGTGCGTATCGCTGACCTCGTTATCACTATCAACAAAACGGAAGAAGAAGAAGCGAAAGGCGAAGCGCGTCTTTACTTCGCTGGTTCACGTAACCAGAAAGGCGGCGTAAGCATCCGCGTTAAGCAGAACCTCGAACAAATGCGATTCATCGAACGCATTATGGACGTCCTCTAAAAAAGAAGGCGTGGGGAAACACTCTCCACGCCTGTCTCCAGAAGAGAACAAATTTCTCTTTTGCCAAAACCACAAAAGAAAAAACACATGAGCCTTTATGGTATTCAAATACCGAGGCTTATCAAGATATTACCTGCAAAAAACAGGGGTAAGAACGTGAGCGACTTGAAAGAATTACTGACCGAGCTGGATTTTGAGCAATGGCTCGATATGGAAGGGATCATCTACCGTCATGGTGGAGTCAGTACTCGCGGACGAGAGGTCAACATTAAAGAGTGTCCGGTATGCGGCAGCTCAAACTGGAAGGTTTATTTCAACCTGACCAGTGGTGTCGGCAAATGCTTTGCAGGTGATCATCCCGAAGAGATTCAGTTCAATAAGCTGGTCTTCCTAAAGCATTACAGCGGCAAATCCCGTCGCGATTTTGAAGAGTACGTCCAGAACGCGCTGATCTCACAAGGTTGGGCGCCGAAGAAGGAAGAGATCGTGCTGGCCAGCAAGGTTGAACTGGAAGGACCGGTAGCTCTCCCGCGCCATTACGAACTCCCCATTGACGGTCGTCTTCCTGATTATCTGGTGGAGCGCCAGATTTCCCCGGAGCTGGCCAAATACTTTGATCTGCGTTACTGCGTCGAAGGCAAGCACGCATACGTCGATCCGTACACAGACCAGGTCAAAGGACAGGTATTCGATATGCGAATACTGATACCGGTTTACGATCTGGATGGCGTGATGAAGACCTTCCAGGGTCGTGACATTACCGGTGCAGCAGAACGCCGGTATCTGTTCCCCATGCAGCTGCCAGCATCGGGTAAATTTCTCTACAACGGCCACAATGCAGTCGGCAAACAGACTGTAGTTGTCTGTGAGGGGGCGTTCGATGTTATGGGGGTTAAACGAGCTATTTTTGATGAAGAAACATTACGCGATTACGTGGAACCGATAGGAACGTTCGGGATGCATCTATCTGGTAACACCACTCAGGATGCAGAAGATCAGTTGGGCGCGTTCCTGACGCTCAAGGCGCGTGGATTACGTAATGTGATTATGATGTGGGATAGTGAAAAGCAAGCTATACGCAACACGATGGCCGCAGCCAGGCGACTGACCAGTATCGGTCTTAATGTCAAAGTAGCGTGTTTGGGCGAGGAAGGACTCGATCCCGGCGATGCGACACCGGGGCAGATTATCAAAGCCTACTATTGCGCAAAACCTTATTCACGACAGCTTGAACTTTTAAGCAAGGTAAAAGGCATAGCTGCATTAGTTTGAACCAGTATTATCAACGGCTCGGAAGTGTCTAAATTATCCGTGGCGATTCATAACCTTGCGGCTGCTCACCCCATCAAGAAGCATCTTTAACGCGTCACGGGACAATTTGTTGTATTTGCGTACCATTAATTTACTACGCCGTACCATACAATCTACGTAACGTGGCAACGACAGTAGATACGGATACCTCTCCGGTCGCAGCCCCCACAGTAAGCTCTGCCAGTTCTGGTGAATCATATACCTGCACACCGTTACGGCGCAGAAATAACAACGCACTGTTTAGCGCGGTACGCTTATTGGCATCATTGAATATATGCCCTCTCGCAGTAGCCACCAGGTAAGTTGCGGAGACTTCGAAAAGGTCGGTAATCTCTTCATATGCAACTCTGGCCTGGACTCTCCCGATAATAGCCTCAGCTCTTCCCGAATCTGGCATGCCTGGCAGGCCGCCGTAGCGGCTTATATTCGCATCATGAATTGCAATAAGCTCTTCCGGTGATATATGCCTCATTATCGGTTAACCAGTTTCTTATTGGTGGTGTCCAGAGTGTCAAACAGGGATGCGAATTCAGCATCCAGCGCCGCTTTTTTGTAGGCTTCGAAAGTGGCCTTGCTGACAATTACAGCTGGCTCACGGCCTCTACGGGTGATTTCAACCTCTTCTCCGGCTTCAACATTGTTGAGCACTTCGGTAAGATTGCTGCGTGCGGTACGGAAGTTAATAGATTGCATAAACACCTCGTGTACTCAATATGTGTACGCAATTATAGAGCTTAATTGCCCACTACTCCATCATTTTATCCAGTGCGCCTTATACCTCCACTCTGAAGGACGGGGTTTTAGGGCGCTCTGGATAAAAACACACGTACTTTCTCTCCGAAAGTACGTGAAAAGTAGCGACTAACCACCATGCTCATTAGTCGTAGGATACGGCAAATATCGCCTGGCCTTGAACTTCCCCAGGCTGTAAAGCTTCCTCTTTCACGCGAACGTATTTTGCGGTAATCGGGAAGATGTACTGCTCCTGAATAGCCGCCATTTTAGGTAATCTGTTCATCAGGGTATCGCCCAGCTTTAACGGTGTCGTTGCATTACCATTGTAAATCTGGAACCCTACACCCTTAGCACCATCGGACAATGTATTTTTCAATATTGTTCCACTATCATCCCACACACCACGCTCAACTTTAAAAGTCACTGGATTAGTCGTGACGTTATAGACACTATCGCAATTTAGGACCAGATCTATAGAACCTGATTTTGTGTTATTGGCAGATTGCATCTCACTTATCGTTGTTTCTGGCATTCTTATTTCGTAAGTCGGTTGCGAGAAACTACAGGTTGTAGGTTTGTGTTTTGTTATATTAATATTTAAATTCTGTTGATAAGCAGCATCTGTTGGTAACCTATTGAACACCAAACACAAAAAATAAGAGGCAATGTTTAGATAGCAAAAATTAGTTGCTAAATCATTTTTAAATGGAAAGACGACCGCAGGAGCATTCAAGATGAATGAATTTGAATATACTGTTTGACCATTCGCATTACTTTCAGGCGATTTTATATATGAAGCTGTTAATGCTATACTTTTATTATTAATAGTATCGTTAACTGAATAAGTTTTCCTATCTCCCGTGTCAACAGGAAACCCATCTCCGACATCAAGATTAAACTTAATATAAATTGATTGGTTGCTATTTTGATTTTCTTTTATTTCTACAACATAATTATCTAATGTTTTAAGCACATTTAACTTATCTTTAGTCGAATTACATGTAAATTCTCCCGTCAGATTAGGAGAAAATGTTATCGTTGTATTTCCTGTAGTTAAATCTAAATTAACTCCCTGTATTGCAGTAGAATTTCCGTTGATAGTACATTTAGCCTGCCCCAAAAATGGCAAAGCCAGTAAAAACAAAAACCAATATTTCTTCATAAACAAATCCTTTAACGACAAATATAAACTTTATTCTCATCAATAACGTTATCAAAGGTAATAGTACAGAATTTTTCCTGCTGTTTATTAACCGAGACGCGAATCGATGCGGGAACATCATCAGTGCGAATAAATATCCGACTTCCCTGTCCTACCAAGCCCACATTCTTACCGCTTTCATCTTCAACTTCATAACCGAACGATAATGGAGAACCATCCGGGCGCTGAGCAAGGAAATACCAGGGTTTACGTTTGTCAGTATCAAACTGCGTCATCACAACGGCCCCACGATAAGGAGCGGTGCTTTTACGGTTGCCCAGTAGTGCCACATCGCTTTGACTGTCAGAAGTATCCAGCATCAACGTGTTTTTACGATACGGCGTCAGGCTGTCATAAATAGCGTAACCTCGGCTATCCGTGCTCAGGTAACGATACCCCTGTACCGCAGCCCCATCCAGCCCCGGAGCATGGACGATGGTAAATGTATCTGAAAGTCTGGGAGCCAGTGCTATCCCGTCTGACCACGCGACTAAACCACCTTGAATATTACCACTTATCTGTTGATATTTTTTCGACTGGCTATAGCTGCCACCAATGGTAGCCACTGGCGCACGCCAAATCAGATTTCCACCTGCTGTTGCTTCGCTGTCCTGTTGTTGATGGCTAAAGTTAGCCCCGTAGCTGAACTGATCACGGTTCCCAGCTACACCACTGAGGCTGGTAGTATTTGACTGGTAGCCGTCTTTATCAAATGTGGTCGAGTTAGAGATAAATAAATCTCGTCGTTTTTCGGTGATATTATCACGCCACGAGAAGGGGATTGAGAAAAATAAGTTAATGCGTCTGTCTTCGCTGTTATCCTCATCGTATGTCTGGCTAACCGACAAGGTATAACTTAGACGTTCCCATGAGTTCGTATAGCTTAGTTGGTAATTTTTCCCTGTCCCGCTACGTTCCCAGTAATCTCGCCATTGACCGCTGATCGCCAGATACCCCCAATTTTCCGGTAATGACTGGTTGATATTTAAAGAAAAGCTATTCTTGCGACCAAAATCATACTGGTAGTAGTTGGCAATGTCATAGCCTGAGTTGTCTTCTCGATTGTATCTATTTTTGTTATTTGCCCATACATGATCGTTAAAAGTACGATAACCCCGAGAGGAATAACGCCAGGCCGCCAGAGAAAATTGTGTTCCGCTCTGAGAGAGATATTTATTCCAGGCAATCTGATAACTTTGACCGTTAAACACATCACCGTTGTCTTGCTTGCTGTATGAATGGGTAAAATCAACCGATATAGCACCAATCGGTGTATTCCATCCTGTTCCAAGAACAAACGATGAGTAATTATCAGATAACAGCGTGCCGCCATAACCTGTCAGCAAATTGTTGAAACCATGCTTATAGCTTCCCTGGATAAAATCAGATTGATTGCTGGCTCCTTCAATATGACTACGTCCGGCTGAAAATTCATATTTAGAAACGCCAGGTTGCAACATATTTGGCACCGATGAATAAGGCACCCGATAGTACGACGTTGAACCATCAGCTTCTTTGACGATAACTTCCAAATCTGCCCCACCATTAGAAAGTTGCAAATCATCAATGGCGAATGGGCCTGGCGGTACTTCTTTCTGGTAAACCACAAAACCATTTTGTTCTATGGTGACGAGTGCGTTACTCTGGGCAACGCCGCGTACCACAGGAGTAAAATTCTGTTTAGAGTTCGGTAACATCTGCATATCGCGCCAAAGGCGCACGCCGCGAAAACGCACGGAGTCAAAAACATCAGAACCAGTATACATTTCACCTGCGCGAAACGTGCCGAGAATTTGTGGAATTCCACGTTCCAGATATAGCGTGTTACTCTTCCATTTACCGCTGTTTTCGTCGCTTTTCGTATAATTGGCATTTGAATGCAGCTGCCAGCCCAGGAGATTTAACCCACTGTTCAGATTTAGATAGCTACTTTTATCATCTCCGCCGTTTTTATAATCACTGTAATACTGACTGGCATAATAAGATGTATATAATGCGTTAATCCCGCGATCCCATGCTTCAGGCGGAATATAGCCATGTTCATATTTCAGAACATAGGCTTGGGGCACGCTTAATTTTAGGTTAAAATGCCCAATATCATAGTCGACGCTGCCTCCCTGGACAGCATCCCGAAGTGGTACACATTCTACGCCTTTATCGATACTAATTCCTTCAGTGAGGATCCCAATTTGCTTTAATTGCTCCATGGATAAACATGTTGCATTAGGGTCATCTTTAATATCAATATCATAGTGGCCACGCCATTGATTATTCAGATAAACATCCATAGCGTAGATACCCGGCATCGGCTTATCACTATCAATATGGTAGTTAGAAATTTTCTCCCCATTTAAACCACCAATCATAAAATTGGTATTAAACGTTTCACCCTTAGCCCATGTATGCGAAGTCGCTAATACTGACAGAATAGCCAGTGTAATAGAATTAAACTTTGACATAACCAATCCCTGCTAATCTATTTAGCAGTTTTTATTTTTTCACTCAAATAGTTTCCATGATCATCAATCAGAGTAACATTGTAATAGTTAACAACGGATGTCGTTTTGACAGTCTGATCTGACCAGGGTGCCAGCAGTAGTGTCTCCTTATTAATTTTCGCATTCCCGGTTAATTCAGGAATGGTTATCCAGTTCGCTGAATTATTTTTTATGTTAATGCCTCTATCAACGGGTCTGATATTAATCCGGGAAAAACTCTCTTTATCGACTCTTGTTATACCTTTTGGGCGATAAATAAATTTGATACGATTTTGCATCGCGAATTTAATCAGATTCTTGCCTTCGTATTTCTCACTATTAGGTGGAATATCCAGTACATTAAGGAAGAACAGACTTTCGCGATCTTTAGGTAGAGTGTTCGCCAGTTGTTTAATTTTCAGTTGCTGTCCTTCACCCTTACTAACATGAACTACCGGTGGAGTCAGCACAAAAGGTACACTAATCTTTTCCGGAGGAAGGCTGGCATCGCCATCATCAATCCACGACTGAACAAGAGCACTACGCTCACCTTCATTCATTAACTGAACTGCAATCTCTTTTTTCTGTTCCGGATAAATAACGCGAGTGCCGTAAATATAGACACCGCCCCACGCAGATGGGACCGTTACGGTTAGTAAGAAGGCTATTAATTTTTTCATGATAACAATCCTTGCGATTGAAAATCGGCGACCGAAGCCGCCGATAAACATCATGTTAATCTGTTACAACGGTCATTGTTATCGCAGAACTAACTTCGCCAGTACTCACATCATCAGCTGCTTTTGCGTATTGCGCCGTAAAATGCAACTCATATTCACCATTATTAGTAGCTGATGTTAACTCAATAGGACTATTACCAGAAATCCGCTTGCTAGAATCAGTACCTTTCCCCAAAAAAACAGCGAAACCGACACCGCTAGCATCACCAGTATTGCGAGTAACATTTGAACCCGTTCCTTCAAATTGGGTGCTGGAGAAGGTAATTCTTGGTTTTTTTTCTCCGGGACATTTAACTTTTAGTGGTAAAGATGTTGTATTTGAATAAGTGGTAACGGGGGAGCCAACTTCTACATTTTCAAATTGATCACGACCAATTTCGCTCATCGAAATTGTTGTATTCTCACTACCGCTCAGGAACTGACATGTAGTCTCTGTGACTTTACCGTTAATAGTTAACTGACCCTCTGTACTCCCTTCTGCTGCAAATGATCCTGCGCTCATAAAAAGAGATGCTAATACAGTAGCCGCAATAATTGAACGTTTCATAGACTAATCCTTAACTAATTTGCTTTAACTAAAAAAGAGATCGCAATCTCTTGCTAATAAATTACTAAAAATAAAAATGATAGAGCAATATAAAAGAATATTTTTTATTTTAATCAAAAACATTTCCATGTGGATTGGCCCCTATATTTCCAGACACTTTTTATCGCTTAACCCATTACTGGTTCGCCGCCGCAGATATTCCCGTGGAGAACGATATCCCAGTGCACTGTGCGGATGCCATTCGTTGTAATGTTCGAAGGCCTCCGCAAGGTTCTTTGCCGCTGTTAACCCGTCAGGTTTTGGCATGATACTGATGTAGTCGCGCTTCATCGTTTTCACGAAGCTCTCCGCCATTCCGTTGCTTTCTGGACTACGTACCGCCGTATGTTTTGGCTCCAGTCCTACCATTCTGGCGAACTGACGCGTCTGATGAGAACGGTAGGCTGAACCGTTGTCTGTCAGCCACTCAACGGGGGATGTCGGCAGCCTGTTACCGAAGCGACGCTCTACTGCACCCAGCATGACGTCCTGCACGGTTTCACTGTCATATCCACCGGTACTTGCTGCCCAGTGAAGTGCCTCGCGCTCGCAACAGTCCAGCGCGAACGTGATCCGCAGTTTTTCACCGTTATCACAGCTGAACCCGAAGCCGTCGGAGCACCACCGCTGGTTACTTTCTCCAACGGCCACTTTCCCTCTATGCGCCCGCTTCGAGGGCGGTATTGCCGGTTTACGCTCAAGCAGCAGCGCATTCTGACGCATGATGCGGTATACGCGTTTGGCATTGATCACCGCCATGTCGTCAGTTTCTGATTGTCTGCGCAGCAGTACCCATACACGACGATAACCATAGGTGGGCAGATCGTCGATAACGGTATGGATACGAGCCAGCGCTTCAGTATCATCAGGCTTGCGCTTGCACCGACGATCCTGCCAGCCCTTCGACCGACGGGCCATGGCATGCAGTTGCGCACGTGAGACCCGGAGGCAACGACTGACAAGGCTCATTCACCATCCTCCGGCAACAAGGGCACGTGCGCTATCCACTTTTTTTGTCGGCCATATTCAACGGCTTCTTTCAGCAGCTCGTTTTCCATGGTTTTTTTGCCCAGCAGGCGCTGTAACCAACTGTCTGGATATTCATGGGGACAGTATACCATGTATATGGAAACATAACATTAAAATTACTTCGTAGTTTATTTTTTAGTTTAAATTGTCAAATTCATCGGTAATGCTACCAACTTATTGATTTAGTGTATTGAATCGCCACAGGTTTAATAGACACCTCAGAGTCATTTAAGATGACTTAAAGAGAGGTGCCCATGAGCGGTAAGCGTTATCCCGAAGAGTTTAAAAATTGAAGCAGTCAAACAGGTTGTTGATCGCGGTTATTCTGTTGCCAGCGTTGCAACACGTCTCGATATCACCACCCACAGCCTTTACTCCTGGATAAAGAAGTACGGTCCGGATTCTTCCACTAATAAAGAACAGTCAGATGCTCAGGCCGAGATCCGCCGTCTCCAGAAAGAGCTGAAGCGGGTTACCGACGAACGGGACATATTAAAAAAAGCGCGGCGTACTTCGCAAAGCTGTCCGACTGAGGTACGCCTTTATCCGTGACAACACCCATTGCTGGCCTGTCCGACTGCTTTGTCGGGTGCTGGATGTGCATCCGAGTGGTTTTTACGCCTGGCTTCTTCGTATAGCAGACTATTGCGCCCGATATAATAAGTAGATACTTACTTATTTTTCTGAAAGAATACTTTCATCTGTTAGTCAGGAGTTGCTATGAAAGAAGAATTTCAGAAGTTAGTCTGCGACATCATCGACAAATCCGGCGTAGAAATTGATACAGAAGAGCGCCAGAAGATTATCGACGAGGCGATCCAAACTGCGCTGGAGCATATCGCCACGTCCGTGAGCGCCGCACCTCTTTCGGAAGGCTCGAAATACATGCAGGTCTGGGTTCGTTTTGGAGAGTCCCCGGAGTTGCCAGGTGTTAAGCAGAAACGCGCGGCACTTGTGGCGTTCTCTCGCGAGATGAAAGACGCAACGGTCGAAGTGAGTACCGGTGCATGGTACGACGGTCGCATTGTCTACACTAATCAGACTGTCTACACCAATCAGACTGTGTGCGATGAAGGTGAACGGTTTGAGGATATTGTCGACGCAACTCTTCGCACGCTCAAAGTCAGAGCTGGTGTGGCGGATGACCCGTCCATCGCGGCGTTCCTGAGTATTGTCGAACAGTCTGAAGTTACCGAGCGCGTAACAGATCTGACAACTCCACCTGGTTTGCTGGAATTGGTGGTCAGTGGCGATATCAAAAAAGCCGTTGAGCGCATTCGTGAGGTGGAATACGGCATTATCTGCGATATGTGCCGCAGCGACTTAGACCTGGTGCGCATCATTGTCGACGCGGGTCAGGCATGTGACGGAGTACTCGCCAGTTTTGCAGGGCAAGTGGCTCGTCTGGCCAACGAATTACCCATGATTAAACAAGAAGCCAAATCCTACGCCGTCCACCATGCCAACGATTTACTGGACCCATACCGGTTCGAAGCTGCTCAGGACAAAATGACTGGCTGGGCGACCTGGTAAGCCTCGATAAAACATTTAGCCCCTCGTGGGGCTTCTTTAAACTGCGATTAATAAGTAAGTACAAGATTACGGTTAGAAGCATGTCCACAAGAACAGATTTGTCGAAAATCCCGTCTATCTCCGGAAACAACGGTTATTCGCTGCGCTGCCCGGAAGTGAAGCTCAACGGCCATGAGGCTCATTGCAGCTATACAGTCTGCCAACACACGATCCTCGCCTATAAAGAAAAACGTCTCCCGGCTACATCGTTCCAGTCCTGTGCTGCGGCTATTGCTGCTGGTAAATGTCAGGCACTGAAAATGATGGTCGAAGAGATCCGCAAAGGCGAACAGCTCTACTTCATCGATATGTCTTCACTTATCAAAGAAGTGGAAGAGCAAAACGACCATGCCAGAACGCCCCCCGGAAGCGAAACTCCGCGACAATTGACAGTCTTATTCATCGCACGAAGAAAACAGAACCTGCTAAATCCGAAACCAAGCCCACCGATTCACTGGCGTCGATCACTGACGTGTACGCGGCACTCATTGAAGAAGCAACCAAAGAAAACACATGAAAACTCCCGAGCGACCGATGGAGGTTAAACACTAATGGAAAAACTGATCGCCCTAAAGCACAAGCTGGATGCTATTAAAACGATGGGAACCAACGCCAAGAAAGAGGCGCTGGCCAATCTGGATGAATTTGAACAGAGCATGGTCTCGCTAATGCTCAATCCATTCATTCGATTCGGTGTGAAGAAGTACAAAGTGGCCGAGCCACTCGATACTTCCGTACCCAGCGACCAGAAGGTAGTAGATCTGCTGGAGAAGCTGGCAGCGCGCGAACTGACCGGGAACATCGCTATTGCTGCTGTCGAATCACTCGTTGCCTCGATGTGCGCTGACGGGCAGGACGTGTTTCGTCGCTTCCTGCTGAAAGATCCGAAAGCCGGTGTCGGCATCAGCCTGTGCAACAAGGTGTTCAAAAACCCAATTCCGAAGTTTGAGGTACAGCTGGCGTCTCCGTACAAGGAGAAAGGCGACAAATACCCATTTAAACCAAATCCAAAGGCCAAGTGGCCAATGATCGGCAGTCTCAAACTCGATGGTCTCCGGGTTATCTGCGAAGTCATCGTGGACGAGGGTGAGGTCAATTTCCTGACGCGCACCGGCAATCCGATTACGTCACTCGATCACCTTAAACCAGCCATGCTGGAGCGGGGCAGACTCTCCGGCTTCAATCACATCTTCTTCGATGGAGAGGGCACTGCAGGTACATTCAACCAGTCAGTGTCGGCGCTTCGTAAGAAGAACGTGAAAGCCATTGGTGCCGTTTACCACATTTTCGATTTCTTCTTACCGGAGTGGCGTGCTCAAGCAAAAAGCAAAGAGTACCTGAAGACCGGTATGAAGCTGAAAGAGCGCCTGGCTATGCTGGTGGCGTTGTTCCGCAACACTTGCGTGGAAGATTATGCGCAAGATATCCACCTTCATCCGTTCTACATCATCCATAGCCACGAAGACTTCATCGAACGCTTCATGAAACGCCTGGACGATAACGAAGAAGGGGAGATGGGCAAAGATCCGAACTCTGTTTACGAGTTTAAACGTACCCGCAGCTGGTGGAAGTTAAAAGACGAAGATTCAGAAGATGGTGAAATTATCGACTTTGAGCCTGGCGACCCGGACTCTGGTTTTGCCAACACGCTTGGAAAAATTGTTATTCGCCTTGAAAACGGTGTGATTGTTCGTGCGAGCGGCATTAAGCATAAATATCTGGACGAGATCTGGAACAACAAAGAGAAGTACCGTGGTCGTATTGTCGAGGTTCATTGTCACGAGAAAACGCCGGATGGCAGCTTACGCCACCCACGACTGAAATGGCCGCGTTGCTTACGCGATACCGAAGATCGAATCGGAGATAAAGAATGATCGTATTAAGTAAACGGGAGAAAGAAACGCTTCATGAAATAAGTAAGTGGCCGGAGTTCCCTGAGTACTGGAAGCCTAAAACGCGAGCTAAGTTAGAGCGGTTAGGGTTGGTTGCAAACGTTTCTGAAACGTGGTGTTCGGCCAACTACCAGTTAACTGATAAAGGGAAAGTATTGCTACAGCAATTAGTAGAATCAGGAGCGTTAAAATGATTCCATACATCTCATTAGCTTTTATGGGTGGCTTCCTTATCGGCTTCGGCATCTGTCGTGATTTAATTAAGCAGGAACTTAAAACCAAAACACTGTGCATCGGAAAGCGTGTGTATCGGGTAGTTCATGAAACAAAGGTTAGAAAATGAGCAATTTAACTTCTTGGGACTGGTGGTTGGCCACCTATTTCTTAGCGGCCGGAGTCGCATTCGCCTTTTACGTAGGTCAGTTAGTCGTAAAACTGCTGCTGATTAAATTTGCCAGTCATAAACGTATCGATGATGGTCTGTGGCGTCTTGGCACCCTGGTGGAAACTCGCTACGGGCAACTTAAGGAGAACGAAACCATTACTATCCAAGCGAAACGATTCACTGCCACCATCACAAGAACACCTAGTCGTAGAGTGGCCTTGATCAAAAAAGTCACAACCGAATAAAAACATGGTGATAAGTATTTACTTACTTATCTTTTATGTATAAGATGACTTTGTTTTCGTTGAGACGCGACTGTTTGAACTTAAATACAAGTGCAAACGAAGAAGTCTATCTGGCAGTAGCCTAATAAGCCAAACACCAGCGAGGTCAGTTTCCAGCCTCGTTACCGAAATGGGACACACTGAGCGAGTGTGATTGCAGAACGCAGGAGGGAACATTCATGTTCCCTCCGATGAAGTAACAGAATGGGCGGTTGGTATATTTTCAACTCCATATGACTCCCGGATTCTTAGCCACTGACCGCCCATCCTGTTACGTCATTTTGTTCAATTATGTCGTTTATACTGGGTTAAAAAGCGGCGACGTAGCCCGGCTGGTATGGTTAGCCAGCACACAACGTTGAGGCCATTACATTTTTATCAATTCTAAGGTTCTATTCACAGAGATACCGGCGAGCGTTGATATGTAACATGTTGGGCAAACATTCAATCGGAGTAGTGGCCTCAACGTTGTGAAGACAGGATTGTTGTGTAGGTTTAACCACTGTTGCCATTGGTGCCTGTTTTCACAACAAATGATTCCATACATCACATTGTATAAATTACAAAGTAGGTGCTGTCCTCAGAAACATCATCTACTTAAAGATTTTGCCTTCTACTATTGAGCGAAGTCGAAAGCGTCTGGCACTAACGAAAAGTGCAAGTAGCGGTGCGTTTCCTGGCAGAAACTAAACCGTCGCGATTGGCACTGTTGAGTAATAAATACTGGCAGTGCTGAATTGATGGTGTAGCTCAGCGGTAGAGCAGTTGGCTGTTAACCAACTGGTCGGTGGTTCGAATCCACCCACCATCGCCAATTTAGGGGAGTTAGTCCGTAGGGGCAGCGGGGTAGACTGTAAATCTACTGTCATTGCGACTCGGGTGGTTCGACTCCATCACTCCCCACCAAATTGCCGGTTTAGCTCAGTTGGTAGAGCGTCTGCCTTGTAAGCAGGATGTCAGCGGTTCGATCCCGTTAACCGGCACCAACACAACAGGTAAGAGCATTGGGCGAATCGGCGATACTGACCCACAAGCCCGTAAATCGATAGAGTCAGACCAGTGCTCTTACCGTTGTGAGGAAGTGCAGCTCTTTGAAGCAACCAGAAGATAAGCATCTGGCTTCACAACACAACGATAAGATCATTACGGTTAATCGTCGTTCATGTGCACAATGACTGGTCGAAAGGTAGTGATCTTACCGTTGTGATGAATGCACAGGCTGATGTGCCGCAACTACAGTAGTGCGCGCTTTGCGGGGCTTGCTACAACCCTGTGTCGGAGTTCAGCACCGACCATCACAATAGCTGGAGAGTAGGGAGCATGGTGCTCAAGCGGTCTTGAAAACCGTCCCATTGCGCAAGCGATGATGGTTCGATTCCATTACTCTCCGCCAGACACAGCGTTGAGCGGTTTGGCCTTTTAATCACCCAGATTAAGACTCCGCTAACATAAACCAGACCGCTCAACGCTGTGATAGACAATTACGGCAGACGTTCTTAACCATAGCTTGCTAACATCCTAGCAACACTTTTTTTCAGCGCAAAATTCAAAGGGGCTTCGGCCCCTTTTTTGCAACTGAAAGAGTCAAGTCTACGAACTTTGTAGGAAGAAATAATGACCAGCAAAGATAACACACCACTAAAAGTCACCCCTGAACACATTGAACAACTCATTCAAAGTGAACATTATTTCACTGCATATGATGCCAGCCACGGGGATAACTTCATCTCTGTTTACAATTCAAAAACAGATATCGACAAAGGTCATGAGTCGTTAAAACTCTTAACGTTCTGCGTTATGGTTCTCAAAAATGGATATACCGTAACGGGAAAATCTGCGTGCGTAAGACCAGAAATCTTCAACTTTGATGTTGGTCGCGAGTACGCTCGAAAAGATGCTATCGATCAAATCTGGCCCCTGGAAGGCTATCTCCTGAAGCAAAAGTGGCATGAGGCAAAGCAATGACGATCACTATCTACGGACGAGATAACTGCTCATACTGCAAACGTGCGGTCGAGCTGGCGAAGCAACTAAAGGGACATGGCTACGGTGATTATGAGTACATCGACATCACCACTGCCGGTATCGACAAGGAAAAACTAAGTGAAATTGTTGGTAAACCGGTAGAGACTATCCCCCAGGTGCTGATCGATGGCCAGCCGATTGGCGGATACACAGAACTGGCTGCATACGTCAGCACCCTCTGATTTTAACGGCTCACAGGAGCCGTTTTTATTCCCACCAAACTCACTCCCATTTCCCTTAAAATTCAAAAAACAACGTCAAAATGATTCCATACCTACTATGTATGGAATCATTAGTAAAAATGAGTTACTTTTACTCTTGATCCTATAAGAATCTATGCCTAATATACTGTTTACTTATACAGTACATCGGCGTAACTCGGTGATTGTCATATGAAAAATAGCTTTGACAGAGCACGCGCTGCGGAGAACACCTCAAAAGAGGCGATAGAGTATCTCGAAAGAGCATCTCAAATGCAGGCCGTTATGATCTCGCAGGTTAGCAATGACATGAGATTCTCGGACGCATTCATGTTATTCACTCGCTTATCTCTGCTGATAACCAGACGTCGGCCAGAGATCGCTGTTCATTGTATTTTGATACATGTTTTGCCGCACATTGCCGATGTAAAAGTAAGTGACATTAATAGGTTCATGGTGAACCAACTGGTCAACCCACTAATACTGGATGGCAAAATTGTTATGGGCCGCCGCGTTTTCTCTCTGATGAAGCAGTTCCTTAGCTGGTGCGCCTTCCAGGGGATGATAGACGTGTCACCGTTAAACGATATGTCACTTAACAAAGTTGCCGGTGGCGCAAAGCCCACACCTCGCGAGCGGAAGCTGACCGACGCAGAGGTATGGGTGTTCTGGAATATATGGGACTACTTCAATGTGTGTGCTGGTACAAAATGGGCTGCCAGGCTATGTCTTGTATCCGCAAGACGACCTGACGAAGTACTGCGGGCTAAAAAAAGTGAGTTCAATCTTAAGCGTGGGGTTTGGAATCAAGGCAAGAGGAACAAATCTGCCCGTGAGCATTCTCTGCCTTTAAGCTCATTAATGCGCACTTGTATTGAAGAGTTGTTCGAATATGGTAAAGACAGCCAGTGGCTCGTGCCTTCGAATAAAAAAATCGGGAAAGACCTTCCTATGTCTAAAGTGGCAATAGCCCAGGCATTACGTCGTATTCTGGAACGACCAGAACTGATGGAGCTTGAGCCATTTACACCCCGAGACTTGCGCCGTACTGCGCGTAGTTACTTCCCAGCATTAGGCATAAGCCAGGAGGTATCACGCAAAATCATGAACCACAGTCTTGAGGGGATAGATCGAGTCTACGACCGGCACGATTATATGGACGAGATGCGAGACGCCTTAGAAAGTTTCTCGACGTACATCGCATCAATCGTAGAGCAACCGGATTTAGACGAAATTGACCACAAATTCAAGGGAGATCGTCTATCAACAGAGCTTATTCGTGTAAATTTTTCATAGAGACTTTATGGCCTCAACAACCTTTTGTGATGCGCCTTTCTCTTTACCGAATCGCTCGTTATATGCAGCAAGAACCTGTTTTTCGTCCTCGTTAAGAGGAGCGGTGCCTTCTTTGTATAAAAATGCTGCGAGTTCAGGTTGGCGTTCTTCCAGCACCATCATCATAAGACGACTTGGCTCAATACCCAGCGCCAGCGCCAACGGACGAACCTTATCGATAGGCAAAGGAATTTTGCCACTTTTAATTAAAGAAAGGTTGTTGGCATTTTTATAACCAATAAGTCTGGCTATTTGGGCCTGACTCATAGGTGAGGATTCAATCAACCCTGCGATAAAAGCAGCGTAGCGACTTTCTATAAATTCAATCTTGTTATCAGACATGGTTACAACCTTTGCGCGTTCAATTCTCTCTGGTAAGTGCTTACCGATATTACATCAAAGGTTAGGGTTGTAAAGCTATTATCATTTTTTTCGATAGGCACTTAAAAGACCGGTTAAAGGCCATTGCACGGAGAAAAATTAGCCCAAAACAGGTAAGAAAATCAACTTGCATATGATATGAATGTATTCAGTATTGATACAAATTTTAGTAGTATTCCTTACCATAGTATAAGTTAGAATGGATTGATTGAATGAACACCACTATTTCCAGCCTAATCGCTCTTGAGATCGGACACGTACAGAAATTAGCTGATGAGTGTGTAGCTGACATCCTCACCGATCTACCGAATGAGCAGATTCAGGTTGGTGTGAATGACACAACTGGCTTTATATTCGAACTTAACAACAAACGCTTCACGCTTCTCAATACCGGCTCCTGGTCTTTAGCCGTCAGAATCTGTTAACCCCTCTTCTCCCTGCGCGAATGGCTTAGTTCCCTGTTCGCGCAGTGCTACATTAAACACACTAGTAAATAATTTGTTTTCATAACAAAGGATTAGCCATGTCTAAAAAACGTTCCATCAAAGAGGTTCAGGACTTCCGTGACAGTGTAAAACGAGTAGTCGCTCTCCTTTCAGGTAAAAACATCCCTGTTGCAGAACGAGGGGACGACGCTTATGTACGCTATAACGATGATGGAGAGCCAATTCTCGTAAACATCCCATCAATCCCGGATAACGCAACACCGGCATTGATGAATGCTGTGCGCGGATTTCTCGATCATGAGGTTGCTCACATTTTGTTTACCGATATTCGTGTGTCCAACAAAATGAGAGAAAAAGGACGCGTTCCTTCCTGGTCGCTATGGAATGCCTTAGAAGACGTGTTCATCGAGCGAAAAATGGGTCAGGTCTTTAACGGAACAAGACGTAATCTGATGGCAACTCAGCGCCTTATAATCGAAAAAGTCTTTAAACCAAAGGCTTCAGAGGCTATTGCTTATTGTGGCAAAGATCAGCGCGCGCTTTTTCTAAACTTCTTTCTCTGTCCGGTTGTAAGAGCCTGGGATGGCCAAGCACCGTTCGTAGATTTCATGGATGAATATTGGCCTGTCATTGAGAAACCAATTTCATTATTAAAAGAACATGGTATCGATGTGGCCGTGCGTAACATGTCTTGCACCGAGGATTGTGTAAAGGTGGCTGCGATCATAGCTAAGATCCTCAAAGACAGTGAAAGTGAAAGCAAAGGTAAGGAGTCAGCTCCGGGAAAAACTTCCGATCCTTCAGACGCTGACCAGACGGATGCCTCTGGAGAAAACAATGAAGACAACGAAGATCATGAGACACCCTCAGCGTTAGATAATCACAAATCTATCAAATCAGAATCACACAGTAAGCACAAACATGATAATAACGACGATGATGATTCAGATAATTCTGAATCATCAGAAACAATATTCGATGATACAGAAAATGATAAAGAGGTATCAGATTCTGATGCTTCTGATAACGCGGTGTCAGAATCATTTACCGCTGACCACGAAAAAAGAAAAACGACAGAAGACGGCTCTTCAGATATCCCAACTCCGTCAAAAATGAGTCTGGAAGAGGCTTTAGAGGAGCTGGATAGCATAGAAGATGAAGTCGGAGGCATGACAGAAGATGCTCTATCCGAAACGATTAAAAGCGAGTTAACAGAAAGCTCGAAAAGCGAATACAGGCCATACAATCGCTCATACGACTTCATCGGCTCGATTGATCAGGCAGAAGCCCATATCAAACGGCTTATTAAAACATTCTCCGATATTGATTTAGGAGGATGTCCAATCAGCCGCTATCGCATCGTTCCTGAAGGCAACCAGCTCTTCGACAAATATATTGAAAAGCATCTTTCGTCAGGTGTTTCGTCGACGCTGGCAAAAGACCTGGAGCGAGCAATAGCAAGCAGAAACAGAGTTCAGTTTATACCGGGCCAGCGTCGGGGGCGCATTCATGGTTCTAGTATCTACAGATTAGCAATGAATGATGATCGCGTGTTTCGTAAAAAAGAAGAATCTAAAGCCGTTAACGCCTGTGTTCAACAAGTGATTGATTTATCAGGTTCAATGAGGGGTATAACGATACAATTGGCTCTTGCAAGTGCATATACCATCGCCGATGCCCTTGATCGAATAAATGTTCCCAACATTATCACCGGCTTCACTACATTTGGTAGTCATATGGCGGCAGGAGAACTTAAGGCTGTCAAGTATGAGTTCTCTCGCTTTGAATCTTTAATGCTACCTATCATCAAAAATTGGAATGAAAAGGTAAATTCTCGCGAAGTTCGCTCACGTATGGGGTGCGTAGGCTACACATTCCCACTTCTTAATAACGTGGATGGTGAAAGCATAGCCAGCCTTGCATCGTTATTTTCCGGTCGCATGGAGGACAGGAAGATCATGCTTGTTCTGAGCGATGGCGAGCCGTGGGCTGTTGGGAGAGGTTTTGACGCTCATTTGCGTTCGGTTGCGAAGCAAATTGAAACGCAGACTGACATTGATTTGATGGCAATTGGCATCATGACTGACGCACCGGAGAGATTTTACTCAAATCATGCCCTGGTAACGAGCGTTGATAGTCTTGGTTCATCTGTAGTTACTGAACTATCTCGTATCATTTTGAAGTGAATAAAACAGCCTTGATGATAAGTAACTACTTACGATAGTTAATGGTATATTTATATAAGAAGTTGAACGCTCATTAGAGAACAAAGGAAAAACGCATGACGACTACTGCACTGCAAAATGAAAAAAATCATTCTGATTACCTTGTTTGCAAGTGGTGCGGCAAATCATTTCACTATTTTAAGTCCCATGTAGCCAATGGTAATTGCGAGGGCATTCCTGAGTCAGTAAAAGATGCCGATCCTGACACCGTACTGAAAATGTACACAACGCAGTTTCCAGATGAACCAACGCTATCGAAAAAGGCACTTGATGCAATTCAAGCTAAACGTGCCGAGCAAAAAAGCGAAATGGCCAAATCTTCTGGCTTGACCAGTAGCCCTGGCTACACAGGCACAGTTGAGTACAAGACAGATCTGGTCGCAGCTCACGAACTGCTAAACGTAACGGTGGAAGAACTCGGAACAAAACGTGGGACGCCGCTCATGGTTAGCGTCAACGTCAATACGCCGTATCCAGAGTTCGTTCCAGAAGTGAAGAAGGGCTACGTATATGGCGACTTCGAACTGATCAAAGATATTTTCATGATGCTTGAACTTGGCATACCTGGCTATTTGTGGGGTCATGCAGGAACAGGCAAATCGACATTGCCTACACAGCTATGTGCTTTGCTCAATCGTCCGTTGATCCGTGCCCAACATACAGCATCAATGGAAGAGGCACATGTTACGGGGCAAATTCTGGCGCGTGATGGCTCTACGTATTTCGAGCCTGGCTTGCTTGCGCTCGCAATGAAGCATGGCTGGGTTTACCTCGCGGATGAATACGACTTTGCGTTTCCACAGATTCTTGGCGTGTATCAGCCAGTGCTGGAAGGTGAAGCGTTGGTCATCAAAGAGGCGACTCCAGAATGGCGTCGCATTACTCCGCATGACCGGTTTGCTTTCATTGGCACTGGCAACACGAACGGATCTGGTGATGAAACCGGCTTGTACCAGGGTACAAACATCCAGAACGCCGCGAACTTTTCGCGTTTTGGCATCGTTTCGAATGTGAAATACATGAGCAAAGAGGCAGAGATCAACATGTTGATAAATGCCGGCATCGTGGATGAATACGCAGAAAAGATGGTTAAGTTTGCCGGTATCGTTCGCGATGGATACGAAGAACACCTTATCAGTCAGCCAATTGGCCCTCGTGAACTTTTGTTGTCGGCCAAGATTGGAATGATGCGAGGCGACTTTGTGACAGGTATTGAGCGTTCTTTCATTAACAAACTCCCTTCAGCTTCTGCACAAGCGGCTCGTGAAGTTGTTCAAAAAATATTTGGTTGATCGTGCGTAAAGGATGTTTCGGCTCTCTTATCGCGGCTTCTGAAACTGGTAAGGCTTGTCTGGTATGTCCAGACAAGCCCGATTGTCACCAATCAGCAAAAGAAGTTGCGATTTCGATGTATGGGAAGTTCGTAGGCTTCCCCAATGACAAAATCAAAAAAACCATAAAGGTAAAAACACATGAAAGCACTGATGGTTCGAACTGACTTCTCACTTGGGGAGTCGGCTCTAAAAGCAGAAAACGCGGTGAAGATTGCCAGAGAAGCTGGCTACACCGCTGTAATTTCAGCAGATAGCATGAATATTGCGAGTGTTATTCCACTACAACGTGCCGCTGGTGACGACATGGCGGTTATTTGTGGTGTGAAACTAAATATCGTTGATGATCCCACATACGAGCACCGGGCTAAACTTGCTAAAGAATCTATGAGATGTATGGAATCATTAGAGCGGGGACGTAACTACTCGTTTACCGCTCTAATTAAAAATGAGCAAGGATATCGCGACATCTGCGAACTAATGACGGTGGCCAACACACGAGAACAGTTCTACTTTGTACCGCGTCTCTCGCTCGAACAGTTGGTTTCTACATATGCCAAAGGCAACATCATCCTGCTCACTTCCGACATCGGTAGCGTGTTCCAACGCAACGATTTTGCAAAAATCATAAGCTCACTGATTACAGCGGGCGGGAAAGACAACTTCTATAGCGTGGTTTATCCGCACCCTACCCCATTCTACGACCAGATTAACGTCCGAGCGATGAAAGTAGCCAGCGCACTGAAAATAGAGCCAGTAGCGTTCTATCCCGCTTATTACGAATCGATCGACGATGCAGACATTAAAGACATTGCGCACATGGTTACGAACAACATAAAAATCGACCAGCCGCATCGTCTGCGTATACCCCACCAGCGAGATAACGCCGTCAATGGTCGCCGCCATCTCCTTGAGGCGCTTAAAGCCTTCTCCGTTCGCATGGATGTGCCGGTAACAGCTGCAATGGCCTCAACAACGCAGGACTCCATTATCGAAGCCTGTACATGGCGCTGGCATGAATTGCCACCAGCACTGCCCAAGATGGCAGACGACGAACCTGCAACGCTGATGAAACTGGCTGTTGCAGGGCTGCGTAAACGTCTTACCACAAAAGAGTTTGGATACACACCACCGGCTTCTGAGAACAGGGTTTATGTTGAGCGACTTAAGTACGAAATGGACACGCTTACTCGCCTGGGATTTTGTGGTTACTTCCTGATGGTACGCGATCTGATGAATCACAGCCGTGAAACTGGCATTCCTGTCGGGCCTGGTCGTGGTTCCTCCGCTGGCTCTTTGGTGGCATGGTGCATAGGCATAACCAACGTCGACCCTATCCGTCACGGTCTTCTGTTTGAACGTTTCATCAACCCTGAGCGTCTCGACTTGCCAGATGCGGATTTGGACTTCAGCCAGGCACGTCGCCATGAGGTGATCGAGTATCTGAATGAACGCTACGGCGAAGATTACGTTGCAGGCATTCCGAACTTCACCTACCTGGGCGCAGCCTCTGCACTACGTGACACCGCTCGTATTTATGGTGTGGAGTCCGCAGATATGGCGGTATCAAAAGAACTGAAGAACGTCGAGGATGATAGCCTTCCATTGGAAGAGCTGCGCGAACAACTGGCAAGTCTCGACAAATACGCAACAAAATATCCTGATGCATTCAATGCAGCCTGCAAGTTACAAAGCCTTATGCGTGGCTTTGGTAGACATGCGGCAGGGATGATTGTAGCAGGTGTTCCTCTGACAGAACGTACACCGGTTGAGCGCCGTGGTGACGCGCGTTGTATCGCATTTGATAAGCGTTACTGCGAGGCTATGGGCCTAATTAAGCTGGACGTGCTTGGCCTGGCAACTCTCGATTTGCTCGATAGTGCAAAACGCTACATAAAAGAGAACACAGGTGAAGATATCAATCTTGATGCCATTTCTCTTGAAGATCGCAAGGTGCTGGATGGTTTTGCTGCAGGGTATACACAGGGCGTATTCCAGCTGGAGTCCGGCCCCATGCGCAAGCTGCTTAAAGATCTAGGCGGTGGCATTGAGCCAATGAGCTTTAAAACCGTTGTCGCCACGACCGCACTCTTCCGACCTGGCCCGATCCAATCCGGCATGTTGGACGACTATGTCTCCGTGGCCAAAGGCTTCATGGCTCCACATTCAATTCATCCGCGTCTTGAGGAAGTCACCCGGGAGACTAATGGTGTTTTGCTCTATCAGGAACAAATCATGCAAAGTTCCCGAGTACTTGCCGGGTTCTCTATGGCCGAAGCAGACGCTCTGCGTTCCGCTATCGGTAAAAAGAACATGGATAAGATGAAAGCGATCGGCAGCGATTTTGTAGAACGAGCACAAGCAGGCTGGGTGACACTGTCACTCAAAAATGGAGGTACTGTAGAGGTTCACAAACACGCAAAACTGGATTGCTCAGACGGTAAGCGTAGAAGCTACAGCGAGGCTATTAGTGACGGCATAGACTACGTGGAGATCGTCTCTGAACAAGAAGGTCTCAGTAAGGAAAAAGCCCAAGAAATATGGGACGCCTTTGAGAAGTTCGGTGGATATGCCTTCAATAAATCACACTCCGTTGCTTATTCTTTAATCAGTTATCAGTCTATGTGGCTAAAGACGCACTACCCTGCTGAGTTCTTCGCAGCTGCGCTCACCATTCTGGGCGAGGATAAGCATCAGGGGCTGGTGAAGGATGCGCTGACCTATGGCATTCGCGTATTGCCACCAGACGTTAATGTGTCATCTAACCGAATTGAGATCCGCACACTCGAAGACGGCAGTCAGGCACTGTATGCGCCATTCTCTGCTGTGAAAGGCTGTTCTGAAAATGGTTGTCAGGCAATTATGCGTGCGCGTGAGAAAGTTGGTGGCAAATTCGAGTCAGTGGCACAATTCGATGAAGCGGTCGAGAAGCGTGCATGTAACAGTCGTGTACGCGAGTCGCTTCATAAAGTAGGGGCTTTTGCGTCAATTGAGCCAGGCAGTCTGCCAGCAACTGATCCTGAACGACTGCGCGACCAGGCTGAGCTGATGGGCAATCTCATCATTGACGCTGTTAAAGCATCACGTCCGTTCGAAATGAATCCTAAGCGTTCTGCCGAAATCAACGTACTCATGACACGTATGGCGGATGAAATGGGCTTGGGTGAGGAGTTGATACGCCCGACTATTGGTATTAAACCCAAAATCATGATCATTCTGGACAATGCGAACGGCAATGACGCTCGTACCGGCTACTTCATGGAGAACGGATACGACGACTTTAAGGCAAAACTACTGACAGTTGGAGATCTGCGCATGGGCGATCTTTATGTCACGGGTGTTTGTAAGAAGGTTAAGGACAAAGAGAAAGACTATACCAAAGACGAGATAGGCCAGTTCACAGACTTTATGCGGGAAGAAATTAATCTTGTACGACCAACCTACATTTTGACGTGTGGTAGTCGTTCAACCGCACTATTTAACAATAAGAGTAAACCATCAGATCTGATTGGTCGTAAGGAGTACTTCCCAGAGCTTGATGCAACCGTCTTCTACGGATTTAACCCGAATATCCTGTACTTCCGACCGGAAGAAGGAGAGCGACTGGAGGCCATTCTGGCTGATATCGCGGAGACAATAAATAAGTAATAAAGAAAACCCGCCTGTTGGCGGGTTTATAAAGAATTATGGCGCTTGTTGAGGAAGTCACTCCTCTTACGCACTTTGTTTTGCCATGCCGGCAGTTAGCTTCTGCCTTTGACTATTCATGCGGCAACCCCGCATTTCGCCACAATGGGCAATTCACTTTTATGGAATAAACTGGCCGTTGTGTCGATTTAATTAGCATGGCCTTACCATGCTAATTTATTCAACTTGTACAATCCTACAAATCTATCCACTCAGGCTTACACCGTCTTCGTTATTGTAGAAATGAGGATCATCAGCGTTGAATCAGCTTAGAGCAACGACATTTGCTGCTGCTGGGCCTTTAGCCCCATTCTCGATAGAGAATTCGACCTGCTGGCCTTCTTCCAAAGTGCGGAAATTATTACTCTGAATTGCCGAAAAATGTACAAAAACATCTTTACTGCCATCAGCAGGAGAAATAAAGCCAAAGCCTTTATCAGAGTTAAACCATTTTACTAAACCAGTCATTTTATTAGACATAGATATTACCTTCTTAATTTTGTGAGCCACATAGTGCGGCGAGAATTTGATCTGTATAGATTGGGACTTACTTAGGCACTTAAGGAGGAGACTCACGAAGAAGGGAAATCAGAAGATAACACTGAACTGAGACTGCTTTACTAAAACTGCTTACATAAGGTCTGTCTTGCAAACCAACGATGCTATTAACGCATACCCCTTCTTTTCATGCAACCTTTATTTTTCAAAGATAACTAATTTTTGTCACCATTGGTTTAGTAAACGTTAACGAACCAGACGATGCCAGACACCTTTACAGAGAACAGATGCCCGCCAATTGGCGGGCATCATTATGCGCATTTCGCAATATCTTTGCGGCGTTTAATCAGTTTCTCCGCAATTTGCTCTATTTCGTTGAAATCTTTCGAGACGCTGTTTCGAAGCGCCAGATTCCATTTACTCAAAGTTCGGGCATTTTGGACAATTTGATCGCCCTCTTTAAGTCGTCCGTTATTCATGAGCCATTCAGCCACATCAGCCCAATCCCAGAGAGGAGACTGGCCTTTTATGCGTTGTACAGGGCAAGGGAAGTCGCCGCTTCCGCGCTTACCGTCTTTGAGCAACGCCACTGCCTGGCGAGACAGGTCTGTCAGTTCCGCGATATCGCTTAAGCCCACAAGAGCCGAGTCGACGGATTCAACAATTGCACCGATACCGGCTGATTCAATATTGTCGACCGCAGATGCGATAGCTGCATCAAGTGATTGTGCTTCGCGGTCAAATTCTACATAGACGGAGTTTCCATATGCGCAAATTAGCGCATCGTCACAGCCGTTTTGGTACAGCGCGTCTTCCAGTCCTTCCGTCTCATACGATACGCCTGAGAGCGTCAGAGTGAAGTTATAAAGCGCCATAGTTTTCCTTTGAAGATAGTTGGACAGTTTCTGCAAAAGGCGGCTAATGCCGCCTTGAAATCATTTACAACGATCAACCATTCGTTTGATCTGTTTGGCATGGTTTTCGGGATTACCCGGAGTCGACCATACGCTCATTTGGTGAGTTTTGTGTTCACCTTCTGGATTACCGCATCGCAGTCTGCAAAAACAATGTGCAGCACCACCAGCTGCTACCCAGATCCAGCCTTTACTTAATGCATAGTCAATGGCTGCTTGAATATGCTTATTCGGATGTTGCTTCATTCGCCTCCGATAATAGTATTCTATTCACAGTGTTGACATCTGTCAACGGCGACTGAATTTCATCCGTTCATGCCACACCCCCATCCATCTCATGTATGTGACCTAAAGATGGTCAGCACAGCTTACCAAAATAAGACAACTAATTATCTTCGGTGATCTCAATATTTTCCCCTGAACAAAGTTGACATGACGCCATAAACCCGTTCTCTGTTTGATATAATTGATACAGATTTTATAAGTAGGAACCTATTAGAGTGAACACTGATATTTTTTCTAAAATCATGGCCGATCTGGAGTTCGACCGCGACAACCTTGAGGAAGTATGGCGTAAACAGCCACGGCTTTTAATGGAGTATGGGTCAAAACTAGCGCAGGCAGATCGAGATGTCGCAGAGGCAAAACTTAACCTTGAAGCTGTTGAAGCAAAGCTATACGACACAGAGCGTAAGAACTTGAGTATGAACGGCATTAAGTTCAACGAGTCTGTACTGGACGCTAAGGTTAAAACAAACCCACAGTATCTGTCTAAACGGCAGAAGTTGGATGAAGCACGGCACATCGCAGACATATACAAACATGCTGTCGCCGCCTTTTCGCATCGCAGAGACATGATCGTTCAGGCGTCAAAGATGGCCATCGTTGAATTAGAGCGATTAGGCTCTGAACGCTTTATTACTCCCCGTTGATTTTTGATAGATAATAAGTAAGTGCTGATCTATCATTTAACAGCTCGAAAGAGCCACGAATGAACGAAAGCCCAACGCGCATAGCGCCATCGGCCAAATCACAACAAGGAGAAACACATGTCTAAGACATTACTTGATTTGCTTAACAAAACTCGTGAAGACATTGCCGCCAAACGTGGTAACAACGTTGATCTGACTCGCTTAAAAGATGGCGTCAACTATATCCGTATCTTCCCGAATAAGGACGACCCAAACGGTAAGTTCTTCCAGACTTTCGGTATGCACTACGTTAAGTATCAGAACGAGGAAGGTAAAGAAGCAACCATCGCTTATATTTGTGAGCAACATACTCATGGTCGCGCTTGTCAGCTATGCGAAATGGTGATGGAAGGTCGCGCTCGTCACAAGGGTAACAAAGCAATGGAAGAACGCATCGGTCAAATGCGTGCCACTCCTCGCTACCTGGTCAACGGCATTCTTTCTGCTCGTGAGGATTTCGCAGATGCTGAGAAATGCCAGTTAATCGAGCTGCCGTCTACTGTATTCGATGATATCTGCAAAGCAATCACCGAAGACATCGCTGATGATATCGGCAATCCACTGAGCAAAGAGGAAGGCTACGCATTCCTGATTAAACGTACTGGCTCTGGTCGCGATACCAAATATGACGTCTCGCCTAAGCGTAAAGTCTACAAAGGCGATATCGAAGATAAATTCTGGAACACCCAGCATGATCTGATCGCATACGCAAATCAGGCTGATGAAACTCGTCTTCTGTCGACAGTTCGCACTATGGGTCGTCTGATTGGCATCGCTGCACCAACTGCCGCAGCATCTGCACCAGCAATTTCCTCAACCGCGAAAACATCGGCTGCGGCACTACCTGGATTTGGCTCTGTCACTGGTCATACAGAAGGAGCGACGGCTGTAGCAACCGCGCACACACCGGCTTCTGAACCAACCAGTCTGGTTGATGAAGAAATCCTCCGTGCCGTTGAAACTGAATTTAAACCAGAGGCAAGTTCCGCTGCCGTTGCCGTATCAGTCAAAGAGTCTGAAGCAGTCGCAGCGACATCTGTAGCAACCGCATCTGCGACGGAAGATGAAGGTCTGGATGACCTACTGAGAGAGCTGGACTCTCTGTAATCCCATTACGTGACCAGTAAGGCGTCTACGGACGCCTTACTTTTTGGAAGGAATGTACCGGTGAATTATCTCTTCGTAGATGGCAATAGCCTGGGTTATTACCACCAACAATCTGACAAATTGCACAACGGCGAAATGGAAGTACAGGCTGCTTTCGGCTTTGTTAAGAACGTCCGTCGTTATGCCTCCATCCTCCATGCCCGACCTATGATTCTTTGGGATGGATTTAGTGACAAGCGTCGCGACTTTTACCCGGACTACAAGGCAAATCGCGACGACGATCCTGATATGAAAAAGATGAAGGAAGGCTTTGCTATCCAGAAGCCATACATCCTCAAAATGATGACCGCGCTTGGAGTTACCCAACTCATTGCAAAAGATGCAGAAGCGGATGATCTGGCCGGGCTGCTGGTATCCCGCATGGCACCGCAGCCAACCGTTGAACACATCTATCTGTTAACAGGCGATAGCGACTGGCTTCAGTTAGTTCGCGAAAACGTAAGCTGGGTAAGCCTGCGCGAAGACGCCAAAAACAAGCAGGTTAATTTTGAGCAATTTGCGGAGCTGACAGGATTCGCTACTCCTCGCGCATTTTTGGAAGCAAAAGCATTACAAGGCGATAAATCGGACAACATTAGCGGTGTTGGTGGCATTGGTGCTGGCGGTGCGAAAGAGCTGCTGCATGAATGGGGAAGTGTCGCAACGATGGTACGCGGCATCAACGACGGCTCAATCGTGGTTGACAAAGGACGCCATAAGACCGCCTTCAACAAACTAGCGAAGAATGCCTTCAACGAGAAAACAGGCTGTCGAATGCTCGAAGCGTTCAAGAGAAACATCACGCTAATGAACCTGATTGAGACGAAGTTTCCGCCTACCGAAATCGAAACAATCAAAGGCAATCGTGACGTGAAAGCATTCGAGCAACTGTGCTACGAGCTGAATTTCCGTTCGTTCCTTGAAGACCTTGAAGTGTTTGTTCTTCCATTCGAAAGGTATTGCTAATGCTTAAATCGATTATTAATGGCGCTACAACCACCCCCACCCAACTGGCAAAAGAGATTGTCTTTTATCACGGTGAGTACGCTGTCATCGCACTGCCGTCAATTCTAGGCGCTGCCGGAATGAAAGCGACAGATCGCGAGTTTGGATTAGTCAGCGAGCAGGTCGTAAAAATCCTCGCTCGTGTATCCAGACTCCTTAATCACGATGCGATTGTATTCGACGAATCCGCCGCTTTAAAACGAATCAACGAAACAAAAGGAGCCTGATCATGGCAAAAGGAAAATCCGCACTGGCACTTGCTCTGAAAAAGAAAATCGGTAGCAACGACGAAATTCAGAAAGTAACTCATTGGATTGACACAGGCTTTCCTCCGTTAAACAAAGCTATTTCCGGTCGTTACGATGGCGGTTTCCCATGTGGTCGTATCGTAGAAGTATTCGGGCCACCAAGCGCGGGGAAATGTGTTACCGCAGACACCATGCTGCTGACGGAGCGTGGAATGGTAACAGTGAAAGAGTTGTTTGAGATTGAAGGGTACAAAGCGACATGCACTACTCGCGATGTAGAGCATAACGTTGGACTCATCAATGAAAATGGCGTGATAGAGAAGACCTCACACCTGACATGGAACAACCGTCGCAAATTCAAGCGTATTAAGCTGGCATCAGGCGGTTATATCGAGGCTACGTTCCGTCACCCAATCCGTGTGGTTGACGACTTAGGTAATGTCGTCTGGCGACATGCTGAAAAAATCAGTGTAGGCGACACGATTCCTTCAATGGTTGGCACACATCAATTCGGCGATCAGCACCTGGATGCCAATATCGCAAAACTGATGGGCTATTTAATTGCTGACGGATACGTGGCCTCTGAAAATTCAGTGAATTTTTCTAACACAGATCCTTTCATCAAGGATGAGTACTACCGCCTCATTTCGCTGGTATCAGACAAGATGCCAGTTACGAGAAAACATAACGGCTCGGAAGACCATGTGCTGTTTAGCAAAGAGGTGCGTTCGCTGCTTTTTAAAGAATATGGTCTGGAGTATGAGAAAGCTGCTGGCAAGCAGGTTCCGTTGAGTGTGCGTCGCGCCAATAGCGAGGCTCAAATTGCATTCCTTCGCGGCTACTTTGAGCTGGAATGCCACGTCAATGATGGTCGCTGCATTGAGGTTGTGAGCGCGAGTGGGCTGCTGCTACAGCAAATTCGCCTCATGCTCCTGAATCTGGGGATTACGTCAACTATCTCTGAAAAACACGTCGCAGGTTATAAAAACATATATTACCGGCTGTCATTCAGTGGCTCTAACTACGACCTTTTCCTGTCAACGATTGGGTTCGAGTCTCCGGCTCGTTTAGCAGTGGCAACCAAACGGGACATTAGTTTTGACCGCACTTATTTAGGCTACGTTCCGCACATCAGCGGCTTAGTGAAATCACTCTACGAGTCACTCACCAAGACCTCTCGTAAAGACTACGTTCTGGTAGATCACGTTATTGGCCGCGGCGATCGTGTCGGAATAGACAAACTGCGAGAAATCTATGTCTCCTTCATTGGCAGAAAGAATCGTTTTAACGAGCATCTGTTTGCACAACTGGCAGCGGTAATTGACTCTAACTTGTTCTACGACGAAGTCGTGGCTATTGAGGAAGGTGAAGCACCAACGTTCGACGTAGCGATGCCGGAAACACACTCTTTCTGGTCTAACGGGATTATCAGCCACAACACATTCCTCGCGACGGCTGCGATGGTGTCAGCACAAAAACAGGATGGTCTGGCCGTATTCCTTGACCACGAAAACAGTTTCGACGTTGGTCTGGCGGTAGCGAACGGACTGAACGCCGACGAAGACGACGGTCAGTGGGTATACAAGCAGCCAGATACCTTCGAAGACTCTGTAGAGTTGATCGGCACAATACTTAAATTGGTTCGTGATGAAGAGCTTATCCCCGAATCAGCACCTATCTGTATCGTGGCTGACTCTCTTGCGTCTATGGTTCCGAACTCCAAAGCCGAGAAGTTCGAAAAGATGGCTGAAGGCACTGCCAAAGACAAAGATCAGCTAAACATGAACGACAATACGGCACTGGCTCGTGCGACGAGTGCGAACTTCCCTACTCTGGCTTTGTGGGCACGCAAATACAACGCCTGCATCATCTTCTTGAATCAGGTTCGCACAAAAATCGGTGTAATGTTTGGCGACCCTACTACGTCGCCAGGTGGAGATTCACCGAAGTTCTACGCTTCTGTACGTATCCGTCTTGGTGCATCGGTGATGAAGGATGGTAAAGAGAAGATCGGCCAGGACGTAGGCGCAGAATGCATCAAAAACAAAGTTGCACCACCGTATGGCAAATGCACCTGGAAATTCTACTTCGATCCTACTCGTGGCCTCGACGTTATCGAATCGCTCGTCGAGTACATGCTGGAAGAAGGATACCTGCCAAAGAACGCCAGCGGGCGAGTTGAAATTGGTGACAAGAAATACACCAAATCGCAGATCGTCGAGATGTATCGGGAGAAGCCACTGGCTGAAATCATTGCGGCTTTGCAGGCAATCGACGACCGAAGAGCAAAAGACAACCCCACCGAGTCAGTAGAAGAGTAAACACAAGGCGTCCACAGGACGCCTTTTTTATCGCAATTATCTTATTAAGAAAACAATTTGTTTAAAAGGATAAGAAAACATGACAGCTATTAAGAAACTCTACGATGCCGCAAACGTGGCTCTGGATGTTATTGATGATGAAGTAGCAAAAGGCTTTCCTGAACCTGATTGGGCGCATCAGCTACGAAACGCTATCGCAGAAATGACCCCACCAGATCCAACCCCCGACGAGACAGACTGGCAGCGATTCATCCGTATGTACGCTCAGGAAATAGGTCCAACGCCAACGGCAGAGCAGGCAATGCTGCTGAAATACTTCAAAGAGGCGGGAGAGGATTTACCAATTGATGACTCAGCATATTGGTTCCACTGCGCATGGCGTAAGTATGACGTGATATTCACACAAGGCATGGGAAGCAAAGATATGGTTGTGTGGCATCTACTCCATATAGACACAGCCGTTGACAGAGTTATTGAACAGTTTTTCCCTAAACAAGAAGATTGATCGCCTATTCATAACTAACAAAATAAGTAAACACTAACCACAAAAGGAAAAACACATGAGAGTTTTAGTTCGAATCGTTACCAGCACTGTCTATGACGTGTTTCCGCTTTTTATGGTCAAAGCTGATGGCCTTAACGACGAAGAAACTGACGCGCTGATCCAGCGTATTCTCGTTGAATATACAGGTCATGACGCTGTTTCAGTGATAGTTGATGATGATGGTGTTTGTTGGCATAACGGCAACTGTTGGTACGTAGAAGAGACTCAACAAATCAGTGATGAAGATGCCGCACATCTTGAGCGTATTTTAAGCATCAGCACTTTTGAGTGAGTTTATAGTAAAATTTATATAAGTTAGTATCTACCTATCATGAAGATTTTTATTGAATACTTGTTACTCATCGTTTCAATAGCTTTTGTCATCGACTGCATTTTCACCGGTGTCATTCGTAAAGTCTTTTCCCCGGTGAACGACGTAGTCATAAACGCTTTGGCTATCGTGCTCGTATTTAATTCAGCATTTGATGTAATCAAAGAGGTGGCAGCATGAAGGCCATCCCATTCGCTCTGTTGTTCCTTTCCTCGATCGTTGTGGCCGACACCACTGTTTATCAGTGTGAAATGTCTGTAGCCGACGTTAAGAATGGCGCTCTTACCGACGTCATAAAAGCACCATATGGAGCGATGGTCGTAGACAGCGGCGACCAGTTCTATGTTGTGCGTGACGATCGAGTATTGTCATCCCCATATCTCACAAACCGTAATGGCAAATTAACCGGCGTCGGAGAAGACCACTTCGTATACAACAAATACAAGGGCTTCTATGGCGTTCACGCTTCTCAGCAAAGCTACCTTTTCGATGACTGCAAGGAGGTTGGATAATGGCATTAACACTGGCAGGTCTGGAAATCGAGAAAACAAGCGGATACTGGCGTGCTAAGGGTTTCAAGCAGTCTGGCATTCTTGAGCGTCTGGAACGTGAAGATGGGTATATCGTCCACCAGCGGCGTGAATGGCGTATGTACGATCCAGAAACAGGAAAACTGACTACAAAAGCCGGAACACTTTGGGGTCTGTTAAAGAAAATACACTAAATGCAAACTGACTGCGGAACGTGCCGCAGTCATATTTCATAGTCGTCACCGCTAACAGCATACACAATCAACTACCGCTGATAGCATATCGAGAGTCTATCTCACCGCTCACAGCATACTTTACTCGATTTTTTACCGCTGACAGCATACTTAAGACATTGCATGAATAATGTGTACCGGTATGGGTATAACCAGAACAAAATTACCGCTGGCAGCATACGAAGGTCTGACATATACCATTAATTACCGCTGATAGCATATCCAAACAAAAATTCCTCAATAAAACACCGCTGACAGCATACGTTCTATCAGGGAGCAGCAGGCAATAAATGCCTTTCACTACAAGCAATCAGCGCAATGGGAATAGAATGTTAGTGAGCGCAAACCTATATGGAATGCACTCTTCGAGGTTAGTAACCACTGGGGAGGTATAAAAGAGCATTGAGTGGTGATAGATGATTTACCGCCCACAGCATACGTTCATCTCACTATACCGCTGGTAGCATATCTTTAACCGTTCACAGCATACTTTTCAGAAAAATAGCCGCTGATAGCATACATTTCACCGCTGACAGCATATCAAAGCAGTTTGAGACTATTGGAAAGGATCTCAATCATCTTGATATTTTCAGGCGTCAAATTCTGCGAAAGTTCAGTTATCTTGTTGATAATGTTCTGTTTAGCATCAATTTCCCCGGCTTTCTCATCTGGTTTTTTGGGTTCGATGTCTTCAGGTTTTGGCGGTGCGACTTTAAGTTTTGGATTGCGGCTGTGAATCTGGATATAGATCGACCGCCCACGCTTAATCTCGCTGTATTCGAGATAGCCCAAATCTTGGAGAGCTTTTAAGCCGTTACGTATAGTCTGATTCTGCGAGCTGACATTCCTGCTACTCAAATTGAGTCGCGCACGCAATCGAGCAAGCGATACCGGCGCAGGCTTGGTTGGAAGACTTTCGATGAAGGTGTACAGAGCCTGTGCTGTTTCTTTGCGTGGTAGCTTATTGATAACCTTTAACTGCAAAAGAACCTTATGGTCAAAGCGATATAGTTCGGCCAGCTTCGGTTCTGCATAGAACACCACCGTATCTTTCTGCTCGTTGTAGTCCACGCTATTGATGAGGTGCACCATCAGAAGCGAGATCTTGTTAGAGCCGTCGACGTTCTTTTCTTCATACGTTCTCTGGAAAGACAGAGTTGTACGCATGATCTTCAAAAGACTGTTTGTAAGCCGGTCGCGGAGTGTTTTGCGGATCTGTGACGATGGATAGCCACAAAACTTCGCAAATTTCGTGATGCTTAACTCGACACGACCATTAGGTTCGCCGTATTCTGCCAGCGAACGCACAACGCCCACCCACGTTTTGAAATCATGATCCATGTCGAGACGAGGACCGGTTATCTTGATATCGGAATAGCCTTCAGAACGGGCTACTTCGAGCTGGACAAGCTCCTTTGAAGCATCGATCTCATTTGGCTTGTTACGCTTGCTGTATTTTGTCCCCTTGAGCGTGGGCACGAACAATCCCAGCCGCATCAACGCAATTGGTTGGACTGTATTGTTGCTATTAGGGACAAGTTCCCCTGTGTACAATTCAAGGGAACCTTCTTCAAAGTTGTCGAGATTATCTTCTACTTCTTTGTTATTTTTACCTTTTTTATTTTTTGTGGACATGTGGACACCTTTGTCATTCAACCGCTGACAGCATACTTGATTTGCCGCTGACAGAATACCAAAAACAGTTGGCAGCATACGGTGAACCGCTGACAGACTATCAATTACCGCTGACAGCATACATGAACATGGCTTCAGACCAGTCGTGGCGCGGCTTACAGCGATCGGGGATCTTATTTGATCTATACAAGGATCTATCTATGGATCTCTTTATTAGGATCTATCCTGTGGATATGTGAATAATTAAAACAGGCATTTACTACCTTCGGCGCACCTGGTGGGTTATCGTTGCCTCGGCTAACAATCACAGAAAAATGACATATGGATCTAAAACGCACGCGCTGGGTTCGTCGTCTTGAAGACGGCTCCTACACTATCGAATCAAATTCCAACCTGAATAAGCAGAAGTTGCTTTGTGACATCTGCGGTATAGCGGCAAAGTGCCCGATCTACGAAACCAGAATTAAACTTGATAAGGCTGGTGTGAATTTTCATTTAAACAGTTGCATCAGGTACGTTCCATTACTCGCATTTCGTAAACCGATCATCGGATTGGATGCTCCCTACTTCAACACACTCCGTTCAGGTGTGACGTGGCGAGATCGTTTATCACCAGACAAGCTGATTTGCCTCGTATCCGCAGACACAGGGAAAATCATCCGTTTTGGGAAAGTAGACAAGGTTTACTCAGGCCCAGTAGACGAAATGTTGCGGAAACACAGCCGGTTTAATCATCTCTGTATGGGTGGTGAGAAAATCGAGAAGGTAGAAGAAGTGATCCGCAAATCCTACGGACACTTTCTGACCAAAGATAGCCTGCTCACCGCAATCTACATCAGACATGTAAAACGTGAGTTCGACCTCGAATACCACAGTGAAGAAGAGCTTAACCTTGTTGACCCACGTCCAAAAGCTGGCGTCATAAGCATAAACGCAGCGCGTAAAAAGCCCACTGACGCGCTGTAACCCTCCAGATCGTATATTGGCGTAGATAGAATCTACGCCCCCTCAAAATAGCTCTCATAGCGTTCTACAGTGATCCTGTCTTATTTTTAGTCATACAGACAAGCAAAGTTGCGCCACGATAAATAGGTATATACTTACTTATAAATTTTGTATATTAAGGCGCTCGTTTCATTCCTAACATACCGTTATGCATAGTTGTTTACCTCCTCATTGCTCTTAGAATTTGTATCAAAATAACCACAAAGGAAAAACACATGACTTTGCCATACGGCGTCATTTCTGACTGCCACTACCACAAATGGGATGCGTTCTCCACGACGAACGCTGAGGGGCTTAACTCCAGACTTGAAATACAGTTGGAAGCAACGAAAGAAGCAGCCATCGCCATGAAGAAGGCCGGTTGTAAGTACATGTTGGTTGCCGGTGATACATTTCACGTCCGAGGAACTGTGTCCCCTTCTGTTTTGCATTACGTAACTGAAACGTACAAGTGGATTATCAACGAGCTTGATCTGACAGTAGTAATGCTGGCCGGTAATCACGATCTTGAAACCAACGATTCAGTATATAGCGCCAACGCAGCAGCATCGCTGAGTTCTATCGGCGTGGTAATCGTATGTGGCAAGCGCCCACACTCAATAAAAATTGGTGATGTGACTGTCCACCTGATTAGCTGGCGTAACAATCATGCGGAGCTTATCAGCGATCTGAAAGCATTACGTAAGAGCGTAGAAGGTGATAATCATGACGTTGTTATCCATACATCCATTAACAAAGCCATTCCAACAATGCCTGACGTCGGTATCGATGCGCAGGAGTTAAAGGATATCGGCTTTCGTCTCGTGCTTAGTGGGCATTACCACAACCACAAAGAGGTCATTCCTGGAGTTATCAGTGTCGGTGCACTGACTCATCAAAATTGGGGAGATGTTGGATCTCTGGCTGGCTACATGATCGTAAACCCGGACGGCAGTTTCAGTCACTACGAAACCAGTGCGCCTAAATTCATTAACCTGGAAGATGATGTTGCTGATGACCAAATTCGCGGCAACTACGTGCGTTTCCGCGCCGTAATTGAGAACGATGAAGAAGGCATTAAGTACCAGAACATCCTCAAAACAATGGGTGCAAAAGGTGTCGTGTGCAACTTCATCCGTAAGTCATCAATGATGGAAGGGACAGCCAGCACAACTGAAACCAGCAAAATCGATAGCCTGGGAGAGTCGGTATCTGCTTATTGCAAGATTGTCCACGATACTGACGGCGGATTTGATCTGAGCAAATTGGATATTTTGTGTCAGGAAATCCTCACCGAAGCGGAGAGTTCGGAGGCTGTGTGAAGCAAAGTCGTTATGGGAGCTTTCGAGACTTTGCCATCACGATGAAAAGACTTGAACGAGGCCAGACGGTGATGTTTCACAAGCCCTACCCGCCACAAGGAAATCCCGTAGCGTTTTATCTTGGAAGGTTAACAAGAAAAGGCGTATTGAGGCGCAGATCCTTCCCGGCGCATACGGAGTTCAGATTGAAAGAAGGCCAAAAGCTAACACACGGTATCAGAGGTGTTATATGAAGTTTTTAAAGCTCCAGGTTGAGAATTTTATGGCTATCGCCAGCGCGGAGGTCGAGTTAGATCAGCGTGGTTTAGTGCTCATTCAGGGTGTTAATAGTGATGATAGTTCCGCATCAAGTAATGGCTCTGGAAAGTCAACTCTAATGAATAGCCTGATGTGGTGTCTTTATGGCGAAACAGCTCATGGTGTGAAGGGTGACGATGTGTTGTCTACCGACCATGAAAAGAACTGTCGTGTTGCAGTAACCATCGAGGATGAAGGCAAGAGATACGCAATCATTCGTCACCGTAAACACAAAGAGTTCAAAAATCGTCTTATCGTTCGTGGTGAAGATGGCGATATGACGAAAGGCAAAGATGCGCTGACGCAGGAGTTCGTCGAGCGTCTGATCGGTGCATCTAAAGAGGTTTTCATGGCTTCCATCTATGCGAGCCAAGAAGCTATGCCAGATTTACCTGGAATGTCCGACAAAAACCTCAAAACCATCGTAGAAGAAGCCGCTGGCGTTGACAGACTGACACGCGCCTACGCTATTGCTCGTGAGCGAGCTAATGCAGCTGCCGCACGTATGGATGTGGTTAAAACCAAATTGGAGTCGACAATCTCGACCATTGAGGCAACACAGTCAGAAATTGAGTCAGCGAAAGCCTCCTCTGAATCATGGGAGCAAGAGCGTTCTAAACGTTATGACGATGCCCTGGCTGGGCTGGCCAGTGCCGAAGTTGAGTTAACGGAAGTTGAACTTGAGATCCGCACTCTTCCCGAACAGATACGTGATACCGAGAAGGCAATCGAAAGTGAGCGCAAAAAGTTAGCCTCAAAAGAAGAACATGACGCCAAGTTGCTCAAAGTTCGTGGTGCGATAACTGATATTCGGGCAAGCATCAAAGCTACAGAAAATAGTCAGGCTGATGCAATGAACCGCGCGCGTAATTTTAAGACCAAAGCAGAAGAGGTTGGTACTAAAGTGGGATCACCATGCCCTACTTGTGGCAAAGCCTACTGCGAAGAAGATCTATCAACGGTGAAGGAGAATTTCATTGAACAAGCACGTCAGGAAATTGGTCAGGCGAAGACACTTGCAGAGGCAATGGCTAAACACAAAACGAATCTTGAGAAAGCGTTAAGCATTGAGTCTGCCCTTGTTAAAACGACACCTGATGTAACGGCTATCATTGCCCGGATTGAAGAGCTTACGAAACAACTCTCATCTTTGCGTCATCGTGAGAAGGAGGTTGTTGCTATTGAGTCTCTTGTGACTCGTGCTCGTACTGAGGTCGATCGTATATCAAAAGAGATTAATCCGTTTATTGCTCTTATCGCCAGACACGAAGATAACCTGGTATCCAGTAAGTCTACCTTCAAGTCCTTAAAAGATGAGTTGAAGGCTATTCAGGAACAAACGTTGCTATTGGAAAAAGCTCGTCAGGTCTACTCTCCTGCCGGGGTGCGTTCTCATATTTTGACGTCTGTTACGCCTTTCCTGAATACACGCACTGCCGAGTATCTCAATACGTTGTCTGACGGGAATATTACTGCTGAGTGGTCGACGATGGATGTCACTAAAAAAGGTGAGTATCGCGACAAATTCAACATTAGTGTGCAGAAGAAAGGTTCAAGTAAGTCGTTCCAAACCCTCTCTGGTGGTGAGAAGCGGAAGGTTCGCATTGCGTGTTCTTTGGCATTGCAGGATCTGGTTAGTAACCGGGCGAGTAAAAACATCGATTTGTTTATCGGCGACGAAATTGACGATGCACTCGATACAGCCGGTCTTGAACGCCTCATGGGTATTCTGGAGTCCAAAGCTCGCGAGCGAGGTACTGTGCTGATTATCTCCCATAAAGAGATGAAGTCGTGGTTCCGGGAAACTATTACGCTGGAAGTTAAAGAGGGGCGCAGCTATGTCGTTTAAATTAAGCCGCTCGCAGTTTTTGCAGGTATTTGCAGTGATGCAGTCGATAAAACTGATCAATGGGCATACCTCCAATGGTGCGGCTCCACGTATTCTGTGGGGCAGCAACAATATTGACGGAGTGCAATTCGCCGCGTTGCTTGGTCTAATATCCGAGACACCATTGATGCAAAGTTTGAAATCACTACCACCTGGATGTATTGCGCCGATCCTGATTAATCCTTTTGTTGAGGGGGGATATCTCCCCAACGTCGGGCCTGGGTTTATCGCAACCCATGAAACTGAAGATCTTAACATTGATAGCGAAGGGTTCTTTGGGGCAATGGATGCGCATCTCTGTATGGCTTTCACGAACCTTATTCGACTTGCCAATAAGCGGGTGGATAGTTTGGCATCGCCAGGTGATGCTTTTACTGGTTTCCTTATCCAAAGGAGGGATAAAAAGTACAGTGCGGACAAACTACAGTTTGTTGGTAAGTATGGAGAAATGGTAGAAATCGAACTTCAGCTCCCTCATGTTTTAGCAAACGATAGTGCAGACAGTCGGAGGCTGTTGGGCATCATGCGTCATTTCATAGCAAGTGGCGTTAAACATGCCGTAGATAAACGTGTCACGCAGGAAAATGAGTATTCAGACTTTGCAAACTATCCCCAACCAACGTTGCAAACGGCAATAGTAGCCAATTCGTTGGAGGCGAGATTATTGGAAAACCCTATATGGGGAACATGGTAAGGAGACTATATGAGTAAAAAAATCAGCGTAGTTGGTGTTGATCCCTCTATGAGCAACTTTGGGCTTGCTGTGGGCACTTTAGACCTTGAAACGGACGAACTTGAGATTCACGGCCTTACTCTTGTTGAGACTAAAGCGGGGAGTAACAAAAAGACCGTTCGTGTGAACAGTGACGATCTGCGCCGCGCCAGTGAAATATGGCGTGTTGCGAAGCCAATCATTGATAAGGCAAATATGGTTTTTTGTGAGCTACCGGTTGGGAGCCAAAACTCTCGTTCGCAGACGTCTTACGGTATTTGTATCGGTGTACTTGCGTGTGTGGATAAGCCATTGATCCAGGTTACTCCAAACGAAATCAAGCATTTTGTCGGCAATAAACTTACTACATCGAAAGAAGAGATTATCCAGTGGGCTACGAAAAAACACCCTAAAGCACCGTGGCTGCGTCGTAAGCAATCTGGACAGGATGTTCTCGTGAACAAAAACGAACATTTGGCTGATGCGGTGGCTGCCATCCATACCGGTATGCAAACAGATCAGTTCCGCCAGGTGCGCGATGTTCTTAAGTCTCTCATTTGATTTCATTGATAGGTAAGTACTTATCTATTAACATGGGCCACTATATTTAGTGGCCCTCTTTATTTGGTGATACATGATAAGCATCGTAAAACGTAACGGCCAAACAGAGCCGTTATCCGAAGAAAAATACAACCGCGTCGTAATGTATGGCGTAGAAGGCATTCGTGGTGTAAGCGCATCCGCTGTAGCAATGGGAGCTGCGGCCAGCATTTTTGATGGGATTACCACCAGCCAGTTGCATGAGGCTTTGGTTAAATCTGCCGCTGATTTGATCTCACCAGAAGCACCAAATTACTCACAGGTGGCTGCCCGCCTGAACATTTTTAAAATCCGCAAAGATGCCTTCGGTCGTTACGACTATCCGAACTTCTACCAACACATTGTCAAGAACGTTAACAAGGGCGTTTATGACAAGGATTTGCTGACACATTATTCGTTTGAAGAGATCGAAGAACTCGGCAATTACATTAAGCCGAAACGTGACGATCTTTTTGGCTATGCAGCTACGGTGCAGTTGCAAAGCAAATACCTCGTTCAAAACCGTGTTACTGGTGAGATTCACGAAGGCCCGCAACATATCTATATGCTGGTGGGCATGTGTCTGTTCCAGAATTGGGAAGACGACTGCGCGGGCAAAACACGTATGGAGATGGTCAAAGGTTTCTATGACGTTACAAGTACGTTCAAACTGTCTCTGCCCACACCAATCATGGCCGGCGTCCGTACTCCAACCCGTCAGTTCTCCAGTTGTGTGCTGATTGAGTCTGGCGATAGTCTGAAAGGGATTAGTGCAGCTTCAGCCGCAATTATCGACTACGTTTCACGTCGTGCTGGAATTGGTATTGGTTTTGGCCGTATCCGTGCGCTGGGCAGTGAGATCCGCAATGGTGAAGCCACCCATACCGGAGTTATTCCATTCCTGAAGCATTTCCAGACTGCTGTTAAATCTTGCTCGCAAGGTGGTGTTCGTGGTGGCGCAGCAACAGCGTTTTACCCGATCTGGCATCTTGAAGTTGAAAGTCTGCTGGTGGTGAAAAATAACCGTGGTATTGATGAAAACCGCGTTCGCCATCTTGATTACGGCGTCATGAGTAACCGTCTAATGTACCGTCGACTCGTCAGAAGCGAGAACATCACTCTGTTCAGCCCGCATGATGTGCCTGATATGTACGAAGCCTTCTTCACAGACCAGGATCTGTTTGAAAAGCTGTACCATAAATACGAAGCCGATGATTCAATTCGCAAGAAGTCAGTACCTGCCATTGAGCTGTTCTCATCTCTGATGCAGGAACGAGCGTCCACGGGCCGAATTTATATTGCGAACGTCGATCATATTAACGAGCATGGCGCTTTCATTCCTGCTCTTGCACCTGTTCGCCAGTCAAACCTGTGCATGGAGATCACTCTACCCACTCGTCCACTGGCATTTACCGACGACCCGAACGGTGAGATCGCGCTATGCACTTTATCCGCTTTTAACCTCGGAGCCATCCGTTCACTGGAGTCTCTTAAAGAGGTGGCGTTCTATGCCGTTGCTGCACTGGATTCGTTACTGGATTATCAAGACTATCCGATGGAGGCAGCCGAAGTGCCTGCCAAAGCTCGTCGTAGCTTGGGAATTGGTGTAACCAACTTTGCTTATTACCTGGCAAAGAATGGCGTTCGTTATTCTGATACCGCTGACAATAAACTGGTGCATGAAACGTTCGAAGCTATCCAGTATTACCTTCTTGATGCCAGCTGCCGACTTGCTGAAGCAAAAGGTGAGTGTGACTGGTTTGAGCAGACCAAGTACGCAATTGGTCAGTTGCCGATCGACCATTACCGTTCTTCATTAGACGAAAGTGGCGAAACCAACTTTGAGTTAAAGATGCCGTGGGAAGAACTGCGTGAACGTATTGCAAAATACGGCCTTCGCAACTCCACACTGACGGCACAAATGCCATGCGAGACTTCCAGCCAGATCACTAATTCCACCAACGGCATCGAACCGCCTCGTGGCCCGGTGTCGGTGAAATCTTCTAAGGACGGCATCGTTAAGATGGTCGTGCCTGAGTTTGAAAAACTGAAGGAACAGTATGAATACCTGTGGGATATGCCGGACAACCGCGGCTATCTGACAAAGGTGGCGATCATCCAGAAGTTCTTTGACCAGGCTATTTCAGCCAATACCAACTATGACCCTTCTCGCTTTGAAGGCGATAAAGTCCCAATGATGACGCTACTGTCAGATTTGCTTCTCGCCTACAAGATGGGAGTTAAAACGCTTTACTACCACAACACCAGAGATGGGGCAGGAAAGCGTGATGACGACGAACCGCAGAATCCACTGACGCAAGCTGTAGCCGTCGAGCCAGAAGATGAGTGCGACGGAGCCTGCAAAATCTGACATATGGTGGGGGATATCCCCACCTTCTCTTTGATTTGTAAGCCTTGTTTAAACACATAAGATAACAACTTGTTTAAACGCACTAAAAAAGAAAAAGGAAAAACACATGTCATATTCAACGTTCCGTTTGGGTGCTAATGATGCAACCAAAGAGCCTATGTTCCTCGGACAATCTGTCAACGTGGCACGTTACGATCAGCAAAAATACCGTGATTTTGAAAAGTTGATTGAACGTCAATTGTCTTTCTTCTGGCGGCCGGAAGAAGTTGATATTTCGAGTGATCGTATCGACTTCAACACGAAGCTGCGGGACCACGAACGTCACATTTTTCTGAGCAATCTCCGTTATCAAACGTTACTCGATTCAGTTCAGGGACGTAGCCCAAATGCAACGCTTCTGCCGCTTATCTCTATTCCTGAACTGGAAACGTGGGTTGAAACGTGGTCTTTCTCTGAGACTATCCATAGCCGCAGCTACACCCACATTATTCGTGGCATGGTGGACGATCCGAGCATTGTTTTTGACGGTATTGTTACGGATGAAGAAATCATCAACCGAGCGATCAGTATCTCTGCTGAATATGACAGGCTTTATGGGATGACCTGCGAGCGCCAGTCGTTAGGTGAGAAGGAATTTGAGCGTCTGTACGTAAATGAATATGGCTGGGAGCCATACCCTTTGCATCGTCAGCTTTTCCGCACGTTGGTGTCCATTAATGCGCTTGAGGCGATCCGTTTCTACGTAAGTTTTGCATGTACGTTTGCCTTTGGTGAACGGAAGTTGCTTGAGGGTAACACCAAAATTATGCGCTTTATTGCCCGTGATGAAGCTCTGCATTGCGAAGGAACTGAACGCATGATCCGCTTCATGCGTACCGGTCGCGAAGGTTTATTGTGGAAAGAGATTGCTGCTGATGAAGAAAACGTCATTTACGACACCATGAAATCAGTCGCCGAACAAGAAATGAACTGGGCAGACTATCTCTTCAAAGACGGTTCGATGATTGGTTTAAACGCGGATATTCTCAAAACCTATGTAAAATACCGCACCAATCTGGCTATGAATCGTCTTGGCCTGAAGGCTTTATTTCCAGAAGTTACCACTGATCCGCTGGTCTGGATGAACAAGTGGTTGTTAACCGACACACTGCAAATTGCGCCACAAGAGGCAGAGCAAAGCACATATCTGGTAGGTCAGATCGATTCTACCGTGGATAAGGCTTCTCTAAGCCAGTTTGCAGACCTGTAAACCGATACAAAGCATTATGTGGCCTGGCAACGCTGGGCCACAATGGATCACAAGAATTAAGAAGGAACAAAACTAGCATGAACTTTACCAAACTGACTGACCACCTGAAACTTGCCACCGATCGTCTCATTGGATTTAAGCCAGAACCATATGAGTTGCATGAAGGTCATGGTGTAGCTACTGAAAGTATTTACAAGATGGTCGATCAGTTTCATGAACTCTTCCAGCATCCGAGACGCGTTATGCCGACACCAGAGCTGCTTCGTCTCCGTGCAAGCCTGATTCATGAAGAAGCTGTAGTGGAAGGTATTCCAGCTGCAATGAATGGGGATATTGAGCAACTGCTGGATGCAATGGCCGACTTTTTATACGTTGGTGTTGGTACGATGGTCGCCATCAAAGGTGGTATTTCTACCGGCATGACCTATTACACGCAGGAACAGAGCATTGATCGCTTTATGCAGACAATTTTTGTGCCTGGTAACACTGTTTTCGATGATATGGCAATGCCATTTCAGGAAGCTCGTGAGGCGTCATATATGCTCGAAGAGCTGGCAGATAAACTTGAGAACAAGACTGTTAAGGATTCTGAACTGATTCAGGAACTGCGCCGTGTAATGAACAAAATCTATGTGGCGTGCATGATGACCTATCGACTGGCTGATTTCCTCGGTATCAATGTCGTCGAGCTGGTTGGCGAAATTCATCGGTCCAACATGACAAAATTATGGCCTGCAGATGCCGAAGAGCGTCGCCATGCTGTGGCCAACTGCAAATACGACTCTTCTGACCTGGGATTTCGCCATGCTGATGGCACCGATAAGATGATCGGTTTTCGAATTTCCGATGGAAAGATTCTGAAGTCTCCAACCTATAGTGATGTCGATTTATCCTCCTTTGTTGAGCAAGCTAAAGCCTCAGCAATGTACGGAATGTTCAAAAAATAATTGTAGGTAGTTATCTATCTGTGTATATTGCATTGGCGCGTTAAATTTCTGAAACAACTATTCGTTTTTGGTGGCCTATGGCCACCATTTTTTTATCTGTCTGGTCTTGTTCTCTCAATAAATGTAAACTCACGCAATGAATAAGTGGTTACTTATCTTTGTGAGGTTTTTGTGTCACTCCTTTTGAATCGTGAGCATACGAACGGTCAGGTAACAAACGCATCGTATGCAAAAGTTATTGAGACGGTGCTTAAAAGCGGCGTGCAGGCTGATGATCGCACAGGCACTGGTACTTTAAGCACCTGCTACGTTCCCTCTTACTACATGCTTACTGGTGGGACTGTGCCGCTTATTTCTGGAAAGGCGGTAAATCTTAAGCCACTACTTGTCGAACTTGAGTGGTATCTGAAAGGCACGGGCAACATCCAATTTCTCAAGGATAACGGCGTTAAGATTTGGGATGCATGGGCCGATGAGAATGGCGATTTGGGGCCGGTTTACGGTAAGCAGTGGCGTCGATGGGAAGATACCCGCATCGTGAGCCATAGTGAATATCTGAGCAAGATCGATACTTTCCGTGAACGCGGGTACAAAGTCGAGGGATACCTGGGTATCAGTGAAGATCGCGTAGTGCTGTCCCGTGAAATCGATCAGCTACAGCGTATTGTCGATACACTGCGCACGAACCCTACCGATCGTCGCATCATGCTTAACGCATGGAACGTAGGCGAGCTTGAGGATATGAAACTGCCACCTTGCCACTTTGTCTTCTCTTTGTGGAGTCGTGAGCTGGATTTTGAAACCCGTTTAACGATGGCAACTGACATTGGTCTTCAACACAGTCGCCTCGGTTACGAGTCTATCTACACCAAGATGCTATACGATCTGGAGATGGACGGCAGTGTTACTGAAGCTGAACTGGATGAACTTGGAATCCCCAAACGCATCCTCAACTCCTGCCTCGTACAGCGTAGCGTAGACACTTTTGTTGGTATGCCATTCAATATTGCTGGCTATGGCATTCTCACTCATTTTCTCGCGAAGATTACGGGTCACATGGCCGGTGCATTTGTGCATTTTGGCTTTGACGTGCATTTGTACAACAACCACATGGAAGGTGTGTGTGAGCTAATGAAGCGACAGGCTCCAGAGCATTCAGATCCGGTCGTTATTTTCCCTCATGAATGGTCAGAGTTGGATGATTTCAAATGGGACGAGGTTTTAATTCTTGGCTATGACCCTCTACCGTGGATCAAGGTTCCAGTGGCGGTGTGATATGGCAAGAGGTATGTATGTCTTATGCGAAATTGAAGGTGTGCTGGCAAATGCCAGCCATCGTAAATCAGTATCTGACGCGGATGCAGGCCAGCTCATTGCCGGTGATGAACTCATTTTCCCCACCAGCCGTATGTTGCGTGGTTTTGCTCGCTCAGGGGCTGAAGTGGTGCTTATCAGTAGCCGCTCTGAAACTCTTGAAGCGCCAACTAAACGATGGCTGAAAGATTTTGGCGTTGATTATGACTGGCTTCATCTCGTACCGAATGGCACCAGTTATGAGAAGCATATTAAGCGCACATTAGCGGAGCATAAAGGCGATCTGCTTATCGCTGCGCTGGTGCACGATCCTCGACTCCGTGCCGCTTTAGCCGACTCTCACCATCGACCGGTCATCTATGAGGTGAGCAAATGAAGATGATCGCTGCTGTTGGCCGTAACTATGAGATCGGCATAGCGAATGAACTCCCCTGGCGTTGTTCTACCGATCTGAAGCTATTTAAGAGACTCACCAAAAACGCCACTGTCGTTATGGGACGTAAAACGATGGAAAGTCTCAAACGCCCTCTTCCAGAGCGTCATAACCTCGTTTTGACGCGCTCTCATGGCTTTGTACCAAATGGATTCTACCTTGCTGGTGTGGATGATGTGTTGCGATTACCAGAGCCTGTGTGGGTGATTGGCGGGGAACAAATTTACTCGCTATTCATGCCGCATGTTGAAGAGATTTGGCTCTCCCACATCGGCGTTGATGTACCAAACGCCGATGCATTCTTCCCGGCAAGCATGATGCGTAACTTAGGCTTTGTGCCTGTTGAAACAGCTTATACCCAACGAGCCAGCGAGGAAGAGCCTGGCTTTTCGCAGATCGTATACAGAAGGTCGTAATGGATTACCGGATTGGGATCACTGGTGCTCAGGGCAGTGGGAAAACAACCCTGGCTAAATATATCGACAAACATTACGGAATCCCTTACGTGGATGCTGGTGTCGGAAGTTTGATGAGCCGCCTCGGTGTTCGAGTAGGTGATTCTATGCCTCTATATGAGCGGCTTCAGATTCAAATGGAAATAGCAAAGCATATAGAGCTACTTACGCGTGGTGTTGAAGGCTTTGTTATCGATCGCACACCTGCTGATGTTATGGCCTACACGTTGGATTTGGTCGGCCATACAAATGAAGATCGGTGTATTGAGTTAGCCCTCGATATCGAAAAGTTTTGCCACAAAACTGCTATTTCAAACTTTAACGCCATTGCTGGCTTACGCCCGGGAGTCGCTCTCTCAGAGCGAGATTACTTGCGATCACAACGAGCATCATTAGACCGTCTGTATGTCGCTCGTATTGATGCGTTGATGTGCGGGGAACTGACAAAAATTCACCTGCATCCGCAAAGGGGAGATCTGCAAACCTTCGTCGTTTCCAACCGATATCGCACGGTTGAAGCAAGAGCCAGATCAGTGATGAGAATGCTAGATAACGCTGTAGAAAAGATAGAAAACCGGTTCTGTGGCCGAGTGACCGTTCATTAGAAATTGTTCGCCTCTTCGACATTGCGACAATAAAACTCTCAAAATGGGTTAAGGATAAAAAATGTTTAGTGAAATGTTGCTTGAAGATGAACTGGATCGGAAAACAACAGAGGCTTTGATTCGTGTAGCGGACGAACATTCCCGGTCGCTTATGAGCGATCGAGAGGCTCGTCTGGCTATTCGTGCCATATTCGAAACTGCGCAGGGGCTTGTTGGTACACAAGTGGGTGAAGCCATTAACATCGCCATGTCTCAGTTCAGTGAAGGCAGTAAAAAGCCTCTGTTTCCTATGCATTTGATGCTGGCTGGTGGCACAGTGCTTTATATCTCTGTTTGTCTGGATAGCAACCAAATCAATATTCTCAACACTGTGTCAGGTAAGTGGAAAGATCCGATTGTCTGTGAAACCAGTGAAGAAACTTTGAAAAAAGCGGCTCAATTTGTACGTAGCGCACTACTTAAGGGCGCTAAGAAGTTGTAAGGAGTTCTGATGACAACGATTGTTGCAGGCATCGATATCGAGTCTACGGGACTGGATTTCCTTGCTGGTCATAAAATTATTGAAATCGCAATTACCCGCTATGAACTGGAGACACAGAGACATATTGATAGTCTGGAGATGCGTTTTAACCCTCGCAGAAACATAGATCCGAAAGCTCAAGCCGTTCATGGCATTTCATTGGAACAGCTCGCAGCTGAACCTTTGTTGTCAAATCATGCCAGCGAAATTGGCGCTTATATGGGGGCATGTAGTGTGTGGGTTGCTCATAACGGCGAAGCATTTGATATACCATTTATTCGACACGAGTTTTCAGGGTATGGAGTAAGACTGCCAGAAGTTCCTGTTATAGATACTATGTTATCGGGATTGTGGGCCACAGAAGACGGTAAACGTCCCCGCCTTGAAGAGTTGGCCTTCTCTCTTGGCTTTATATACGATCATGCCAAAGCACATAGTGCCTTATATGACACAAACTTAATGATGCAATGCTTCTTTAAGGCACGTAATAAGTACGGATTTTTTAAATTACCCTCTGAAATTGTGTAAAACAAAAGCCTACTTTAAAAAGTTTAAAGTAGGCTTTTTTTTAAAGAACAGTCGCCTTTCAATCATTTTCTGCCTGTATTTAATACTTTTCCGCCTGATAGGTTTAGTCAAAATGCAGCCATCGAAACGCAAATGTAACCAAACAGAAGGAGACTTACATGAGTTCGGTTGAAAATGTAATGACAAATGATGATCTGGACGAGCTGACAGCCATGTTGCAATCACTTGATGAACCAGTAAAAAAAGCTGCACAGGTTGAAAATACTGATGATATTGACGATCTGCTGCTCGGCCTAGATGCTGGCGTAGCCATGAGTTCTGATGATGTTGCCGAAGAACTTTTCAATGAAGAAAAAGCAGGTGATTTCAGCTCTGCTTTAAATGAGTTGGAGTTAGCGCATGAGCCTATAAACGTAATTAACGCTGAAAGTGTTGAAGCTGCCGAAAACGAGCCAGAACAATTGGGATTTATTGAGGTTGAAGAGTGTGTTGAGGTTAATGATGAATTAAAAGTTCAACAGTCAAATGATAGCAATACAAATAAAAAAGCTCGTACTGCAAGAGGTCCTCGTTTTACTTTAAGTGATAAAGATGATTCGTTTTTCAATAAAGCGGGCTTAGAAAAAGATATTTTCTTAGACGCTTACGATAACGCGCCTGTCAAAGCAAAGGATAAGATATTAAACCTTCTTAATTGGTTTAGCGGAGGTCCAGATATTAGTGTTTACACGGTAATTTCCATGAGACACCTTCTCACAGAAAAGAAGGCTACAAGTAATAGTATTAAGATTGCTTTAATGAGCAATCCAGAAAAACCGTATCCGCTTAACACTGCGTCAACTCAGGCTGGGCAAATGATGGCTGTATTTCCAGCGACAGGAATTGCCGTTAGAGACGGTGGAAATCTAACATTGAACGAAGAATCACCGATCGTTAAGAAGTTTGTCGCGGAGTACACTATTGGATGACGTTCCCCTACTTAAAATAAAGCCCATAGAGAGCTTTATAGTACTGGGTAAGCCAATCACATACCCAGCACCACAAAAACGCGCCAGAGAGCTTCTCGTTTGCATTTCTGGCGCGTTTTATTTGATTGCCAGACATAAAATCAAATGCAAAAATAGGTATTTACTTACCTATCGAGAAAGAAGATGATTGCAGCCGAAAAAATCAAACAGCGAAAGCGTGACAACTCTCTTCGTGACCTCTGGAGAACACCTGACTGGCTGTTTTCTGCCATTCAACGTTATCTTGGAGTGACATTTGATGTTGACGTTGCCTGCAACAAGGACAATGCAAAGCTGCCTAATTTCATAGGCGTTGAGCGTGATGCTTTGAAATCTGAATGGGGACAGCCAGGTACAATTGCCTTCCTCAATCCACCCTACTCCAAAATCTACCCCTGGATTGATGCGGCTATACGTGAGCAGGCTCGCGGAGTTACAACAGTGATGCTAATTCCTCAATCCCTAGATACAAAGTGGTATGAGCGTGCAACAGAGTGTGCGAATGAGACGATTATTCTGTCTGGTGGCCGCGTAGCGTTTGTCGAGCCTGACGTAAATCTGGGTCAGGTAGAAGTAAACATCAACCCAGGTGGCAGTATGCTCGTTGTTTTTCGAGGATTCTGTCAGGACGCTGGGCACTCTATAAGCAAGATCCCTTTGGACGTCATGAAAAGTCTGGGAGGGTATGATCCTGCGAATGTGATCAGGAAAAAAAGACAATCAAAGAAGGCTGCTTAGTTTGTTCTGGCGTCTGTAATTAGCCTGCTTCTGTATATATAAATAACTACATATTAATTATTAATATACGGAAGCAGGCTGTTTTATATCAGAGACTCCCAGACCTGAACACCACTACAGAATCCACTAGAACCCCTTCCCAGACGCTTTAAAATCGATTTTATGAACCACTTTAAGGAAACCAACATGTCATACCCGACTAATGTCGTTGCGCTCGTAGAGAGCGATTTTCTGGCCCAGGCTCGTGAAATGATGAAAGATCGTGAGCAGGCTTTCAACTTGTACGAATGGGCAATTAAGTGCTTGCATCTTGGGGAGCATCGCGAACTTGTTGAACAGCTTTTAGGTGAGTTGATCAACGAGGTGTTTGCCTTGAATGTTCAACTACATGGTCGAAAAAATAATCAATCGAAATGATAGATAAGTACAAACTATTCATAAAGTGAATTGTAAGTGCTAAGATCTGATAGTTTCCAGTCGTAGACTGGAGGCTCGACCTGATGGGTGGGGGTAAGCGTCACTGGCGTCAGGTTTAAAAAAGCTCACTACCAGCGTAGAACCGGCACCGTTTAGGGGTTGGGGAAGGGGGAACCAAAGTGAGCAGAGACAAGGGTCACTTTATGATTGTCGAGTCTGGGGTGTTTCGAGAGGTTGAATCCAGTACTCCCCTTCATAAAGTGTGGGAAGATCTCGGTTCTGGGGTGCTGTCATCCATAACTTCCCAAGCCTAAGCTGGCAGTAGACTTAGGTCATAACTTTTCAGGTTATGAAACGACCAGGTTGGTGAGGAAATTTTGTACTCACCTCCCTGGGAGAGTATTACCTGAAAAGACAACCTCTCACTTCGTTCGAGGTGAACTTCACTCACTTCGTTCGTTCAGTTCAGGTTTATAAAAACCTGTTCTGGGAAGTAATTTGTTTATTTTAATAATTATTAACACGCACGCGTGTGCGCACGCGCGAGGAAAAAAAAATCGGCGCGGCGCTTGATTCAGGAGTTTATATGACGACGAAGACACCAGCCCGATCGCAAGCAAAAACTCGCAAAAATGACAAAAACAAAAATTCTCCCCGCACCAATTCCACAACGCCTGTCGTAGAGTTCAATCCCCAGCTTAAAACCGTGAAAATCTTCAGTGATGGCTCTTGCCTTAAAAATCCGGGTGGCCCGGGCGGTTACGGTATAGTTCTCCAGTATGGTGGTGAGGAACGCGAGTTCTCAGATGGTTTTCATAGCACCACCAATAACCGCATGGAGATGATGGGGGCACTTATCGGGCTGGAGCGTTTGAAATATCCATGCAACGTTATTTTGTACTCTGATAGCCAGTATCTGAAAAACGGCATGACACAGTGGATGAAATGGTGGAAACGCAATGGATGGATGACTTCTGACAAAAAACCGGTAAAGAATGTTGATCTGTGGAAGCGTCTGGATGAGGCCGCAAGTCGACATAATGTTCGCTGGAAGTGGGTTAAAGGTCACGCCGGGCATCGTGAAAATGAAATATGTGATCGACTCGCGAAGATCGCAGCTTTTTCAGCAGCAGATATGCCTCACAAGAAAGATATTGGTTTTGTTTATAACAAGTAGTAAGTAAGTGTTTACCTATCATTTTAAATCATGTATCTTATCAGCGTCAGGATGACAATGTGTCGGTAAGACACAGTTCCAGGATGGAACGAGAAAGGCGGCTGGCGATCGCCAGCCGCAACTCTTTCTGACACTGGATGGAGTCCACATGGCACGTCAAACCTATTTCACTTCTGCAACTAAACGTCCTCGTTCTTTACGTCAAATTTTGGCCGAATTGTTTAGCGGTCGTGTTATGTCACGTCTTGATGAACTAGAGACTACCGTTCGGTTGCTGAATGAACGTTTAGATAATCAAGCGTCAGTTGTTGCGAACGTGGGGGCGATTGTTGCCTCTGGTTCTTCACGCGAAGCGAAAAGTACACGGCCTTTAGTGAAGGAGAAAAACAACAAGGACAGTTCGAATGGAAAATTTTCAAAGAAAGAGGCTGAAACCAATGGCCTACGTTCTCATTATAGTTTCACTGGCGACGGTAGCCGTTCCAGCCGGCCAGAGCCTTTTGATGCCGGGTTCATCCATCACCACACCTCCGTCGACGACAATTACCACCACTCCAGTAGAGCGTCCTGTCACTCTGGATGGGATGACGGTGGATGCGATACCTCAAGTTCATCCAGTTACTCAGGATCATGTTGTGACTAAGGTGGTTGTATGAACTGGCTTTCAAATCACTTTGGGAAAATTTGGCTGGCAATTCTGGCTCTCATGGCCGCCGGTTGGGTATCCAACATTATAAAACTCGTTTGCTCAGGTGATCTCCAGTTTCAGGCTGGCATGACCTTGGCTCGTGTAGTTGGGATTTTTATTTTTCCAGTCGGTTCGGTACTTGGTTATTTCTGACGGTTGTTAGTGCATATGCATTGACCGTCTTTGCGTAAGCAATTTATGTAACCAGAAAACAATTTGTTTTGACAAATAGCAAAAGGAAAACACATGTTAGGTTTCTTCAAAAAGAAAACTCGTAAAGCTGTTATCGAAGTCAAAAAAATGGAGAACCGTGATGCGGTTGAAGCCACCGTGTGGGGCGGGTACATGATCTCCTATGCCAACGGTACATGCGATGCAAAAGAAATTTCCATTCTTGAGAAAACAATTGCAGCTCTGCCTGCATTTTCTCCTTTTGCTGGTGAGATTGCCCAGATGAGCGCCAATATCCGCGCTCAATACGAAGCCTCACCGCGCCGTGCTAATGCCCAGGCTTTACGTGAGCTGGCGGATGTGGCCGGGACTGATGATGCAGTAGATGTACTGTGTCTGTGCCTTGATATTGCCGACCAGGACGGCATTGATGAACCAGAAGAGCAGGCGCTGAAAAAGATCGCCCAGGCGCTTCAGTTGTCACTGGATGCTTATCTCTAATGCTTGAGAGATTCCGGCTTGTGACCGTCATTGCTCTTCTGGTGATAGCGGTGTTGGTGGATTTTACGGGAAAGATGATGTCTGTCATTTCTGATGGCGTCCTCATTGGTCTGGCGATCTACTTCGCTTATCCGCTAGTCCGTAAAGCAACGTGTTAATGACAAGGGCCAAATGGCCCTTGTGTTTCGTTGACCGAAATAGAGAGTTTGCACCTTTACGTTTAGCTTGCTCCCCTTTTATGCCACATCACAATAAAGCCAATAAGAAAACAACTTGTTTAAGCATTAGGAAAAACACATGTGCAAGAAATGCAAAGCGATAGCTGATGAACAAAACGCCTTATTCGAAGAAATGGATGCTAATGAACTGGTCAAAATGTTAGCCATTCTTCGAGGAATAGAAGACGTTTCCATATTTGAGAGAGTGGTTACAGCACTTAATTTTGAGTCCACCTTTGAAGAGCCAACTCAGGTTGTAGCTTTAGCACATCATTTCGGTGTTCATTATCTTGCTGAAAAAGAGCGCGCTGATAAGTTGCAGGCGACTTTGGATATGGTGAGCGAGACTCAACGAACTGATGACACTAACAAGAGTGAGGCGATTATTGCCAGCAAAGATCGTGAAATTGCTGGGCTTAAATCCTCTCTAACGATGTTGATGTCTGCGTTCAATCTTATGTCTTCTCAGGCGGGTTATAAAATGCCATCACTAAACAGCGATGATCCGATGGCCGTTCGTCAGCTTTTGGGAGCAATGGCCGACCAACTCGACGACACAAAGAGTCGCCTTGAAGACATGATGCGTGAGTTAAGCCATCGACATAACCTCGCAACACAACCACACAAAGTCTTTCAAAGCTCTAATTGATCTGATATGGCCGCATGATCGGCCATATTGTGTTGATAAAAACAAGGGTGAAAAATGGCATACGGTACAGGGATTTACAACAATAAAGGAATTAACGTTACTGGCTTCCTTACACCTATTTTTTTTCTTGATCGATTTACGGCGTCATCAGGCTCTAAGACGTACTCTAATCCGCCACCGGGTAAATCACTACATGCCGTGTGGTCATTAATGCCTCTTAACAACGACAACTACATCAATTTACCTGTTCCAAATGTTACTATTAATGGAAATACGGTTAGTTGGTCAAATTTATATACGGGGCTTGGTTCTTACATATACACATACTGGGGATAATTATGTTCGGGATGTCAATTACTCAATCAGATGGAAGTTTGTGGATGAGTCCTGAATTTACTCCGCAAAATCTGATTAATAAAGGGACAATGTCTACATCTAAAGGTTCTGTTTTTCAAACATCAATCCCATCAAACAAATCATGCTTTTTCTTCATAAAAAGCAGCAATAAGGCGAACATGATGTTTATTCATGAACATAGTAACGGATACAATGCTCTCAGATTGCATCAGGTAAATGGTAGCCCCGGAACAATAACAGTTTATGCTTTTTCTGATATGGTGTTACCACATTCTGGCTATGGCATTGCCATGTATAACAGCGCAGGCGCAATGGTGTATCACGGTGAGATGATGCCCCTTGATGCAAAACTTATCACTATTACTGACCCACAATTTACAATAGATATGGGGTATCCGTGCGCAGTAATGCCTGCTATGGTTGGGGTTTATAACTATAGACGAACCGATTACGACAGACCTGTCTATGTAACTATGACCGGTGCAACTGGAAACCAAGTATATAACGGTCAATGGTATTCCGGTAATGTCACATGGGATATTAAGAAGATTTATACAAACAAAATCCTGGTTATAAATACCTCAAAGTATGATTAGCAAATACCTTTATTTAAAGGATTGCCTGTTAATTTCTATTTAGCACCTTTTCATTTTTGAAATAATTGCACTATTAAACAAATCTTTTCTTAATGGTGCAATTATGAATACAGCTCTTTCCATCATCGACGATACCAACTCAAACACTGCTATCGATTATCGTCAGGAAATGAACGTCATCCACGAAATCGTAGCCGAGTGCGAGAAAGAGATCGCCTTCATGTATCAGGTTCACGACTTCGTTTATGGCGACGAACGCCACAACATGATTAATCGCCTGCTGCAACTGAACCATCGACCAGATGAAGAACGCTCACGTTTGAATCGAGCTTGGCTGGATAAAGTCGATCTGGAATGGGTGAAACAGAATATTTGGGCCGAGTACTGGAGGAAGGTCACGGATATGACTAACGTTTTGCTGATCATGCCAGCTTCCCGTCGCGACGAGTGGCGTGAGCAGTTTATAGAGGGCAAACAGGAAGTCATCAAAACTGACAGAACCGGCTACCAGATGAAGGTTAAAGAGTTCGTTGGTGTACCTGAGTTCAAAGTGGATACAAACATCCCTACGATGGTTTGATCTGACAGCTATCTGCAATTTGCACAGATGTCTGCCAGATCTGGTTCAGATTAATACACTATATCTGCCCACCTACTCCTTTGAACTTTTCAATAAACGTGACGATTTTCTGGAAAACGGTCTGTTTTTTCGTTTTATATTGCGGGTTTAACGGACTAAGTTTTGGTAATGTCTCGTTTAATTCTGTGCCATTTTCGGTGGCGTATTCGCGTTTTAAAGACGTGCGAATATAGCGTTTCGCCGCCTCTTCATTGAGATTTTCTTCTTTTATCAATGCTTCTGCTTCACGTTGCTGTTCGCGTTGAGCAAACGTAAAGAATGCCTCAATGATACTGGCTTTGTCTGGTAAATCATCCAGGTTCGTTTGCTGAATAAAATCGACCACCAGGCCCTCTTTCGCCCGGTTCCCCAGGCTTGAACGAATTAAGCGTTTGACCTCTTCGATCATTTCGCCCTTGCCTTTATTTTGTCTGTTGTGTTCGAAAATCAGTCCAAGGATATAATCCAGGTTTATTTCCTGAGACTTCAGCAAATCGACCTCAAAAACTACGTCATCCCAGTCAGTGGTTGATTTCTCTTTTTTCTCAGCTTCTTTCTCACGGCGCTGCCAGTCGCGAATATCGTTATAGGCAGAACGATAATCCTGAATCTTGCGTTCAGCAGGGAGACGAATTGTTTGCAATTCAGCGAACTTTTCATCATCCACATAATGTTCTGCTTTGAATTTTTCTACCGCAACAGGATCGCTAAGATCGATTTGTTGCAGGGCTTTCAGCGTGGCAAATTCATCATAGTTTTGCAGGATGTTCTCGGCACGCAGGTATTCACCAAACAGTTTTACGAAGTCTTTCTTCTCTTTTTCACTTTCAATACTGGCAGGGTCAGGGAACCGTTGTTCCAGTTCTGAAACTACTGCCATAAAGCCGCGTTTAGCTTCACCAGTGGCAGCATCTGTAAAGCCTTCCATATACTCAGCATAACTCTTTTCTAACACCACATTTTTAGTATTTTTATCACCAAACAGCGTTATGGCATCAATGGTTGAGCGTTCCAGATCCCGAAAAGTGACGATGTTACCGAAGGTTTTAGTAGCGTCATAAATGCGGTTGGTACGGGAGAATGCCTGCATCAGGCCGTGAAAACGCAAGTTTTTATCGACGAATAGCGTGTTCAATGTTGGAGCGTCGAAGCCGGTTAAAAACATCCCAACGACAATTAACAGATCGATATCCTGATTTTTAACCCGTTGGGCTAAATCACGATAGTAGTTCTGAAAACCGTTACTGTCGGTGCTGAAGTTAGTTTTAAAATAGCTGTTATACTCACGAATTGCAGCGTCAAGAAACTCTTTAGCACTGCTGTCCATTGCGCTGGTATCAAAAGTTTCATCGGAAATTTCACCAATGGCATTTTGTTCTTCATTGGCGGCAAAGGAGAAGATTGTTGCAACACGCAGCGGTTTATAGGTAGCCGATTTATTAGCTGCTTCCTCTTGTAACCGTTTAAACGTCGCGTAATAGGCTTTCGCGGCATCCACGCTACTCACTGCCAGCATGGCATTAAAGCCTTTGGAACCTGGGAAAGTACGGTGGGTCTTCTGGCGGAAGTTATTCAGAATATATTGCGTAATTTCCTGTATACGCATGGGATGAAGAAATGCCTGCTGATTTTCAGCCGCACTCAGTTTTTTCTCGTCGGTTTCTGTCTCTAAAGATTTAAACTGTGGCCGCACATCGTTGTAGTCCACCTTGAATTTGAGCACTTTTTCATCACGAATCGCATCGGTAATTACATACGAATGCAATTCACGACCAAATACGCTGGCGGTCGTTTCTGAGCCTAAGGCGTTTTCCGGGAAAATAGGTGTGCCGGTAAAACCAAACTGATAATAGCGTTTGAATTTCTTCTTCAGGTTTTTCTGCGCTTCTCCAAACTGGCTGCGGTGACATTCATCAAATATAAACACCACTTGCTGATTGTATACAGGCAGGTCGCTTTCTGCTTTCATCAGGTTATTAAGTTTCTGAATAGTGGTGACGATAATTTTGTTATCGTCCTTATCCAGATTGCGTTTAAGACCTGCGGTATTTTCCGAGCCGTTGACGCTGTCTGGCGAAAAACGCTTATATTCATTCATGGTCTGGTAATCGAGGTCTTTCCTGTCGACCACGAAGAAGACTTTATCAATAAAGTCCAGCTCTGTTGCCAGACGCGCGGCTTTAAAGCTGGTGAGGGTTTTACCTGAACCGGTAGTGTGCCAGATATACCCACCGCTTTCCGGTTTTGACCAGTTCTTCGCTGTAAAGGAACTCTTAATTTTCCACAGAATGCGCTCAGTGGCGGCAATCTGGTACGGTCGCATCACCAGTAGCGTTTGGCTAACATCGAATACGCTGTAGTTCACTAAGACATTAAGCAGGGTATGTTTCTGGAAAAAGGTGGCGGTAAAGTCTTTGAGGTCTTTAATCAGCGTGTTGTCTGATTTCGCCCAATTCATGGTGAAGTCAAAACTGTTTTTATCGCGCTTTGTCGTGTTGGCAAAGTAACGGGTATCGGTGCCGTTGGAAATGACAAACAGTTGCAGATACTTAAACAGAGAATTTTCGCTGTTAAAACTCTCTTTGCTGTAACGATGTATCTGGTTAAAGGCCTCACGAATCGCCACGCCGCGCTTTTTCAGTTCGATTTGTACCAGCGGTAAGCCATTAACCAGGATCGTGACGTCATAACGGTTAGCATGAGAACCCGTCTGTTCAAACTGCTGGATAATCTGCACCTTGTTGCGCATGAGATTCTTTTTATCTATCAAATAGATGTTCTCAAGACGCTCGTCATCAAAAATAAAGTCGCAAATATAGTCGATATGGATTTTACGGGTCTTATCCAGGATGCCATCGCTCGGGTTATCCAGATACTGCTCCGTGAAACGCCGCCATTCGCTGTCATTAAACACCACACCATTGAGGTTCTGAAGCTGTTCCCGAACGTTGGCCAGCATCGCCGACTGAGATTTTACGGAAATAAATTCATAGCCCTGATTCCGCAGATCCTGAATCAGTTCACGTTCCAGGTCCGATTCGCTCTGGTAGCTGTCGCCTGTTTGCTCGGCTTTGATGTACTTATCAAGAACGATAAAGTTATTGGATTCAGCAATGGTGTGTGTCTGATGAGTCATAGCGCATCCTTTGTGCCGTCTGGCAAGGGCCGGAAGGGCTTTAAGGGCGACTTCCGGCGTGTAAAAAATAGTCTCTATATAGACCGGATGTTAAGGTGATCCGGTCGGTAGCAATGGTCAATTAGTTACTGATAGTTTCAGGTTTGGGAAAACTGAACAGTAAATCACGATAGTACTCGTATTGTTTCTGGCGCAACTCGATTTCACGCGGAAGACCTTCGGTGATGGAATTGGTCAAAGCATCAAATTTATCCAGTAATTTCACTATTTTTTGTTGTTCAACTAGCGATCTTTCAGGAGAATCAGGAAATGGTACTGGTATCATAAGTTTTCTTAAGTTATCATTATAAAGTCTTTTAATAGTTCCACCTTCAGATATTCCCCATTTTGCTATTTTATAGAAATAGAATAAATATTTATTTAAAACTATTTTTTCATTATTTTCAATCCAGACAATATTGCTATCCTGGAAATATGATTCCCTACCATCAAATATAACAGTCCTGCCGATGGTCCCACTGGCAGAAATCAATACTTCGCCAACTTTAGGATAACTATATTTTTCTTTAAATTCATTAAATAGTTTTCTAGATATATAGGAATCGGGTTCCTTACCAAATGTCCCAATTTTATAAAATGGAATCTCTCCCTCAGAAGATGTTTGTGATTTTAGGATTCGTTTACACATACGAACTTCACCAATTTCCCCCAAAGCTTTCCACTCAACCTCACCCTCTTTAAAACTCAACAACTGGTCGCGATAGTAGTTGTATTGTTTTTTACGCATGCTAAGCTCAGCGGTAAGCTCAGCGGTAAGTGCAGTAAATTTATCCAGAATCCTGACGATTTCAGACTGGATAGCCAGCGACTTTTCCGGGTTGTTGGGGCAAGGGATGGGGATAAGTAATTTACCTATATCTTTAGCATACAAATGATAAACAGTAGAACCTTTAACCATTTGCAATATCTTTTTTTTGTTATTTATTATGAAATTACTTAGATATCTACCATCAACACCAGAGCATCTAATAATCAAAATATCGCCGCCTAAAATAACGCCACTTTCTTGAATGCAACTAGCTGTAGCCAAACCTCTTGGTGTAACGTCTGACGTTGGCATTAGAACATCATTTTTTTCAGATAGAATTGACTCATTGATTGCTTGGTTTGTTTTTGAGCATACTTTGTCAATTATGGGACCATAATGAGTGAAAAGCTCACCGTAATGAATACAATATCTATTGCCATCTGGAGTTATTTTTTCTTTAGGTAAAGACTTCCCTTTTAAAAAAGTTGCTAATTTATTTAATGCTACCCACTCAACCTCAGCCCCATCCAGCAGTTTTTCCAGATAACTCAGCTCGCTCATGCCTGTACCTCGCTACCTTCAATCTCAGCAACAATCGCATCAATATCTTTACGCAACTGGTCGATTTTGCTGACCGTGGTTTTCAGCTCAGCATTCAGCTCAGCGATATCGATAATTTCGCGAGTATCTTTCGCTTCCACATAGCTGCTCACCGACAGGTTATAGTCATTCGCGACAACAGTCTCAAACGCAACAGATTTCGCCAGATGAGCAACATCTTCCTTGCTGGCAAATACCTGCATAATCTGTTCGATATGAGCATCGGTCAGAATGTTGTTGTTAGTCTCTTTTTTGAACAGTTCGCTGGCATCAATAAACTGAACTTTGGTATCCGTTTTATGTTTAGACAGCACCAGAATATTGACGGCAATAGTGGTGCCAAAGAACAGATTCGGTGCCAGTGAAATCACGGTTTCGACATAGTTATTGTCGACCAGATACTGACGGATTTTCTGCTCCGCGCCGCCACGGTAAAAAATGCCTGGGAAGCAGACAATCGCAGCGCGACCTTTGGCCGAAAGATAGTTCAGCGCATGTAATACAAACGCAAAGTCAGCTTTGGATTTGGGGGCCAGAACGCCAGCCGGGGCAAAACGTTCATCGTTAATCAGCGTCGGGTCATCGCTGCCAATCCATTTCACCGAATACGGCGGGTTAGAAACGATGGCATCAAACGGTTTTTCATCTCTGAAGTGCGGCTCAGTCAGTGTATTACCCAGCTTGATATCAAACTTGTCGTAGTTGATGTTGTGCAAAAACATGTTCATACGCGCCAGGTTATAGGTCGTATGGTTGATTTCCTGACCAAAAAAACCTTCTTCGATGATATGGTCATCAAACTGTTTTTTCGCCTGCAACAACAGCGAACCGGAGCCTGCTGCCGGGTCGTAGATTTTGTTAACGTGGGTCTGCCCGTGCATAGCCAGTTGTGCAATCAGCTTAGAGACGTGCTGCGGTGTAAAGAACTCGCCGCCGGACTTACCGGCATTCGCCGCATAGTTAGAAATCAGGAACTCATAGGCGTCACCGAACAGGTCAATCTGATGTTCATGGAAGTCACCAAGTTTTAGCCCTTCAACCCCTTTCAGAACCGCAGCCAAGCGGGCATTTTTATCTTTAACGGTGTTACCCAGGCGGTTACTGGTGGTATCGAAATCAGCAAACAAACCTTTGATGTCAGCTTCTGAAGGATAACCGTAAGCAGAACTTTCGATAGCAACGAAGATGCTGTTTAAATCTGCATTCAGTCTGTCATTAGTATTTGCTTTCGCAGCTACGTTGCAGAAAAGCTGACTGGGGTAGATGAAGTAGCCTTTAGTTTTGATGGCATCGTCTTTAATGTCATCAGTAATTACGCTGTCATCCAGTTTCGCATAACAGATACTGTCATCACCGGCTTCAATATAACTGGAAAAATTTTCGCTGATAAAACGGTAAAAAAGCGCGCCCAAAACGTACTGCTTAAAATCCCATCCATCGACTGAACCCCTGACATCGTTAGCAATTTGCCAGATCTGGCGATGAAGCTCTGCACGTTGTTGAATACTTGTCATTTTCATCCACTTATTTCAGGTTTAAGTAATTGGATGTGATTCTACAGCAACTTGGATGCTTTAGCAGTTCGGACATTAGGTAACGAATGACCTAATTAGAGCTTTTTGGAAAAGCGGTATTGTCGGTGCGATTTTAGCTATGTCTGGGTGTGCGATGGTGCAATACAATGACGGTGAAAAGGTTAGCATCCAGTTCGATGGCTGGTATTGGCTTGGATAGCCTGCCAAAAAACGCAGATAAAGCCTGTCAGCAATACGGAAAGTCTAAAGCTGTATATCTGCATAGCGCGAACGCTAACCCTCATCTTGCGCCTGGTACGGGTGTTCAGAATACCATCTGGAAATGTGAGCCTTAAACATGAGCAACTGGAACATAGCAGCCAAAAGCCAGGAAGAAAGGAATAAAGTTAACGTTGACCTGGCTGCCAGGGGGGTTGCCTACAAAGAGCGATTGAACATACCCGTCATAGCGGAACAGGTAGCCCGTGAGCAACCTGAGAACCTGCGCACCTATTTCATGGAACGGCTACGGCACTACCGGCAGTTAAGCCTCCTGCTGCCAAAAGGAAACGATCCGGTATATCAGAAAGAAGATATAGCCAAAAAATAACGCGCCACCAGACGAGCGCAAAGCATCGCGCTATTGCACACTTCAAGCATCTTTAATGTATACTGTATGGATAAACAGTACTCTGAGGTGAAAACGCTATGGGCTTCCCTTCTCCTGCGGCGGATTATGCTGAGAGCCGTATTTCTCTTGATCAGCAGATAATTAGACATCCTTCAGCGACCTACTTCATGAGGGCAGCTGATAGTCATCATCGTGAGGGAATATTACAGGGTGCATTGCTGGTGGTCGATTCCTCACTTACCCCGGTTGATGGTTCTCTGCTTGTATGCGCTCTGGATGGGGAATATCGCGTAAAAAGATACCGGAAGTACCCACGTCAGCATCTGGAGGATTTAAGAACCGGTAAGAAGGAAGCATTGCCAAAGGATGACGATGGATGCACGGGCAGCAATGCCGTGTTTGGTGTGATCACTCACATTATCAACGACGCAAGAAGTGGCGAGTTTGATGATTGTCCCGTGATGTAGGAGAACTGATTAGGCGGTGCAATGCACCGCCTTTTATCACACTGCGCGGAATGCGATTTCGCCAGGTATTACTTCACCTTGCCAATACATTTGGGCGGCAACGCGATCTGCGAGGTCACGATAAATAGCCGTAAATTCGCTATCTGGACGACTAATAACGGTTGGTGTTCCGTTATCCAGATCTTCACGAAGAGAGATATGAAGTGGCATTTGGCCTAACAACTGCGTGTTGTATTTCTCGGCCAGTTTCTGTGCGCCACCGGTGCCAAAAATTGGCTCGTGATGACCGCAGTTACTGCAAATATGCACACTCATGTTTTCGACGATACCCAGTACCGGCACTTCGACTTTTTCGAACATCACAATGCCTTTCTTCGCATCGATCAGCGCGATGTCTTGCGGCGTAGTTACCACAACCGCACCAGTTACAGGAATGTTCTGCGCCAGCGTCAACTGAATATCACCAGTGCCCGGCGGCATATCGAGAACGAGATAGTCCAGATCAGGCCATAGAGTTTCCTGCAACATCTGCATCAGCGCCTTGCTGGCCATCGGTCCACGCCACACCATTGCATTGTCGTCGGTGACCAGATAACCAATAGAGTTGGTTGCCAGGCCATGAGACATGATAGGTGCCATGTGAGTACCGTCCGGTGAGGTTGGACGTTGGTTTTCCGCGCCCAGCATGGTTGGAATTGATGGACCATAGATATCGGCATCCAAAATACCAACTTTCGCACCTTCAGCAGCCAACGCCAGTGCCAGGTTTACCGCCGTGGAGGATTTACCCACGCCGCCCTTGCCTGAGCTGACGGCGATAATGTTCTTAACGCCATTAATGCCTGGTTGGTTTTTGACGCGCTTAAGCGTGGCAATGTTGTACGACAGCTTCCAGTCAATAGCCTTTGCGCCAGTGATACGGAGCAGATCACCACTACATTGCTCTTTCAGGTCTTCAAAAGGCTTATTCCACACGAAAGGCATGATTAGTTCGACATGCAGTGTGTCATCCATCAACGCAACATGGTGTAACGCTTTAAGCGTAGTCAGGTTGTGTTTCAGGGTTGGGTGCTGAAAATTAGCCAGCGTACCGGCTACCATTGCTCTCAGGGCATCCGGCGATTTGGACTCGCTCATCCCGTCTCCTTTATTTTAATTTGCGCAATTGTCGCCTTGTAGTGTACTCCAGCTACGACATTTAATCATTTATGAGAAATGCTGTTATCACATGGCAGACATAAGGCCATTTTGTTACTATCAAGCCCCTTTTCACTACAAAGAAGTAATGCCTACTATGACCCAAGTCGCGAAGAAAATTCTGGTGACGTGCGCGCTGCCGTACGCTAACGGCTCAATCCACCTCGGCCATATGCTGGAGCACATCCAGGCTGATGTCTGGGTTCGTTACCAGCGAATGCGCGGCCACGAGGTTAATTTCATCTGTGCCGACGATGCCCACGGTACGCCGATCATGCTGAAAGCACAGCAGCTTGGTATCACACCGGAGCAGATGATTGGCGAAATGAGTCAGGAACACCAGACTGATTTCGCAGGCTTTAACATCAGCTATGACAACTATCACTCGACGCACAGCGAAGAGAACCGTCAGTTGTCTGAGCTTATCTATACTCGCCTGAAAGAGAACGGTTTTATTAAAAACCGCACTATCTCTCAGTTGTACGACCCGGAAAAAGGCATGTTCCTGCCGGATCGTTTTGTAAAAGGCACCTGCCCGAAATGTAAAGCGCCAGATCAATACGGCGATAACTGTGAAGTCTGCGGCGCAACATATAGCCCGACTGAATTGATCGAGCCGAAATCGGTGGTTTCTGGCGCTACCCCGGTAATGCGTGATTCCGAACACTTCTTCTTTGATCTACCTTCTTTCAGCGAAATGTTGCAGGCATGGACCCGCAGCGGCGCGTTGCAGGAGCAGGTGGCGAACAAAATGCAGGAATGGTTTGAATCCGGCCTGCAACAGTGGGATATATCCCGCGATGCGCCTTACTTCGGTTTTGAAATTCCGAACGCGCCGGGCAAATATTTCTACGTCTGGCTGGACGCGCCGATTGGCTACATGGGTTCCTTCAAGAATCTGTGCGACAAGCGCGGCGATACCACCAGCTTCGATGAATACTGGAAGAAAGACTCCACCGCCGAGCTGTACCACTTCATCGGTAAAGATATTGTTTACTTCCACAGCCTGTTCTGGCCTGCCATGCTGGAAGGCAGCAACTTCCGCAAGCCGACCAACCTGTTTGTTCATGGCTATGTGACGGTGAACGGCGCGAAGATGTCCAAGTCTCGCGGCACCTTTATTAAAGCCAGCACCTGGCTGAATCATTTTGACGCTGACAGCCTGCGTTACTACTACACTGCGAAACTCTCTTCGCGTATTGATGATATCGATCTCAACCTGGAGGATTTCGTTCAGCGTGTGAATGCCGATATCGTTAACAAAGTGGTTAACCTGGCGTCCCGTAACGCGGGCTTTATCAATAAGCGTTTTGACGGTGTGCTGGCAGGCGAACTGGCTGACCCGCAACTGTATAAAACCTTCACTGATGCTGCTGAAGTGATTGGTGAAGCATGGGAAAGCCGCGAATTTGGTAAAGCTATCCGTGAAATCATGGCATTGGCTGACCTGGCTAACCGCTATGTCGATGAACAGGCTCCGTGGGTGGTGGCGAAGCAGGAAGGACGCGATGCCGATCTGCAGGCGATTTGCTCTATGGGCATTAACCTGTTCCGCGTGCTGATGACGTACTTGAAGCCGGTACTGCCGAAACTGACTGAACGTGCAGAAGCATTCCTGAATACAGAACTGACCTGGGATGGTATCCAGCAACCGCTGCTGGGCCATAAAGTGAATCCGTTCAAGGCACTGTATAACCGCATCGATATGAAGCAGGTTGAAGCACTGGTGGAAGCATCCAAAGAAGAAGTGAAAGCCACAGCCGCACCGGTAACTGGCCCACTGGCTGACGACCCGATTCAGGAAACTATCACCTTTGACGACTTCGCCAAAGTTGACCTGCGCGTGGCGCTGATTGAAAACGCAGAGTTTGTAGAAGGTTCTGACAAACTGCTACGCCTGACGCTGGATCTCGGCGGTGAAAAACGCAATGTCTTCTCCGGCATTCGTTCTGCTTATCCAGACCCACAGGCACTGATTGGTCGTCACACCATTATGGTGGCTAACCTGGCTCCGCGTAAAATGCGCTTCGGTATCTCCGAAGGCATGGTGATGGCTGCTGGCCCTGGCGGGAAAGATATCTTCCTGTTAAGCCCGGATGTCGGTGCTAAACCTGGCCACCAGGTTAAGTAATTAAGCAACCATTCTTCACAATGCCCAGCAATACGCTGGGCATTTTCATATAGACACAACCCCTTCTGACTTTAACAAACTCTAAAACAATTTGTTTTCTACCTTTTGTTGATTGAGATAATAAGTCATATAAGAAAACAAATTGTTTAGGAGATGAAGATGTTTGGAACAGCAAAAGAAATCATCGAGAAACTGAAAAACTATCCAGAAGACGAACCCTTACTCATGGTTATGTGGCACAAAGAAGATATTGCTGAAGTAAGGACAGATCTCACTGATGAACAATGCGTACAGGTGATGCAAAAAATCAGACAATGCCATAACGCTGATGTCGGCGTTAATTGGGAGGTTATATCAACTACGGCGAATGAGTTGTTTCCGAACGGGGTGGTAAAATGCTGAAACTCACCAAATTGTATAAGACGACAGTTAGTAGCCCTACCCTCGTTACACAGCATGACTCTGAGTGTCTACCAAATATCTGTTTCGAGCACCATACGATCTCGGACTCAATTGGGTACAGAAACGGAGTATGGGGGAGTCAGGGGAGGGAAGAAAAGCTGCGTGATTACGGTGTCACATAGCAAACCATCAAGAACATTCGAAAGGTGCTCGATGTAGGATTTGATGCGGTACAATTCCACCCTGACGCTGAAATAGACGATGGTCTGGAAAATTGGAAATTGTGAGGGATAAATGAAATATGCACCATTGGCACTAATATTTTTTGTGCTTTCTGCTAATGCCACGCCAGTTGAAGAGCCTAACACTATCGTGTACCCACGATGCATGAAAATAGATCCGGAAACACACAAGCAATTACCTGGTTACAATATTGTTATGGATATAGGGAATAAATTTAAAATCGTTTCCCCAAATGGGAATTCGGTGATATCCATCTCGCTTGCCCAAAGTGAAAAAGATAGGAACATGTTCGACGCCTCAGTCGGCGATGTTTACTTCTCTCGTTACCATGTTCAACCTGATGGGAACTTTCTATACTCAGCCTGGAGTGAAAAGGCGAAAGTTACAGTGCTGTGTAATGGTAAAAGCGGTGAGCGGCATTACGTTGACCCTATTCATTTCGAGAACTGACTACACAAGTAAACAAATCAATCAGTTGATAATGGCGGTCACAATTTGATTCTTTTCTATAAGAATCCGTTGATCGCCACTACTCTCCTTCCATACCTGCAATCACACCTTTAAATATCAATAGGTTAACGTTGTTTATACCAATAAGAAAACAACTGAATAACAGATCAACGAAACGTCAACGCTTTCACCCGATTTGGTCTAAAAAATTGACGTTTTCACACATCACTGCTTATACCCGTAATTCTACGCAGCAGACAGCGCCACAGCGTCCAATTTTCACCACAGACGATCCAACACACTACCAACAAAAACACACGCTCAAAATCGTTCCCGTTGCGTTACACAACCATATAAACAACTTATTTTCAGGCATAACAAAACAACTAAATAACACATATGCCATTCCCCAAAACAACCAACCTCTTTATGGCAGGCTACCGAAAAGACCCACCTCTTCTTCCCAGGCTACCGGACAACCAACCTAACTTTCACAGGCAATCCGAAAACATTCATACGCGCGATACCCACGACACGCCATTACCCAAACAGCGAAGAAACACCTGAACCGCTGAAACCCCAACGAAGCCTGTAACCGCAAGGTTTCTCTCAATCCCAAAAGACACGAAACATAACAATCACGGGAAACGCCATTACCCAATACACGAATAACTACAAAAGCCTTTCACACACTCCAGACAAACAACTCAAACACAATAACGAAAGGAATCGCCCACCTGCCATTACTCCATAGACGGAGAAGAACAATCACCAAAACGACGAGAACACCCCACAGAAGAACCACCGCAAAACGAACGAAACCATTTACACCGACAGAGAGAACAACACGCCCAATTCACCAACAGAAATAGTCGCCGTATAGAACGTTCTGGAAGGGGTGAGCATTAACGCCTATAGAGAGGTTGAGACAGATAAAACACGAAGAAAACACAACATGTATAGCGAAGAAGCCAGGTATGTATAAGTGGGGAGGGAAGGAGGGGTGTCGCCTCCTTTTTCGTATTTATTCAACTCCTGATTTTATCCCCCGTAACACCCCTACGGTCAGCCTTCGGTCCATACAGGGAAAAGTTGCATCCCGCTACAGAAACGGCTGGGTTGCCTTCGGGGAACGGCTGGAGGTTTTCAGGGAAACGGTCGAGTTGCCTGTGTGGATTTCGGGAGAAGGCTCGATGCCGGTTCAGGAACGGTGGAGTACCGGTATAGCGAGAGGGAGAGTTGCGGCTATCCACCTGTAATGTGCGGGAAGAAGAGAGGCGCTCACGTGCAGGCGAACTTACTTACCGCTGGATTCCCTCTGAATGCCCAGTTACAGCGTAATTGTGCCAGACAGCCAACGGGTCACAATCGATTTCAGTAGGTTTTCGGGGAGAGGATTATTCTGCCCACCAGCCACCTTCGGCCACTAAATCAGAATAATGTAAAAAGTGTACTCGGTACTGAACCTGAAAACTCACTGCCAAAACCACATTCACCGGAATAAAATCCTTTTTCACCTGTGCGTTATTGCGATAATAACACCATCAAGAAAACATGTTGTTTAAGGATTGCTTTATGTTTGCACATATCGACATCAACCAAATCAAGAAATTAACTCAAAAAGAGTTTGACCAGTTCTATGAGCTGGAAGGTTGGTCTTCCACTCTGATTAATTCAAGATGGGTGCTGGAGCTGATGACTCGTGATGATGCACCTGCTTTGATGATTTGCGACATGGGTGAAGATGCTGACTTTATGGATATGAGCGAATTTTGTGTGGACACATACAACCGCAGCCAGAAGTACTACTTCACATGCGATAGCGAGAATGATGTTATTTCTAAGGTCTATCTTCACCTTGTCCAGCATTGGGACGTTCAGGAGTTTCTTGAAGTATTCGCGTAATCCCAACCAAAGCCAGCATTGCTGGCTTAATTTCTCTATAGCCGCAGGGAGGAACCTGCATATCGATCATGCACCTGATCATTATGCTTTGTAGCCGTTTTCTTACTGGTATTATTTACGCCATTGAGAAAACAAGTTGTTTACGGAGTTGTGATGAAAAAATCATTGGTTCTTGGTCTGGACAAAGACCAGAAGAGAAAAGAGAAGCCTGCACTGGTTGCTCAATTAACTTTGCTAGACATCGTTGCCAATGGAACTTCTATTCGTCTGTTCCGTGAAACAGCGGTGTCTTTCGATAAAAACACCTTTACTCGTTATGTAATGAATGTTCGTCGCCAGCGTGGAAAAGGCTGGATGGCGTTTCAAAGAATGTGGCCGGAACATCAGCTCGAACTGGCTTTGATGGAAGTTAACCGCGTGGCCCAGCAAGAAATTCAGAGAGCATCAGTGATGGCAATAGCCTGATAATGTGCAAGTGGTAATTAGTCGACAGTACGACAGCCCCGCCATCCTTACGGGGCTTTTTTGTATTGTAAGTACATACTTACTATCATAGAATATAAAAATAACCAAAACACTACGGAGAGTGAAATGACCGTTAAACGCGAAAAACTGACAGTTGATGTTTACTATGCCTCTGAAACCGCCGAAGGTAAGAATGTGGCAAAAATCACCGTTGTTACGTACAACACCGAAACTGGTGCCGAAGTCCAGGCCAGTACGATCGTGCGTAAAGGTGATGACTCCGACGGCGAGTACGCGACTCAATACCAGTCCATTCTCGATGCAACTGACCCGCTGCTGCTGAAAATCGAGAGCTACTTCCGCCAGGTTGATGAAGAGGTGTTTGAAACCATGATGAATATGGTTAACACCGTATTCGCCTCCAGCCTGAACACCAGCACCACCTGGATTGGCCAGTACGGTCTGCGCATTACCTCTGGCATTCCTGCCGACACCTTAATCCCTGAAAGCGTATTCGCTTAATCCTCTTTAAATGGCGCGTAAACCGCGCCATTTTCTTATACCCGATAACAATTTGTTTTCTGCCTTATCTGATTTGTGAAAATGATTTCACTGAAGCAACTTAATAAGGAAACCATCATGGGACTTGATATCTATATCGAGACACAGCCAAAAAACGATCTGAATAACGAGGCATCCAGAAAGCAGGTTGCTTACTTCCGTAAGTTCAATGCGCTCGTTGGGTGGATGGAGCGCAACGTAGGTGAAGTCGAAAATTGTGAGCTTTTAGAATTAACGATGAATGACATTTGTCTTCTGAAAGCTCATTTGATGCACATAAACGAAAGCAATTGCGAAGAGTACTTGCCTACTCGGGAAGGTTTTTTCTTCGGCAGTCAGGAGTACGACGAAGGTTACTGGCATGACGTGGACAAGCTGAAAAAACTTGTGGAAGACCTGATCAGGAACCACGACTTTCACAATAACAGACTGACGTTTTGCGCCTGGTGGTAAATATGGGCGATTTCAAGAAACGCCTGAAGGAGAGAGCCGAGATGGTCAGAAAGCGAAACGCCTCTTCTGTCATCAGATACGCAAGGCAGTTTAGTCGCAACAACAAATCAGTTGAGGAAAAGATCCTTAGCGTAATCGGTCGATAATTATTAAGGCCATCAGCATTGGTGGCCTTAAATGACCATCCTGTTTCCCGCAGGCTAAAAACACCAACCTCTAACCTCCAGGCAACCGACAAACCCACCTGTTCCCGTCCGGCTACCGCAACTTTCCACTTTGACGCCTTATTCGTACAACGATAATTAACACCAACAAGAAAACAATTTGTTATTTACGATAAGGAATTAATCATGAATTTTATCGCTACTGTAAACGCACCCGCACATGGCAATATCGCTGTAACGTTCTCTGACATTGAAAAACGAGTACTTGGTGCATGGCGCGACAATGAGACGGTAGAACTGTCAGCACAAGAAAAATGCATTATTGCACGCGACATCATTGGTAATCGTCGTTACTCGCGGGTATTTGAGAAAGCGTATGTGGTAAATTCTGGATTCGGAACGTTCGTCTTTCCGGTGCGCTCCGGGCGATTCTGCCAGTCCAAGCTGATTGAGTTCGCTACGCAGATTTCTGTCTGGATTAAAACTCAATCGTCGTTCAAATTTTCCGACGATGAAGCAGTATCGCAGGGGATGCGGATCGCCAACAATGCGATTAAATGCAAAAACATTACGTATACCGCTGGCGTTGATACATGGAAACTGTTTTGCGCTAACTTTATGCTGAATGTATACGCAAGCAACCGCATCCACATCCTTGATGGCGTGTAACTGAGAAGAGGGCCAGAAACGGCCCTTTCTCTATAGCCACCAGCTGCCTCAGGGAAATTTTCAGAAACGGCGAGGAACGCATTCATGAGCCGACGGGAAACGGCCAGGATTTTTTCGGGAAACGGCTGCATTCGCCTTTATATAGAAAAAACATCGGGAAGCTGGTGGAATCCAACCAGCGGTTGTCGGACAGGTGAGCGGGGAAAATTATGATGACTTTCGTCGCCTGAGACATCCAGATTTCTTTCGTAGCGTAATCACATATGTGATTAAGTGGTGTGATTATGTGAAAAATCACGCGCACATAATACGCGAGCGGATACGGAACAAAACAAAATGCCGATCCGCGCCGACAATTAAACGCGGATCACATAGCAAGAATAAAAGCCAATGATTAACCATACACCATAACGCAATATAACGCGTTTTAAGCGCGTTAATGCGCTAAGTAATGGGTATGTACTGGTAAGGATATAAAAGCGCGTCTATGGCGTTATTTTGGCGCTTATTTTTATGTTGTTGGAGTGAGTCAAAGACAATAAAAAAGCGCCATCATTGGCGCGTTATGGTGGGAGTATTGGAAACGAAAAAAGCGCCCATAGTGGGCGCTCGATTTTATTTATGTAAACTGATTTCAAATCCCATTTCTACAAACGCTTTTAACATTAAAAATATATCAGCGTCATTCACGTCTGCTTTTTTTCGCTCCTGGTCGCTCAATAAGTCAATTTTGCGCGTCGTTTCATCTATAAGCTCGACTGCGCGCCCAGCGTAACCAGCGATCCCAGCGATGCGATTAACAAAATATTCATTGCGCACGTTAACGCCAGCGATAAGAATAAACATGATTAAGCTCCTTAAAAGCGCCCATAGTGGGCGCCAGATTCCATTAATTACGCTTTGAAAGCATCAGCCAGATAGTTATAGAAATCATTTTTAATAAAGCGATATTGCTGCGTACCAGCTTTTGCGCTTCCCATTCCTTTGACTTTCTCAACAAGTCCAAGACGTTCGCAAAGATTGATCAACTGGTTGGCTTGAGTATAGCCAGCGTCCAATTTAATTTCGCACGCTTTTTTAGCTTCATTCATTAAATCGAAAACAGCGCCATTGGTGAACGTGTCGATCTCGTCGTTAATCATATCGATTAAAGCGAATACACGAGATCCTGACATATCAGCGATGGAATAAACGCATTTACCAGCTTTAATTGATTTAACCAGATAGACCAGTTTTTCCAGTGAATAACTATTAGTCATTGCATCACGGAAAAATACTTCTGGCGCTTGTTTACTTGCTTTGATCGCATAGTAGAAAACAGAGCATAATTTTTCGTCTTCTACTGCGTTCACAACGTTGTTGATGAAGTAAGCAAGTTTAGTGGTCGCAGCTTGCATGTTTGCTTTGTCTGCTTTTGTGTGCGTACCATTTTTATAATGTTCGTTATATGTTTGAGTTGCCAGATCTGCTTTTTCGCGCAGCTCGTCGGATACAATGGCAGCAGCTTCAATGATGGATTTTTTAGAAATGATAATGTTAGCCATGATTTTATTCCTTAGTATAAATATTAAAATTTAACTCAAGAAAGAAAGTGTTTTGCACTCGTTCCTGATGCGTTCAATTATCGATACGCGAAAAAAGATTGCAAGTGTTTTTTTAAGTTTTTTTGCAGGGATGAAAGTCTTAGAAATAAAAGCGAGATCGTCGAAGGTGTTCCCTAAATAAATAATAAATTCCGGCTTTTGACCTTATATATTTATACGGGGGAGAATTGAATGAGTGTTAAACGAATGGCATGTAAAATAATAACCGGACTTAGCCGGTTATTACCCTTATAGAAATTAAAACGGAAGGATTCGTTCAACCCAATCGAAGAAAATAAGTATTTTTCTACCGTCTTCCAACTTAAGTGTGACTAGACAGGCGTCAACGCCATCTGACGTTCCCTCAATTTCGCGACCGTCTGCCATGTAGACCCTTATAGATTTGCCGTTTTGGTAAGCCTGACGACATATCTTAAAAAAGTCACGACGTGATGGCTGATTAACCATCTGTTCATTGTTTAGCGTTAGTCGACCTGTGAATGAAGTGTCAACCTCTTCTATGCCCGACTCAATTGTGCTAATGCGCTCAAGAGGGAGCCTTATACGATTTGTGTTGCTAAGCGGATCTGGTGTGAGGTTCAGCTTATTTCTTGCGCTCAATAGCCCGTAGACATACATGCAAAACACTTGGCCGTCTTCGAGAGTGACTCTTACAGGAAATTTTGCACTCCGCCAGAAGAGCAAGGTGCGCTCAGCATGTTCGTAGTCTCGCGGCCAGACTTCAGCCGGTATGCCGTAGGTGATGTCCAATGTTCTCATTCTGATACTCTTAGAGGTGTTTTCAGCAACCCAAATTTAAATTCTTTGTTACCAACGACAAAGAAGGGAACCTCAACATAGATTTTTTTATCGACGGATTTAGAGTTAGCTGTTTTATGTATGTCACGAACGATACGTTTTGAGATATTTTCATCGATAAACAATACCTTTCCACTTGTATTCCCTTCAGCCTTGGCGTAAGTAACGATAGGCTCTTCATTGCCAACCCTAATGTTTACTTGGCAACCTGTTGTAGCCATTTCATCACAGTAAAGTGTGCCGTCTTGAACTTCCAAAACAATTCCAGATGGCTTCATGGCTTCGTCAGAGCTTACATTAACGTTTTCTGGTACAGCGGTCCCGTTAATTTGCAACCGTAATCTTTCTTTTCCTGCATTAAGTATTGTTTCTTCTGCGTTATCTGAGAATCTGAACCAGACTGGTTGAATCAGACCTCGTGATTCGTATTTTAGTACGTCTTCAGAAGTATACATGCTGTACGTTTTTTGCATGTCGGAGACGATATCTGACAACGCATTTGCGGAAAATGACGAGAGGTATATACAAGCAAGAAGTAACGAACGTTTCATTTTTATACAGCGATTATTGCAAAGTAGAATTATAAATATCCAATAGTCTCAAACGATAAGTTTTCAACTGTAAATAGCAGACGTGTTTCTCTAAAAGCTGTGCGGCAAAGGCGTTGTTGCCGCACTCTGTCTATTAGCTCTTCAAGTCTGGCAATTCTGAAATTGACTAAGAATCCAATATTACGGCAGTTTGCTTAGAATTTGCTCTAAATCTTCCTTTGTCATATTAGAGTTCTCATAGATGCGCATGATTTTCTCACGAGCCTTAGCAGAGACTCCAACGGCAGATGAAACTTTGTCAAATTCAGCCATTGTCATCGCTTCCAGAATGGTATTGATAACTTCAGCCTTAGACATTTTGATGTTTTTTTCTTTTAGTTTCATTTGAAACTTTCCAAGTTTGTCATTGGCCTTATCGGACAATGCCACCTGACAATAAGTTGTTTTCTTTTCGCTCATAACTAATCTCGTTTCAGAACTCCAAAATCGAATGCGCCATCAATAGGCAATACACCTTCTGCAAAGCCAGGTGTGGTGTCGATGATGTGTTTTCGCTCATAAGAGTGAGACAACAGGTATTTGTTGCTAATGTCAATGAAATCAGTGATAAAACACACGTTTGCCTGATTTTTTTTGGCTCGTAAGCCACGACCGACACGCTGTCTCATTTCAACTTCTGCTTTCCCACCACCAGCAAGAATGACCGCACCAACGCTTGGCACATCAACACCGACATCCAGAATAGTCGAGCCTATTAAAACATCTATTTCTCCAGACGCTAAACTGTTCAGCTTTGCTTGCCTTGTCGCCTGGTTAGATTCCCCATAGATGAAGTCAACTCTAAGGCCGGACTCTTTCATCATTTCCATCAAGATTTGCCCGTGGCGTTTAAGACGAACCAGAGTCATACAATTGAGAGAATGTTGCTTATAGAGCAATGCTTCGCGAACAATGGCCTCGTTACGTCCCAAATTATACACGATCCCCAACTGATAAGCCTTTTGGTAGGCGGTGCTCATACCAACTCTAAAATTGAGGTGTTTGTTGGCAAGTTCGGCCTTGATTCTGGCCTCGTCTGGCTTGTAGGCAACTTTATGATAAAGGAAGTACGGCTTTGCCAGAATGCCTCGATCAATCAGGTACTTTTCTGTGACTTTAATTTCAATTCGCCCGGCCACCGCCATCAGGCGCATGTTGGCTTCCGTCGAATCCTTCATGAACGGCGTGGCTGTAAGCGCCAGACGATAGTCTGCGTTCACACATAATCTGGCGATGTCATAGAAATTTGAGCCTGAAGACTCATGCGCCTCTTCCAGAATAAGAAGAGAGACACTTGAAAGGAAGCGTTTCACCAACTCCCGACGTTTGAGGTGGTAGCTCTTTTTATCTGGTGTTGCATCGCGTGGTGGTTCTTCGAGGAAACTTGCAAGAGTTTGAACTGTAGCGACGTTGATATGTCGTGATACCTGGAACTCACCCGAGCCAATGACTCCAACCTTTTGGTCTTTTAACCACGGTTCGCCATTTTCGGCGCGGTAGTCGATGGATCTCTGGAAGTTTTCGGCCATTTGAAACATCAGAACAGAGCGGGTTGTTAAAAATAATGTCATTCGACCGATACGTGCAGCTGCTTTGCAGGCAACATTAGATTTCCCGCCACCAGTAGCGATCTGCGCAATCATCATTCCCTCTCGAACCAGTGTTTCCACAGTCTGATCCTGATACGCATAATCAGGATTGTATGGGAATGGGTTAACCGCCGGATTTGGTTTTCCAAGCGCCGGGGCTTTGTCTTTGCGGATATGAACACATTTGATGCCCGCCTTGTTCAAGTTCGCCGCTACAGGCTTGGCAAAGCCAGCAGGGAACGAGTTTTTACTCCAGTTGAACATCGTGCTTGTGCCCTTCCAGTCGCCAGTCTCGACTTCGTAGCTCAACATCTGTTGCACCATTTGCTTTACCTTGTCATCTGCGCCAGAAATAAGCGCATTAACTGCGTTAGATACAATCCGAACAGTCATAAACCTCTTTCCTTAGTGCCTTTTGTATGTTATTTGGCTATTATAATAAGTAAGTGATTACTTAGTGGATTGTAGCAATAAAATGGATGTAAAAATCACGATTTTGCAGGTTGATGTTGCCAACCTTCGCCCGAATACCTGGAACACCAATTCGGTTGGTGCGCAGAATTTTGAAAAACTGAAAGGTTCTATCGAAAAATTGGGCTTTTTTAAGCCAATTTTGGCTCGTGAACTTGAAGATGGATTTTTTGAAATCCTCGGCGGCGAACATCGCTGGCGTGCTGCTATTGAGCAAGGAATTTCAACGGTTCCGGTGCTTTCTGTGGGCAAAATTAGCGATGTCGTAGCTAAACAGATGTCACTGGTGGACAACGAGCGATACGGTGAAGACGACCAAATCGCATTGCAACGCTTCATTGAAGAAATTCAGTCAGAACTTGACTATCAACTGTCTGAAATCGCCCCGTATGACGACGAAATCTCGATGGTTTTAGCAAAAGAGGCGGCAATCGACCTTGAAGCACTGGAGGCGTTGTCTCGTGGTAGTGATGAGCCTGTCGATACCGACAAACGAGAGAAAACCGAACGTGTGGGGGCGGAACATCAGACCATGCGCTTCAAAGTAACTTTCGATGCGTCAGATCGTGTTGCAGAAACCATAAAAAACATCATCAAAGAGCAGGCTATTAACACCGGTAATGAAATGGAGAACGCTGGTGAGGCTCTGGTGTGGCTGGTCGACTACTACAAGGAGCGTATGTAATGACCAAAAAGTTTGAAATCGTATATCGCGACCCGGCAGATCTTATTCCCTATGAGATGAATGCCAAAAAGCATGATGAACAGCAGATCCGAGATCTGGCCGCAGCCATTAAAAAGCGCGGATTTGACCAGCCAATTACGGTCGATAAGAACGACGTAATTATTACTGGCCACGGCCGCCGTGAGGCTGCAATTTTTGCTGGACTTGAGCGCGTACCGGTTATTGTTCGCGATGATCTCAGTGATGACGAGGTTCGTGCGAAGCGCCTTGAAGATAACCGACTTGCCAGCATTGATTACGATGCAATTAAGCTACAGAAAGAGCTTGAGTCGCTTGTTCTGGACGATATCGAGGTTTTCGGCTTTGAAGAGCGTGAGTTGAATGTTCTCGTTGGCAGCATGACAGAAGAAATGGACACCGACTCGCTAGTTATCGATCTTGGCGAAGAAACTAAACGACAGAAGGATGAACACACCGAGATCAGTCGTGAAGTTGCAGCGGAAGAAGTACGTGTTGTCGACGTATTGGGCTTTAAAACGCTCCCTGCTGGCTCTGCCATTGTTGTTGGTGATTTGCTTGCCCACATGGAAGAAATGACAGGAGAAAGCGGGGTAGACGCATTTGTGGCATATGCGGAGAAGATCTCTTCCGGGGAGATGGCTGCATGAGCAAATACATCATCAACGTATCGTTTCAGACACGCGTAAATAAAACCACGCGCACGTTGGAAATCGCTGAGTCGTTCGGGCTTGGCCTGGACGAAAAAGAGTGGACGCTTTACGACAATCTGGAGCTGGAAGTGAAGCAGGGCGATGTGGTGTACATCACCGGCCAATCCGGTTCCGGCAAATCCGTTGTGCTGCGCGAGTTGCAACGACAGATGAAGGATGAAGGGCTGTCTGTAGCCTCCATCGATGATTTTACCTTCGATAATGAGGTTAACGTCATCGATCAGTTGGGCAAAACGACCAGCGATGCGCTTGGGTTGTTATCTATGGCTGGTCTGAACGATGCATATCTGTTTGTTCGCAAGCCTTCTGAAATGTCAGACGGTCAGAAATATCGTCTCAAGATTGCCAAACTGATTGAGTCAGGCGCTAAAGTGTGGGCTGCTGACGAGTTCGGTGCTGTTCTAGACCGTGTAACCGCTCAGGTTGTGGCATCTAACCTCCAGCGTGCCGCTCGAAAGGTTGGTGCGACGGTAATGGTGGCGACGACTCACGAAGACCTGAAGAACGCGCTGCGCCCGGATATGCAGATCACCAAGCACTACAAAGAACGCGTGAAGGTGGAATATCACAATGGTAGTCATGATGAGGTTCATTTATGACGGACATCATCATTAAACGCTACCGCCCTGAAGAGTTTCCGCGTCATCTGGACTTTCTGGAGCGAATGACTGTCACAAAGGGAACTGTAGAGGACTGGCACGCTCTTAAGTCGCTTCACTACAAAACAGACGGCAAACCTTTCGCGCCAACTTACTATCGCTGCGAACTTGATGACCGTCTGGTGGGCGTCGTGGTTATGGCTTACCCGAAACTACTGCTGGCACCTCGCCACCGCATGTTTCCTAAGTTGAAACCAACCACTAATACCACCGTGGCTAACCAGTACTGGGGTCGGTACGTGAATAACAACTTTGCGGTGATCAGTCGCTCAGTTGTGGATACTCAGTATCGTGGCGTAGGCGTCTCTTATCGAATGATTAACCTGGTTAGCAGGATGCATGACCGGCCAATCATTGAGATCCAGTCCTCGATGAGCAAATACAATCCCTTCGCCATGAAAGCAGGGTTTAAGTTCATCCGCCCTGAGCGACCGAAGAGCTATGAAAGTGCACTGCGTGTATTCCAGCGCCATTTCCGTTCCGACCCGGGTGATAACGAGGCGATCGTCAAAGAGTTGTTCGCAATGAGCGAGTCTCGTCGTCGCCGTGCACTGCGTGATCTGGTGGCGGACTACCACAAGAACAGTTCCCTGGCAAAAGCTGGGCGGAATCGTGGCACGACGATTCAGGACATTGCCGACAGTCTGGTGGACGAGGCCAGCATTGTGAAGCTGCTCAAGGACATTCACAACCTGAGCTTTACGTCTCCGTTGTATGGTGTGTACCGAAACCCTGACTTTGGCCGTCGACTGCCTGACACGCTGCCACTGCTGGCATTCGACAAACAACCTTTGGATAAACCGTTAGAAATTGCTTTACCGGCATAAGGATTTGCCATGACGTTAACCGATAAACAAAAGGACATCATCAAAACGCTCAATCTCGGTTATGAGCGAGGTCATCTACTTGACCTGGACGAATTGCTTGAAGTTTTGCCGTACAAGACAACCAAGCAAAGTATCCAGTTCTCAATTCGCGCTCTGATAAAAAAGGGGCTGGTGGAGAAAGGGCATACGCGCCAACGCAGTGACAATCGCTATCACCGCCGAACTCTTGGGTTAACCACTTTAGGTCGAGCCAAAGCGAAGTTACTGGTGATGTAATCGGTCTGGGAGCTTATTTAAAGACCTGCTTCTGTATATATAAATAATAAGTAACTTATTAAATATATACGGAAGCAGGCTTAATAAGACATGCCCAGACCTAATTAAACACCCCAGAAAACAAGTTGGTTAGCAGATGCAGTAAACAAGTTGTTTTAGAGCGCATGGACGCGCTCTGTGTGTTTTAGAGGGATCTATGACGGTCGAAAAAGACGAGGTAAAAACTCGCCTGACACCAGCGGAGTGGGCCGAAGCTGAAGCCAAATGGACGTCAGGCGAATATACACTCTCAAAGCTGGAGGAAGAGTACGGCATTCGTCGTGAAACACTCTCCAGACATTTCAAAAAGCGAGGGTTAGAGAAAGGTGCGGACTCTGTTGGGAAGATGGTTCGTGAGTCTCTTAAATCTGACGCAGAGCTTCGCGCTAAAGCCCGTGCGGAAAAGATAGAAGAACGTCGTACACGTTATGACGGCTGGGCGTATGCGTTGGGGCAGATGGTGATGGTCGAAGTCACTACGGCCAAACGTGAGGGTAAGCCTTTAGGGGCGATTGAGGATTCTCTCAAGAGCTTACAGAGAGCCAGTAATACCCTTGCAAAATGCTTTGAAGTTTCGTCCAAAGCATTGGGCATGGATCATGCGGAAAATGACGAGGAAGAAATTCCGAACCTGGTATTTGGTGAGCTTACGCCTTCCCAGGTGGCGAAATTACGTCAGGAAGACGACGAGCCTGAAATCATCGATGACGAATTGCTTGAGACGTTGGAAGAAGAAGCTCTAAGCGAATTTGATGCGACAGATGATGGAAGTGAAGGGGAGGACGAATAATGGCAATCCCGTCCTCGCTCAGTCTTGTGCAACTGCATTCTGGACAGATGAAAGTCTTCCAGTCTCCGCATCGATTTAAAGTTGTTTGTGCTGGTCGACGCTGGGGAAAATCCCGGTTGTCGATCTCCACTATTATTCGTGCGGCGGCAAAGGAAAAAAAGCAAAGGGTCTGGTATGTCGCTCCTACTTACCAGATGGCTCGCCAGATTTTGTGGGACGATCTACAGGAAGTTCTGCCTCGTAAGTGGGTTAGGAAAAAGAACGACACCACGATGACAATCGTGTTGAAGAACGGTTCGGAGATCGCCCTCAAAGGTGCTGATAAGCCTGACACTCTGCGCGGCGTAGCGTTGCATTTTGTAGTGCTTGATGAATTTCAGGATATGAAGGCTGACACCTGGTACAAGGTGTTACGACCTACTCTTTCATCGACACGCGGCGGTGCACTGATCATTGGTACGCCAAAAGGCTTCTCGGAATTTCACAAACTGTGGACTATAGGCCAGAACGTAGAGCTGCAAAGAAAGGGACAGTGGAAGAGCTGGCAGTTTGTAACTGCCGATTCTCCGTTTGTACCTACGGCGGAAATTGAAGCTGCTAAGAACGATATGGACCCCAAATCGTTCGCTCAGGAGTACCTGGCCAGCTTTGAGAACATGTCCGGGCGCGTTTACTACCCGTTCGATCGTAACGTGCATGTAAAACCGCTTCAGTTCAACCCTCGGTTGCCTATATGGGTAGGGCAGGACTTCAACATTGACCCGATGTCTTCCGTAATTTTGCAACCTCAGCCAAATGGTGAGCTATGGGCAATTGATGAATTGGTGCTCTTTTCCTCTAACACGGCAGAGGTTTGTGATGAGCTTGAGAGACGCTTCTGGCGCTGGAAATCACAGATAACGGTATTTCCAGATCCGGCAGGTGCTTATCGCCAACATGCTCGCGGGGAGTCTGACGTCGACATATTCAAAGAGAAGGGATTCTTACGTGTCGATTATTCGAAAAAGCACCCGCCAATTGCGGATCGTGTTAATGCTGTTAACCGAATGCTGATGACCGCATCTGGAGATATCCGGCTGTATATCGATCCGAAGTGCAAGCATTTGATTGATTCACTGGAAAAAGTCATCTACAAGCCTGGAACACGAGATATGGATAAGACAGGTGGCATTGAGCATAGTGCAGACGCATTGGGCTATCCAGTACATCGTAGGTATCCAGTCAAAAACCGTGTTATTCTTGGTGGTTCTCGATAGGTAAGTAATTATCTAAGGTTATTCAAATGGAATTGAACGACAAACAAATTAAGGATCTGGTGGCGCGACGCCACCCGGAATACGAAAAGAAAAAAGAACATTGGGACTTCCTCGCCAGCACTTACGCTGGCGGGCGTGGTTGGTTTACAGACAATATCTTTCGTTACTTTAAAGAGGGAGATCAGGAGTTTAAGGAGCGAGTTGAACGTGCTTATCGCTTCAACCACACTCGTGAGGTGGTAAACCTCATCAACAAATATCTCTTTAAAGAAGACATTCATAGAAATATCGAAGAGGCACCAGAGCAGATCCGCAATTTCTGGAAACGTGCGACTCGCCAGAATGCCTCTATTGACTCATTTATGGCCGCTATTGATTTGCAGTCGTCTATTTACGGTCGCATATGGGTTGTTGTCGATAGCACGATGAGTGGTGATGTTGAGTCAGTAGCTGACGAGAAAAAGAAAGATGCTCGCGCCTACGCCTACTGGATTTCACCTCAGCAAATGCTGGATGTGGCATGGGACGACGACGGGAATATGTTATGGGCGTTAATTGTGGAAGTCGCTCGCGATGACGCAGATCCTTTTACTTCTACAGGTCAGGAATACCAACGTTATCGTCTGTGGACACAAAACGAGTGGTATCTGTTCCGTGAGGAAGTGAAGAAGGGCGCTGGTGGAGCAGGTCGCCGTCAGGCAAAAGTTATTTTAGAGGATAGCGGTGAGCATAATCTCGGCGTAGTTCCTGTGTTTCCTGTTGATTGTATTGGAGAAAGTGAATCACCGTATTTCAGCCCATCGTTGATCGATGATATCGCTTATCTTGATCGTGCGGTTGCAAACTATCTGTCAAACCTTGATGCCATTATTCAGGATCAGACATTTAGCCAGTTGGCTATACCAGTACAGTCGCTTTTACCTGGTGATGAAAACCACACTAAAGTGCTTGAAATGGGCACAAAGCGAGTCTTCACCTACGATTCTGAAGGTGGAAACCAGCCGTTTTATCTGTCACCAGACCCGAAACAAGCTCAGATGATCATCACTACGATTAAGACGGTGATTAACGAAATCTACCATTCAGTTGGTGTAGCTGGTGAGCGAACGAAGCAGGACAACGCACAGGGAATCGATAACTCATCTGGTGCCGCAAAAATGTATGACTTCCAGCGTGTAAATAGCTTGCTTGTCACAAAAGCAGAGCGTCTGGAAAGGGCTGAACGCCAAATCATGCTACTGGTTGCGAAATGGATGGGGGTAGATCTGGACGAAGACCACTCTTTAATTGCGTATCCAGAAAGTTTCGATATTCGTGGCCTTACTGATGAATTTTCTGTTGCCGAGAAACTGTCATTACTTCAGGCACCGGACTCTGTACGTCGTCACCAGATGGAAATGCTTATTGAGAAGATTTTCCCGAACATTACTGAGGCGATGAAAAAGGAATTTGATAAAGATCTCTTGAATTTTCCTCCAAAAAATGATCTAAATACCCTTGAAAATAAGTCATCACTTACTTATGATCGTGGTGCAGCCCAAGAAAGCGGGCAAGATCAACCCCGAGGGAATGGGGACTCATCTACTCAAGAGAACGAGTGATAAGTAACAAAAGGAATTTTTATGAATCTGTGGCAAATGCTTTTGGCCCGTCGTGGTCTGATGGATGTCGCTGAAGCGCATGAGCGTGGAGGCGCTGGCGGTGTAGCTGCTGATAATGAGCAGAGTACACAAGATCCTGACAAACAGGGTGAACAAAAAGAGCAGCCGAAGGGCGATGACGAATACGCTGGCATGACTCAGGAAGAGTTACTGGCCGAACTTCGTAAAACCAAGAAAGCTGGTGCTGAACTGCTGAAGGAGAACATGAAGCGCAAAGAGAAAGAGCGCACATTGGCCGATCAGCTTGCTCAGTACGGTGATATCGATCCGGCTCGTGCTCGCCAGCTTTTAGAAGCTGAACAGGCCGCAGAAAACGCACGTCGTGAGGCGGAGCAAGCTGAACTGGAGCGTCGTGGTGAGTTCGATGCTGTTAAAAAACAGATGCTCGAAGCACACCAGGCAGAGCTGGCACAGCGTGACGAACGTTATGCAGCACTGGAAAGTGAAAACGCATCACTGAAATCTCAATTAGTCGAGATGACCGTGGGCGCTTCCTTCAGTAACTCTCTCTTCCTACGTGACAAAGTTCTGATGACCCCGGCAAAAGCCCGCGTGATCTACGGTTCTCATTTTGAAGTGGGTGAAGACGGTAGCGTAGTGGGTTATGACAAACCGGCAGGTCATAAAGAACGAGCTGTTCTGGTTGACGGTGAAGGTAAGCCGTTGCCGTTTGAATCCGCGATTGAACGCATTGTGCGGGCAGATCCGGAAGCTGACGCATTGATGCGTAGCGAAGCCAAGCAGGGTGTAGGCTCACATTCCAAATCGACCTACACAATATCCCAACCGAAGAACAAGTCGACTATGGATAAGTTGGCCTCCGGTCTGGGGAAAATTGGACTTAAGTAACATCTAAATCAAAGGGAATTGATAGATGCCATTACTGCGTGAAGAAGCTGAAAAGCTGTCTAACAACGAACTTGAACAGGGTGTGATCGAAACTATCATCGATCGCGATGACCTGTTTGCCATCCTGCCTTTTATGAAAATTAATTCAAAGGCATATCTGTACAACCGTGAAAAAACGCTGAGTGAAGCTACCTTCATCGACGTTAACGACACCATCCCTGAAGGTGCAGCAACCTTCGAAGAATGCGTTGCGAAACTGCGTATTCTGGCTGGTGACGTAGACGTTGATAAATTCCTGGCGACCACTATGGCCGACACCAACAACCAGTTGGCTATTCAGGTTCGTCAGAAAGTTAAAGGTCTGGCTCGTGCGTTCCGTCGCAACCTGATTTTGGGTGACTCCAGCTCCAACAACAAGGCGTTTGACGGCATTCCACGCCTGATGCACGCAGATCAGAAGATCGATATCGCCGGTGCATCTATGACTTTCTCTATGTTCGACGAACTGGTCGATGCGGTGAAAGATCTTGGTGCTGACTGCATCATGATGCGTTCAGAGCACCTGCGTGCTTACCGTGCGCTGCTGCGTACAGTAAACGTAGGCCCGTCTGAAATCATGATGGAGAACTTCGGTCGTCCGATGCTGTGTCATAACGGCGTTCCGTTCATCATCAACGACTTCATCCCGACCGATTCTGGCAAAGCAAGCATCTACTGCCTGCACCTGTCAGAAGAGAACGGCGTTACTGGTCTGTATGGCGGCGACAACGCAGGTATCGTTGTTGAAAACATTGGCACTGTACAGAACAAAGACGCAGTACGTACCCGTGTGAAGTGGTACTGCTCTCTGGCGAATAAGCACGATAAGGCTATCGCTGCACTGACCAATGTAAAAATTTAATCAGTGCAGTAGATAAGTAATTATCTATGTTAAAGGGTGGGCTATACGCCCACCCTTTTTGTAGGAGCAAGAAATGCCAGAACAAAAGATGAAGATTACGGAAGAGGCATTTTCGGATTTTACGGGGCATATGTGCCGCGCCGGATTTACCAATTCTATCTCCGATGAACCTTTAACCGAGCGGCAACAAAGTCAGCTATCTGCTTGTTTGCAGGCGGTTCCCCTCTCCCAATCCGTAAACATAACCCCGGCTTCACCGTCAGTTTTGGTTGGGAAAACTGTTCAACTTAGTGCAGGTATTAGTATGGGTAAGAGTGCCAGTTCATTCACCTGGAAGTCAGCGAATGATCAAATTGCAACCGTTAACGGCACTGGATTAGTAACTGGTGTAGCACCAGGCAAAGTAAAAATTACTGCAACTGATCAGGAAACCCAGCTTTCCGCGTCAGTGGAAGTCACCGTAAATCCGGTAGCCGTTCAATCCGTAACGGTAACGCCAGACTCAACCTCTGTTGAGAAAGGGAAATCAGTCAGTCTGAAAGCGAATGTTCAGCCGTCAAATGCGACGAATAAGGCTGTTACCTGGTCTTCAAAAAATGAAGATAAGGCAACGGTAGACCAGAGCGGGAACGTTACTGGTGTAGAAGTTGGCACTGCGACGATTGAGATCGTTTCCCAAGATGGCAGCAAAAAGGCAACTGCAACGGTGGAAGTAACTGCGCCTGTTGTGGCTGTTACCGCCGTCGAAATCGACCCAAATAGCACAACCGTTGAGGCAAACAAAACTGTTCAGCTGACCGCAAATGTCGAGCCGGCAGGAGCCACAAATAAAACCGTTACTTGGGAATCCAAAAATACCGAGTTTGCAACGGTTGACAGCGAAACCGGTGTTGTAACTGGTGTTGCGGCTGGTACTGCCACAATCGAGGTTACTACCCAAGATGGTAGCCACAAAGCGACAGCAACTGTAGAAGTTACTGCCGCACAGGAATAACCGATATTGGGCGGCTTTCGCCGCCCAAGTGGAGAGAAAGCGTTATGAAACCAGCAAAAATTGTTTTATTAGAACCGCAATTTTCCGGTTATTCGGGAATGCTGTGTGGCGTTCAGTTCGAGAACGGGGTATCCGTAGCGGAGTTGCCTTTTATCGATCAGCAGAGGATTTGTGCTTCAATGCGAGCGTCAACAGTAGAGGGCAAAAATGTTTCTCCGTCTGCCGCATACAGTGATCGTGGTGAATTGACAGCAGACCTGATTACCGAGCCAGCAGCGCCTGACATTGTGCCAATGAAACGTGGGACACCAGATGAACCGGCCAAACAGATCCAGACTTTCACACGAGAAGAACTGGAGTCAATTGCAGACAACGAAGGTATTGCCGGTCTACGAGTTATTGGTAATCAGGTTGGTGTTAAAGCGAAAGGAATTGTCGAAATGATTGACGGCATCCTGAAAGCACAAGGTGGTGAGTAATGGCGCAGATCGACTCGTATCGTAGCGGTGAAGCTGTTTCTCTCTCATTTGCCTTCAACGTGCTGGATATCGAATCTGCCACCTACACAGTAAAGGACAGCACCGGGGCTATTCTCGTTGATGGCGAGCCGCTAGAAATTACCAACGGTCAAATGTCGATTCCGGTTGTCGTGTCGGCTGAATATAACCAGCTCTCTGAGAAAGAGCGAGATCTGCGGTACGTCATTGTGAAGGCTGTTGCATCGGGTCTGACGCATGAAGAGCGGCAAATGTATGTTCTGCTGAATAGTTTTGAACTGTCGATACCAGAACAGTCGTTTGCAACTGTCGCTGATGCTCAAATGCAGGCGATCGATATGCTGAATGGGGACACTTTGCTGTCGGATGGTGAAGGCTTAATGCGCAAGCGTCTCATTGAGGCTACCAGACGAATTAAAACTTTACCGTTCTCAATCCGCAAAATTCTACGTATCGACTTTGACCGATACGATCGCCCTCAAAATATGCTGAATGTGTATGATATTCCGTGGGGAGCAGATGGAGCGTACCGGCATGATTTAGTCGATTGGGAAAAGATGACGCAGGAGAAGTTTGAAGAGTTCCCTGACTACTTCAAAGAAGCGTTGATGCTTGCCGTTGTCAACGAAGCGTGTGAGATCGCAAATGGCAATGATGTAGCCGCAGCACGAGAGGATGGCATTTTGTCAGAGTCCATCGGTGAAACAACCAACATGTACCGTACCGGTAAAGCTGCAAACGTGCATGTGGCTCGTAGTACCTGGCGCTTGCTGGTCAGTTACATCAACAACCGTATGATTGTTCGCCGTGCGTAACGCCAGTCGCATTATTTACTTTTGGTCTAAAGGGTTTTTGGCCAGTAATGAGAGCGACCGACAACAACAGGGAGAGAGCATGAATATTTCATGGCAAACAGAAATTGCGATCTACCGCTTTGGCGCAAAGAACGTTTACGGTGAGGCGCAATTACAATTCGTCAGGAAGACGAATGTCGGCGTGGTTAAGTTCGAACAGAGTAATGAGAAATCGTCAGTTCGTGCTGATAGCTCTGGTAGTCGTGGTAAGGCGAGCCTGGAACTGTTTGATGCTGTGTTAGTTGTCCCTTTGGAAGCGGCTGTACAACTTGATGATGTACTGATCCTTGAAGGTCAAAAATTAAAGGTGTCCAGTGTTCATCGCCGCTGGGGGCTACGAGGAAGACCTGGGCATCTTGAAGTGGGGGCGAATATATGGGTCTGAAATACGATGCGCATCAGTTCAAACGTGCGGGGAATCGACTCAACAACAGCCAGAAAGCATTTAAGCGATATCTTATTCGGGACATGGAAAAGCTGGCGCGTTTGGTTGAGCGTCTCAGCCGTGCAATGGCCCCGCTGGAAACCGGATCTCTGGAGACAGCCATCTTTGCCAGGGTGATTAAAGAAGGTTATTCAGGGCTGCGCATTGAGCTTTCTGTGTCTGGAGCAAAACCACGTCAGGGGCATCCGGGCGTAGAAGTCGGTGACTATGCTAAGTACATGGAGCTGGGTAAATACCGACTCGGTTATCTTTCTCGAATGAAGAACGTGACAAACCCACCAATTGCCGGTGTTAAACCTCGTGTTGGGCCACACTTTCTGGAAAGAGCGGTGGAAATTAGCGAGAAGCAGTTCTCAGAAGCGATTCTTGAGGCTGCCAGAAAAGCCGGTTTTACGAGAGGTTAATGTGTTTATTGAAGCGTTTGCAAGTTTGATGCAGAAGGCAAAGATTGGCACGGTCGGGACTGACATTTTCTGTCACTACTTGCCTGCCAATGTGAAATCTGGCGTCCTGCTTATTAACCCAAATACCGGTATCAGCATCGATCATGAGCTACAGGGCTTTTACCACGAATCATTCACAATAATTGTGCGTGGTTCGTCAATTACTACGACGGTTGAGAAAGCCAATAAAATCATTGAGATGTTTCCAGTAGAGGAAACAGAATCTGGTGGTGTTTATTTTCGACTGGTACGACCGATGGCGATGCCAATCATTTATCCCAAAAATGATGGGGCATTAATAGAAGCAGGCATTCCTGTTGAATTTGCTGGCTATTTATTGAATTAACTCAATTGGTAAGTATATACTTACTATTAGCGCAATGAATGCGTAGAATTAACGGAAAAAGGAGTTTTCCATCAATGTCTAATACCCATGTAAAAAACATCAAACTTGGTGCCTGTAAGGTGTCGTTTGGTGGTGTGGATTTGGGTTACACCAAAGGTGGTGTTCAGGTTGAAATCGCAACCGAAACGCTGAAAGTGACCGTAGACCAGCTGGGCCAGACCACGATCTCCGAGCTGATCCAGGGCCGCAACATCACCATTACTGCGCCGCTGGCTGAATCCGTGTTGAAAAACATGGTCGATCTGATGCCAGGTTCCACGCTGAGTTCTGGCGAAGATACCGTAACCATCACGTCTGCGCAGGGAGTGAACCTGATCGACGTTGCGAAAGAGTTGGTGCTGACCCCGCAGGATGCGACGGATTATGTTCTGACCATCCCTAAAGCAGCAACCGCGGGTAACTTCACCATGACCTACCAGTCTGACGACGTTCGCGTGTTCTCAGTTGAGTTTTCCGCTTACCCGGACGACGCTGGCGTGTTGGGGAAAATGAGCCTCCCAAAGCCGGTTGAGAGCGTCACGCTGACCCCGTCTTCACCGACCGTAAAAGTGGGCACTAAAGTTCAATTGAGCGCAACCTTCACCCCGGCCGATGCAACCAATAAGACTGGCGTGTGGAGCTCTGATGCGACTGATAAAGCGACCGTAGATCAGAACGGACTGGTAACTGGTAAAGCTGTCGGTTCAGCCAATATCACCTTCACAACTAATGACGGTGCCAAGAAGGCGACCAAAGCCGTCTCTGTAACTGCCGCAAGCTAAATTGTGATAACCCAAGAGGCCCATGGATGGGCCTCTGTATGAGTTTAAAAGGATTTAAACCATGACCAAATTACTCGATCTCGACTCCATTCTGCCGCCGAAAAAAAGCATCAAATTTGGTGGCAAAGAATATCCCATCGTTGAAATGACCGTCGGCCTCTTTGTTTCCATCAAGCAGATGGAAGGCAAAGATCTCATGAACATGTCTCCTGTTGAGCAAGTGACAGCTTATGCAGATCTGGTTCGTAAGGTTATCCCTTCAGTACCTGACGAAGTTCTTGAAAAACTGACTGTTCCGCAACTCCAGCAGATCTTCACCTTCGCTATGGAAGTGATTGATGAAGAAAACGAAAAAGCGGCTGGCGAAGGGGCAAAGTAATTTCCCGCGATGAATCCGGGACAAGGACCGTCTCAATAGATCTCGGATTCTATTTCAGTCGTGTAGTTGCTCACTACGCCGTGTCGCCATTAGAGCTACTGAACGTTCCTCTCACGATGTTCTGGATGCTCAGTCGCAATATAGACCGTCTGCGTGCGGAAGAGGATGTCCGCAACTTACAAGTCGCTCGTGCGTCCCAGGCGGATGGCGAGGCTGTGAAGGCGTTCATGGAGGGTTTGCAACTCAGGATTGGAAGACCAGTCGTAACAGATAAAGTCTACGATCCAAGCCAGGATAAGGCAGACCCTGACGCCAAAGAGCAACTGATGCAAATATTTGGCAGAGGATGACAAGGGAATGTCACAAAACGTAGAGTTTATCCTGTCGCTGGAAGACAAACAGTTTACAGCGTCAATCGATCGTGCGGGGAAACTGCTTACTCGATTTGGTGAGCAGGTAACAAAGCCTGCTCAAAAAATCCAAACCTTTGAACGCTCTTTGGGTTCGGTCGCCCGTATCATTGGCGTTCTGGAAAGCAAGCTCGATTCTACGGCAGATAAACTACAGGATGTAGCTGCCGGTTTTGAGCTTGCTTCAGATGCTACGCGTAAAATGCGTGGCAACATCACCAGCCTCAATTCTGGTCTTAAAGCCCTGATTGAGCGCGTCGATACGACAACTTCTTCAGTAGATAAACTCACCGCGTCATTACGTAAAGTGCAATCAGAGCTAAATGATTTCTCTGATTGGGCGACCTATGCAAGCAAAAGCGCAAGCCGCTTTGGTACGGAGGTCAAAGAAGCCTCTGTGTCCGTGAGTGGCATGAATACGCGCCTTAATACCACGACGAAGCGACTCAGTAATTGGGGTGTCACAACGAGTCAGGCTGCCGAGGGACTGAAAAAGGTTCGTGAGCAGATGGACGAAGTTATCGGACGTCAGCAACTGATTAGCAAGCCGGTACGCGTTCGTACATCTGGAAGTGGCGATGGTGGTAGCGGGCGGCGTAGCGGCGCTTCTGGCCATAGCGGTAAAAGTAACGAAGGAGGTATGTTCTCTGGCCTTCGTGGCAACATTTTTCTGCTTGGCGAGATCGGAGATGCAGCCAGAACGGTTACTGACATCATGTTTGGGTGGCAGAAGCCTATTGTTGAAGCTGCGGCCGAAATGGAACGTATGCGGGTGATGCTTCGAGGGTTGAATAAGGAGAAGTCCAACCCGGGCCAGGCTGCCGCTGATGATATGAAGTACATCGTAGACATGGCTCAAAATGCGCCGTTCGCGATGCAGGCGTTAACAGACTCCTTCGTGAAGTTTCGTTCTGCTGGCTTAGATCCAACCGATGGTTCTCTGAAGGCGCTGGTGGACTCCGTTGCTCGTTTTGGTGGTGATAGTGAGCTGTTGAAACGTGCGGCTGTGGCCGTTCAGCAGATGTCCGGTAAGGGCGTTGTGTCAATGGAAGAGCTACGTCAGCAATTAGGTGAAGCCGTTCCTAACGCGATGCAGGCAATGGCAGACGCCGCAGGCATCACTATGGGGGAACTAACTAAAGCCGTTGCCAGCGGTATGGTTGAGGCAAAACAGGCGTTGTCTCTGATGTTTGTTGGTCTGCGTGCGGAGAATGAGAACGCAGCGAAAGACATGATGCAAACCTACACAGGTGCGCTGGCGCAACTTCAGACGTCATTCTCGTTATTTGCTGATCGGGTTGGTCAGGCCGGATATCTGGATTCTCTATCGAAGGGGATGAAAGAACTGGCTTCAATCATGAATAGCGCCGAGGGGATTTCGTTTGCCAATTCTTTAGGTTCGGGGTTAACAACGGCAATCGATGGGTTGCGTCAGCTTACTCAATGGTTAGCAAAGAACCAAGAGCTGGTAATTAATCTCGGTAAGGTCGTGGCCGCGATGGTTGCGTTCAAACTGATGCGAGCAGGGATCATGGGGGTAGTTGGCGCAGGCAGCCAGATGGTTAGCACCTTTGCCACGATGGCGACCGCCATACAGACTCCATTTAACCTCGGCGCTACAGCAGTAACCCGATTCAATCGTGCGGCACGTATGGGGCTGGCTCCGATCCCCTCTCTTATTTTCGCCATCCGTGGGGCGATTACGGGGCTTAAAGGCGCTTTTGCTGGCTTGACTGCGTTTATTGCGGCGAATCCGATAGGTTTTGTTTTCACTGCTGCAATGACCGCTGTTGCTGGCTTAATCACGTATATGACCATGCTTCGTAGCGAAACTTCAAAGGTCGTTGACGAGATTAGGAAAATACCAGAAGCGATGACGGCGGCCAAACGTGCACAGATGGCGGAGTATAAAGCGCGTCTCGAGCAACAAATCACGCAAAAGGAACAACAGTTAAAATCTGGCGAAAAGGTGGTTTATGGGCCGGGTATGGCCGGAACCACAGTAAAGATTGATCAGGATGAACGGAAGCGAATAGAAACTGGGCTAAATGATCTTCGTAAGGAACTCGATAAAACTACTGGGGCTATTGAACGTGGAGACACAGCTGTTGCAAAACGTCTTGCAAAAGATGCGGCAGAATCACAGATAGAGAAAATACTCGAAGAGAATAAAGACTTTGCGGCAACATTCGTTAAATCTCGTCAGGAGGCTCTGGAGAAGATTCAGAAAATCAAGGATGACGGTTCACTTTCAGATGACGAAAAGAACAAGCTATTGGCACCGTTACGTGAAACGGTAAACAAAAGCTATCTGAAACCAGCGCAAGAATTGGTTGATTCACTTTCTTCTCGTAAGAATGCTGTCGAGGGGCAAATAGCCACTCTTAATGATCAGCTTGAAAAAGCGAAAAGGGAAGGAAACACCGAGCAGATCAAGAAACTGCAAGGCAGTATTCGTGGTTATCAGGAGAATTTGGAAGTCGTCGCTCAGGAACTGACTCAGGCAGAGTTTAAGAGGGATAACGCGGCCAAAAGTGGTAATGGCTTAGTGTCAATTAATGGAGATGTTCTTGGGTTAGGTACAACTGATAAAGCTGCTCAGAAGGCGCTGGCGCAATATATGCGAAACCAGATGGATTCTGCGACTTATCAACGTACTTTGCCTGACGGCACTCCGATGATGGACTTCGAAGGTAAGCCGATTATTGGGCCTAAACAACTCAAGACGCAGCTTAATTTGCAGAAAGCATCCAGCGCCAGCTCTCTGGAGAAAATGAGCGATGAAGAGCGTGCCGCAGCCATTGCTGCACTGACTAAAGCTCGTGAACAGGATGCAGCAGCTGCAGAGAAAGCAGCCCAACGATCAGCTAACGCCTCGCAGCGTGCGGCCAAGAAGGAACAGGCAGCGCAACAGAAACTGGCAGCCGGATACCAGAAGGCTCTGGACAAAGCCGATCAGCTTATGGGGCAAATGGGTGAAAGCTCTAAGGCTACGGTATCGTTTGATCAGTCTCTTCGCGATACAACGAAATCGCTGACAGATTTGGCTAATGCGGTTCCTAACGAGTTCATCACTCAAGAGATGATCGACAAGGCGAAAAAACGTCTTGAAGACCTCAAAAATGCGACACCTGAATATCGCGAGATGTTTAATCGCCGCAATGTTGAGCAGATGATCTCCACTTGGGCACCGGAGGCGGATTCCATTATTAGTGCCGGCTATACGCCGTCTCGCGAAGAGAAAGTTGCTGATTTCGAAGACACCTACAACCGCAATCTCAAAGCGTTGATAGAACTTCGTGATAAGGCGTCTGATCCTAAAGTCGTGGCGCTTTATACAAAGAAAATCAATCAACTGATTGCTGCTGGCAATACCGCGCTTATTAAAGAGACGGGGACTGCGACGCAGAAGTTGGCACTGGAATACGAAAACTTGGCAGAGCAGATCGAAAGCACCTGGACTGATTTGTTTAGTGGCTTAACTGATGTCCTGACTGATTTCGTTATTAACGGGAAGATGAGCTTCTCCAGCCTATCTCAGTCCATTTTGAAAGATATCACCAATATGGTCGTGAAGTCGCAAATCACGCTGCCTCTAATGAACATGTTGGGGATGGGAACCACCGCAGCTGGTAGTTCACAGAGTGGCAATTTGCTCACTGGAGTTGCTTCTGCCGTTGCCAATCAAGGTGTACGAATGGGCAACACTGTTAATGGCGACAAGTCGGTAGGAGAAGCCACGAAGGAGACGTCCAGTTCGGTAACTGGATTGGGGCAAACAACACAACAGACCACCAGCGCAATTGGCACAGCAACAAATGCGATTGGTAGCTGGGTATCGGGGCTATTTGATAGCACCGAAGCCAAAGATGCTGAGACAAAAGCAGTGAAGGACTCCATCTTCTCGATGCAGAACCTCAGCTCTGTTACCGGCGCTCTGTCAGCCGCGTTTGCAATGCTTGGAGCTAATGCTTCCGGCTCTGGTAATAAGTGGTTGAATTTCGGCGCAACAGTTGCATCTGGTTTGGTTTCAGTATGGGCTGGTGGTGGATTCGATGGATTGATGTCCGGTTCTTCTGGCTCAACTTCCGGGTTCAACAATCTGACCAGTTCTGCTGCCGATGGCACGAATGGTATTCCTGCAATTCCGAAGTTTGCAAATGGTGGCATATTCGGAAAAGACGGCGTGATCCCGCTCCGGGCATACCAGAAAGGCGGTATCGCCAACTCACCTCAATTGGCGTTGTTTGGGGAAGGCGATATGAATGAGGCGTATGTTCCATTGCCTGATGGTCGAACAATCCCTGTAACGCTCAGTACCGATGGTATGAGTGGAGGAGGAAATGTTCTTTCTCCGGTATCAATTGAGATCAACGTCCATAGTGACGGTAGCACAACTGAATCCGGCGATACAGAAAGCATATGGAACAATGCCGCTCAACGGATGAAAGCAATCGCGCTTGAGACTATCGCTCAAGAGAAACGCCCTGGCGGATCACTCAACCCAAACACTCAACGTAACTAACTATCGACTGCCCCGACCGGGGCAGTCTCACAAGGATGTGAGATGGAAAGACAAACGTTTAATTGGTATCCAGATTACGAATCTGAAAAAAGCGTAAAACCGAATGTAACGGTACTTAATTTTGGTGATGACTACGAGCAGCGACAGGCTCAAGGTCTTAATCGTATTAAAGAAGAATGGTCGTTAACCTTTACCAGATCATACAACGAAATTAATGCAATCGATGACTTCCTGACTGAGCGATCAGGTGTTGAATCGTTCTATTGGGTTAATCCAAGAGGCAAGCAGATTGTAGTTGTATGTGACAGTCATACGGTCAAGCGATATCAGGGGTACTGTGTCTTAACTGCTACATTCAGACAAGTATTTGAGGCTTAGGTATCTGGATAAGTAAGTACTAATTTACTATCATTGTGGCGCTGACAGGATGTTAGCGCCTACTTATTTCAAGGATGAAACAATGGGAATTAAAGCTGATATTCAGAGCTTATCTCCCTCTGCACTCATTGAGTTGTTCGTACTGGATATGTCGAACACAACTTCAGGGGGGAAGCTATTCTTCCACGCCGGAACAAACGAACTGATGCAACCGGTCGTCTGGCAAGGAGTGACATACGAGCCGTGGCCAATCAAAGCATCAGGCTTTGACAAAACTGGCCAGGGAACGTTGCCACGTCCAAAAATTCAGGTATCGAACTTTGCCGGAACCGTCTCTGCGGAAGTGCAGGCAAACGACGATCTTGTTGGCTGCCGCATTATTCGCAAGATGACGCTGGCTCGCTTCCTCGATGCCGTTAATTTTAAAGACGGCAACCCAACAGCAGATCCAAACCAACATTTCCCGGATGAAATGTGGTTCATCGAACAGAAAACTCTCGAAACTCATCAGGTTGTCGAGTTTGAATTGTCTAGTGTGTTCGATTTGATGGGGGTGCAACTGCCGTATCGTCAGATCATTAAAAACACCTGCCCGTGGAAATACCGAGGGCCAGAATGCGGCTATACCGGTCCATATTTCGACAAAAATAACCAGCAGACGTCTATGTCTGGTGCGGATTACTGCACAAAACGTTATGACGCCTGTAATGCGCGTCGGAATTATTTTGCCGACGGTGTGATCCATTTTGGCGGATTTATTGGAGCTACGCGGTATGGGTAATAAAGCAATCCCTGAGCTTGGCTCTGACGTTATGCAGCAAATCTATCTCTGCGCCATAAATCGCTACCCTAATGAAGCGTGTGGCTTTCTGGTTAGAACTAATGGCGACAAATATCGCTTTATGGAAGCGCGGAATGTTTCGGAGAACCCGCAGAACACTTTTGTAATGCACGTTGACGACATTATGGCGGCAGAGGATGCGGGTGATGTTATCGCAATCTGGCATTCACATACTGATGAATCAGCAGAAGCATCTGATGCCGATCGTGCAGGCTGCGAAGCGACGGAAGTTCCGTGGATGATTCTGGCTATTCGCAAGAATGTTGAGGGAGATGCCCCTTTCCATTTTAGCGAGATGAATGTGATCACACCTGATGGTTTCGAAATGCCATACCTGGGCAGACCGTATGTATTTGGCGTATTCGATTGCTGGATGTTGTGTCGGGACTATTTGAAGCGTGAGTTTAACGTCGAACTAAACCCGAACGCACACCTGCATATTCCATCGTGGTACACCGGCGATAACGACATTCTCGACCAGAACTACCGAAACGAAGGATTGGTACGGCTTGCGCCCGGAACAGAACCTCAACGTGGGGACGTCTTCTTTATCCAATACGGGAAAATGCCTGACCACTGCGCGGTTTATATCGGCGATGGAATGATTCTTCATCACCAGATCGACCGCCTTAGTTGTCGTGCTTATTACGGCGGAATGTATCAGAAACATACGACGCATCACTTGCGTCACAGAGACTTGCTCAAGGGAGATGAGACGTGTCTGAGTTAGTTCATGTGCAGCTTGGCGGCCCTATGGCCAAACATTTTGGCCGCCACTGGCATCTAAAGGTGCGCAATACAAAACAGGCTCTGGATTTAATTGAGGCCAACAAGCCTGGGTTTAAAGCATGGATGAAGCGCAATATCAAAACCTATGACCGTTACCACATCCAGATCACCAATAAACAGGGCCACAAGTGGTCTGTTGACGAAAGTGAATATCAGATGATGGGGCAGTCTGACAACATTGCCAAAATCCGCATTACACCTGTTCCGCGAGGAAGCGGTGGATCTGCTTTTGGGTGGTTTCAGACGGTAGTAGGGGCCGCTTTGTTGGTTGTATCGGCGGTAGTGATGCCTGCTTTAGCACCTCTCGGTTTGTCACTGATGATGGGCGGCATATCACAAATCATATCGCCGCAAGCCACTAACGAAAGTGTGAGACAGGCAGATAACTCGAACTCTTATTATTTCGACGGCCCTCAAAATACAGAAAACCAGGGCAACCCAGTACAACTTATCTATGGCGAGGAAATTCTGGTTGGCTCACAGGTTGTGAGTTCTTCAATCACGATTGACCAGCTAATGTAAACAAGGATTTTTTGAACATGGAACAGTTCAAGAAGAAAAAGCTACCGCTGTTTATTGCCGGTGCGGGTGGTAAAAAAAGCAGCAAAAGCTCCAGCCGTACACCGGTTGAAGCCGACGATACCGTAAATTCTCGTGCAATGGCCGCTATCCTCGATCTTCTTGGGGAAGGGGTAATTGGCGGCTTAGTAAATGGCGCAAGATCTATTTTTATCGACGATCTGCCGATTGTAAATGAAGACGGTTCCTCCAACTTCAGCGGAATCACATGGGATTTTCGCGACGGTTCGCAAGACCAAACTCCAATGTCTGGCTTTGATTTCGTTGAAACGCCTAAATCCGTCAATATCCAGTTAAAAAAAACACATTATGTAACGGTTTCAATCGATAACGATGAAGCTGATCGGGTTCGTGTCATCATGAAGTTTCCTTCTTTGCGAAGCATAGATAAAAAAACTGGTGACACGAACGGTACGACTGTTGAGTACAAGTTCCAGATAGCAAATGGCGACTCAACATTTGTAGATGTGGTCGCGGAAGGTGAAAAAAGCGTTGGCATTAAGCTAACAGCAAAGAAGACCGGCGTTTATTACCGTAGCTACGAGCTGAAGCTGCCTAAGCCTGGACGCGCATACAAGGTTCGTGTAGTCCGTATTACCGATGATAACAGTAGCCAGTATCTCTATAACGATACATGGGTGGACTCAATAGGTGAGATTGTAGATACACCGATGAACTACCCAAACTCTGTGCTGGTGGGTCTGAAGGTTAATTCTGAGCAGTTTGGTAGCACCATGCCATCTCGTTCGTATTTGGTACGTGGATTAAAAATTCGCGTGCCGTCAAACTACAACGAGGCCAGCAACACTTATGATGGTGTATGGGATGGCACTTTTAAGCTGTTGTCTTCTTCAAACCCCGCGTGGATTCTCTTTGATTTGCTTACCAATGCTCGATATGGCCTTGGTCAGTATGTGTCGGAATCTATGATTGACCTCGGCCAGCTATACCAGATCGGTCGATATTGTGACGAAGAGGTTGATGATGGCTTTGGTGGTAAAGAGAAACGCTTTGCAATCAATACGCAGATCACCAGTCGACAGGACGCATACCGATTAATTCAGGATATTGCCGGTGCATTCCGCGGTATGGTGTTTTGGGCTGGTGGCATGGTTAACATCATGCAGGATAGCCCATCAGATCCGGTAATGATGTTTACCAACTCTAACGTCAAAGATGGATTGTTTACCTATAAAGGTTCTGCGCGTAAAGATCGCCCATCCGTTGCGCTCGTAACCTACAACAACAAGGAGGACGGTTATAAGCAAAACATCGAGTACGTTGAAGATCAGGACGCAATGCGCCGTTATGGTGAGCGTAAGACAGAAGTCGTAGCATTTGGCTGTACAAGCCGAGGGCAGGCTCACCGAGTTGGTTTGTGGCTTTTATATACCGCCAGAATGGAGTCGGATGTAATTACATTTACTGCCGGCTTAGACGCGTCATTTCTGATGCCTGGTGAAACCGTTCTGATTCAGAACAAATATCGCGCAGGCAAACGTAACTCAGGTCGAATTGTGGCGTTTACCAAAAACAGCGTCACACTCGATGCGCCGGTGTCGTTAGCCAAAGGCGGCTGCTTTATTCGAATACTGAATCAGGAAGGCAAAATCGTTGAACGCGATGTTCTTGAAACTGGCGAAAACATAACAAAGGTTACGTTTTCAAAAGCCCTGTCGTCAGCGGAAACGCCTGTTTTGAACGGTGTCTGGACAATTACAGAACCAGATCTCGAACCTATGCGCGTTCGCATCGTTAACATCGCGCAGGGGGAAACGCCGGGTAGCTTTGACATCACCGCTGTTGAGAACAATCCGTCTAAATATGAGGCAATCGACAATGGTGCAACGCTTATCCCGCAGAATACGACGGTATTGGACCCGACTTACTCCAAGCCGTCTAATTTGCAAATCACCGAAGGGACTTATCTCTCAAGCCCTGGCAACCTGTCAGTAAAACTGACTGCAACATGGGAAGGGAAATCTCCAGAGTATTGGATCAGTTGGCGACGTTCTGATGAAAACAATGTATCGAACTGGCAATCGGCGCGTGTAACCGAAGAGCAATACGAAATCGTTAATGTCGCGGAGAATGGACGCTACGACTTCCAGCTGTATGCGGTTTCATTCAACGGTAAAAAAACAGAGATTATCAGTACCGTTTATCAGGTGTTGGGCACAATGACACCGCCGGATTCCCCAACGTCATTAACGGCCGTTGGAGACTATCGTAATGTGATACTGAATTGGGTTAATCCAGATTCGGTAGACCTTGATCACATTAATGTTTACGCATCCCAGACCAACAATCTGGATACGGCGAAACTGATCGCAGAGTCTGCAAGCACCACCTTTACACATGCTGGTCTTGGGGATAGCGAAACGTGGTATTACTGGGTTCGAGCATCGAACAAGCGAGGTATGTTAAGTCCTCCGAACTCAAACTTGGGTACAGAGGCGACAACTCGCGATGTACTGTCGTTCCTGACTGGCAAAATTACATCTTCCGAGCTTGGTCAGGCTCTGCTTGAGGACATCAACAGCAAAGCCTCTCAAGAAGCAGTTGACGAGTTAAATGAGCATATCAACCAGAGCGTCGAATCTTTGGAGGGGGCGGTAAACGACGTTAAGGAAGATATAGCTGAATTAGATAAGCAGTTCAGCGATAACCTCGCGGATTTTGAAATAAAATTCAACGAGCGTAGCGATGCTTTGGAGAACGCACAAACCGAGCTTAAAGGTGAGGTTTCGGCAACGATTGACAAGGTCAATGAAGCGTTTGAAAAAATTGATGCTACTGATGCTGCAATTGTTGAAATCGAAAACACCGTATCTGAACACGATAAAGCTCTCGCTAATACAGTCGAGGCAATAAAGGCTGCAAGAGATGAAGCGGCGGCTCTTATTGCTAAGGAAAGCGAGGCTCGTGTTGAAGGCGATGCTGCAAACGCTAAACAACTGGAAGTGTTGCAGTCAACGGTAGAGGAAAGCTCCGCTGCCGTTGAAGAAATGAAAAAGACGGTTGCAGAGGTCGATCGTGCCAGTGCAGAACTGACTACGAACATTGAGGCGTTAGCCAAAACAAATATTGACCTGGCTCTTCGTCAAGATGAAGACCAGCACAAGCAGATGGTCAATAACGCGAAGATCGCAACAACACAGAAAACCTTTGCTGATGATATGTCTGCAATGGCCACGAAGGTTGAGGAAATTCGCGTAGAAATTGGCGAAGACATTAAGGCCAGTATTCTGGAAGAGTCCACCGCGCGTGCCGATGGCGATGAAGCGTTGGCAAAGCGTGTCACTCAGCTGCAATCTAAGTTTGAAGGAGATATCAGCGCGGCGATTAGTACAGAGCAGGAGGCTCGTACATCTGCCGATGAAGCTCTGACGACACAGATCACTCAGCTTGAGTCGAAAGTAAGCAACGATATCGTCGCAGCTATTAAGGAAGAGCAAGAAGCCCGAGCAACGGAAGATTCGGCTCTGGCAAGCCAGATCACCCAACTTCAGGCAAAGGTTGATGATGATATTTCTGCTGCAATACGTAGTGAGCAGGAGGCTCGAGCAAGCGGGGACTCTGCGTTAGCCAAACAAATAAACCAGCTTCAGTCAAAGGTTGACGGTGATATATCCGCTGCCATCACTCAGGAGCAGGAGGCCAGGGCAAGTGCTGACCAGGCGCTCTCACGAGAAATTAACAGCCTGCGAGCACAAACCGGAACTGATATTGCCGCAGCGGTTGCTGTAGAGACAAAAGCAAGGACTGATGCCGATAGTGCATTGTCTACCCAGATTACGTCTCTTACAGCAAAAGCTAATGATCTCGAGGCGTCTCTTGCCAGAGAAACAACGGCTCGTGCAGATGGTGATACCGCTTTAACAAAAGAGGTTTCAAGTTTAAAAGCACAGACAGCGAAAGATATTAGTGCGGCCGTTGCAGTTGAAACGCAGGCTCGAACTGATGCTGACTCGGCGTTGTCGTCTCAGATCACCAAGCTGACCTCTCAATACAAAGAGGATATTAAAGCGGCTGTAGCAACCGAAACGAAAACGCGTACAGAGCAAGATGCTGCATTGGCGACTCAAATCACAAACTTAGAGTCTCAAACGGCAGCCAACATTTCCGCGGCGGTAACAACTGAAACGACAGCGAGAACGCAGGCAGATAATGCTCTGAGTGGGCGAATCGATACTCTGAAAGCAGAGGTGGATGGAAATACCGCGACAATTCAACAGCAGGCAACAGCTATTGCTGATACCAACAAAAAAGTGTCAACCGCGTGGACGTTGAAAATGGAAACTTCAACGAGCGGAGGGCAGAAGTATGTTGCTGGTATTGCGCTTGGTATCGACACCACTGGCCTTTCTCAGTTTTTGGTGCAGGCTGACAGGTTTGGTTTGGTCAACTCTGTTAACGGGAAGATCACAACGCCATTTGTTATCGAAAACAGTATCGCCTATATGAATGGAGCGTATATCAAGGATGGCACAATCACCAATGCAAAAGTAGGCGATCTGCAATCTACCAATTTTGTTAGCGGTAGATCTGGATGGCGGTTCGGCAAAAATGGAACGCTTGAGATCAACGGTAATAGCGGCGGCAATGGGCGATTGGTTATAAATGGTCAGCGGATTGACGTTTATGACGATAACAACGTCCTACGAGTAAGAATTGGCCGTCTGTGATGGTGGAAAAAAATTTTTATATCGGTAAAAATAGGTAAGTATTTACCTAATGGCGGGCAAGGATAGCCCGCCAAATCAAGGAG